GCTGATCCAGCATTTATACTTGATGTTGTAGTAATATCACCACCACTTGTTATATATCCAAGGGCTTGAATATTGTTAGCACTAATATCTCCAGCACTTAAGTCACTATTGCTCATAATTATATCCTTAGCACTAAATGTAATTGCCTCTGTCGCACCAGCACTAATATTCACACCACCTGCATTTGAATTAATATTAATTGAATCAGAGCTTTGACCTTGTAAGGTTTGGATTGTAATTTTCTCATTGGTGCCGTGATTGGTTTGAATAGTGATTGCCTCACTTCCGCCCGTTATATTATTAATTAAAAAATTCCCTGTAAACTCACTAAATCCATTAACTGATAAATCATGAATATAAGCATGATTGTTAACACTAATATCATTAAATTCTCCATTAACAATTGTAATAGTTCCTACTGATAAATCATGAATAGAAGCATGATTGTTAACACTAATATCATTAAATTCTCCATTAACAATTGTAATAGTTCCTACTGATAAATCATGAATAGAAGCATGATAGTTAACACTAATATCAGTAGTTACAATTGAACCAATATTGTTAATATTACTAGAGCTTACATCATTGACACTAAGATCAGCATCCATAAATATATCCAGAGCAGTCATATAGATATCTCGATACATTCCACCATCAAACGCATTAATATACAAATCCTCATTCATCGGAGCATAAATAAATTTAGTATTTAAGGAATTATCTACTGTGACATAACTCGTATTAACATTTGATGTATCGATATAGGTTGTAGAAGCTCCAAATGTAGCTATATTACTAACACTTAAATCGTAACATGAAACACGACCATTAAAGGAAGCATCGCCATTAGCAGATAACACTACATTTGAAATATCATTTTGGAAAATTCTAAATTGACCTCCTGATATATCAATATTACCAAGAGCAGGTGAAAGTGTTCCATCTGTATTACCTGGTTGAACTCTGATAGAACCATAAGCATCAATAGCTCTGCTAGTTCCACTAATATCGGGATTCCATTCAATATCTACTGGTCCACCAAATGGAGGATTAGTGATAGTTAAACCTCTGAATCCTCTCATATGACCCATTACATTACTCATTCCAGCAGATGCATCAATAAAACTAACATCTGTTTGAGTGTATTGAGAATTACCGTCTATCGCAAAAGCTAAATAATTCTCCCATTGATCAGCGCCCGAGGCAGCCTGAACAGTAGTAAAAGCATTAGCATACATATTTAACTGATTACCATTGGATAATGGATTCTTAAATGTGTTAATAGTTCCTAAAGCATTATTAGCGGGTCCTTGAATAAGTGTTAATGATTCCCCTATAAAACCATTTAATTCCACTGTACTACCATCAACAAATAAACTTCCTCTAATGTAAACATTTGTGCTACAGTCCTGTGCTCCGGTTGTATCATATCCTCCAACGAATAAATGATTTTTAGCTCCAAACCAATTTGAATGATTACAATCAGTTTGTTGATAAATAGGTCCAATAGAACTGATTCCTGTATTAGATTGAATACCAAATCCTTTTGCTTGGTGTGAAAAGCTAGTAGAAGCACCACTTGGATCAATATTTCCAGCTCCTATAAATCCCCCAGTAACACTTAATTGACCTGATAAATTGCTAAGACTTGTATTATCAGTAACTTCACAAGGAACAATATCAACATTTCCCTTTATCGTAGTAGTTATGCGTTTACTACAGTTACCTGGGTAAATAGGTCCTATTGGGAATTGACCTTGTTCAATAGCAATTATTAAATTACAAATTTCTTTATCATAGCCTCTACTTCTTAAATAACTTCCATAATTGAAATATCTATCTCTACATGTAAAATCTGTTCCAGTACTTGTAAAAGTATTTCCTGACATTTATATAATTTGTTTATAAAAATTATATAAAATAATAACATTTATTTCGGAATAGGAAATGGTCGTTGGTCTTTTTGAACTACTAAAGGTTCTGGCATAAACATTTGTAATTTTTTAAAGTATGATACCTCAGGTAGCTTTATTAATTCTGGAACTATTGGTTGCTGAGGATTTACTAAATTAGTTGAATTAATTCCAAATAATGATGATTCAATTTCAACTGAGTTTTTTGAAAAAGCTTCTCTAGGCATATGACTAGGAGTAATACCCATACATGGTATAGCATTTTGGTAAGCACTTCCTACTTGAGAATTTTTATATTCGCAATATTTTAATGAATCTATATAACTACGTTGTTGAAGACAATAATCTCCAGGTGTATTATTATTTCGTGTTGAAGCCATTTGAATATAATATATATTAATATTATTTTGATATTAATTTATTCTTTAATTCAATATAAAAATTAGAATCACTAGTAATATTTTGTTTATTAAAATAATTATATAGATATTTGTGAAATAAATACAAGTAATCGTATGAAAATAATGTTCTAAACATTAATTCATGTGTCATAGAATCTTTATATGGATGAACATCTAATAATTCTAATATCAATGTTTCATCTTTTAGTTGTAAATAAATAGTATCCATTTTTTCATTCAATTTGTCAAAATCTACATCTAAATTCTTCAAATTAAATAATTCTAATAATTGTATTTGATACAACATATTACTAATATCTTTTTCATCTTCACCTTCTTCAATAATTAAATGATAAGTAAATAATTGATTTAATTGTAAATCATTCATTTACATAAATAGAATTTATAGTTTTAAGTTATTTAATATTGATATTGACTATGACCCGTTTTATAGTCAAGGTCTTTTTGTAATTCTCTGGAAGGAACACCACCTCTAATCCATCCATCAGCAGCAACTCCCTCTACTAAATTAGCAGGATTAGTAATAGAATTTTCAATAGAAGGTAATAATGGGTAATTCATATAAGGAATATACGATTGTTCTGTAGTAGTATTAATACTTTTTTTATTAGTAATCATATCACCTTGTTGGATATGTGATTCAAGAACAGGATTAGATGAACCTCTTCCTAAATAAGGAACAGTCTTAAAGGGTCTTTCAAGTAAACTAATACGACATTTTGGATGAGTATTAATGGTTCCAATTAATAAATCGGAATTTGTGTCAATATTACAACCACCCATACCGACTTGGTGGCTACCACTGAAATTAATATTAGGTTGACTAGTAGCAAATTCAATAGGTCTTTTCATACCACAGTCTTGAGAGAAAAAGTTAGTTAAAAGATAATTGGATGCAGAAACATTTTGAACATTTTTCTGGCTTAAACCACAACTATCCTCACCAATTCTTGATAACTGATCAAATGTAAAATCTCGTGTAAAAGCTGTCATTTGTATATATATATTTAATAATATTTTTCTTAAATATATATATTTAATTTTGCCAAGCAATACTTCCCATTCTTGGGGCATTTTGTAATAAAGCAAAATCATTTCCTTCCTTTGCGGAAATCATTCCTCCGTAACAAAAGTCGGCAAAACTTTTTTGGTCATTAGGAACTCTCGTATTAGCAGTAGCATAAAAGTTGTATTGTCCAAAGTCCTCAAATTCAAAACTATCCCCTAAAGTTGAAAATAGCTTCTTTTTAATATCAGGATCATTGTCAAAATTAGATACTACAAAATTTTCTGTATCTTTATTTATTTTTTTTTCAACAGCTGGATTATAGGCAGGAGCTGCCATCTTTCTCTTTGGGTCATCTTTTATTTCAGGTAAAAGCACATTCATAAATGGATTCTTATTAGTAGGATTTGTAAAATTACTTTTTAAAGCCTCATAAACCTTTGGATTAGTAAATCCTTCTTTTTCATCACTAGGCTCATCTTTTTTATATTCGCGAGCATAATATAAAAGGGCAATTACACCTAAAGTTATTAAACCAGTAAAGAAAAAATTATATGCTTGAGTAATTAAAAATCCTAAAATTGTTAATATAATTACTAATCTTGTAATAGCATTAATTTTTTCATTTTGTGACATTTTTTCTTTTGGCCATAACTGATTTATTTGCCCTTTTTTAAATAATACTGATGGATCGTTTAACCAAATATTAGTAGATTCTGTTGCCATTTATATATATTCTTAATTATTTATTTTTTCTTTCCTTTCTTTTTCTTTTTCTTATTAGATTTATTCTCTCCTCCAACACCTCTCATAGATTTTTCTGGTTTTTCACCTTCTATAGAGAATACCAATTGTTCTAATTCTGCTTCTGTTAAAGGTGGTGGTTTAGGTAGACTTGCTAAGTGCGCTAATCTTTGTTTTTCTAGTTCTTGTTCTTGGCGTCTTTGTTCACCTTTTTTAAACATTCTCTCTTTCATTTCAGCTCTCTTTAAATTTTGATTTAGAGCATTTTCCATAGCACCTAAATTTACTTTTCCGCCTTGACCACCACCCATACCCATTTTTTTTAACATTGACTGTATATCACCCATACCAGGCATATCTTTCATTTTTGATAATAAATCACTTGCCTCTTGCATTAACTCACTTTCTTTGATTTCTCCGGATTTAATCTTATTATCTAACTTTCCACCCACATTTTTAACAAGTCCCATTAGTTGTGTAGGGTTTTTTAATAGATTTTTGAATACATCATTTACAGATGTAGCATCACCAGCATTAAGATTTAATTCATCTGCTGTTTCAGCAGCAATTTCCTTTGCCAGATTTCCTAATTTACCATCTAATAATCCATTAATATGGTCTTGAATATCATCTGGATTAGGTAAATGATCTATACCCGATACATCTATTATAGGACTACTTCCATCCATCATATTTTGTAAATTACCCATGGTTTCTTCTAACTTATCTTTTAATTCATCTTGATTAATTGCCTCAAATAATTTTGCGGTATCTCCAAAAGAATCTTCGGAATTCACTTTTCCAATAACCGAAAATAAAATTACTTGAAGATATTTCCAAATAACATCCTTTGTTTTATTACTAATATCATCTGCCCATAATTCTTTAAAATCAATTCCAGGCAATAGTTCTGTGTTTATTTCATTTGATTTAAACATCTCCTCATTTTTGTATAATATATCAAAGAATCTCTCGGGAAATACTTTTTTAATGTGTTCGTATACATTTCGTATACTACTTTCATCCCTAGACTCTTTAATATTATATAAGTCAATATGTAACTTCTCTTTGAACTCAGGGAATGTAAATAAAATGTCGTTTATTAAATCATAAATGACCTTAATAAATTCTTCGGGTATAACATCCTCAGTTTGGCATTGATCTTCAGCACTTGATTTAGACATATAAATTATATTAATAATTTTTGTTTAAATCAAACTAGTTATTATATATTTTTGATAAAGTATTAAGATTTTTTAAATATTGGACACATTTTTTCTTATTTTCTGTTTCCAATTCCCTTAAAGGCTGTCTTATCTTATCAATGGCTTCTAATACTTTATTAGCACCTCCTTCATCCATTTTTAAATCACTACTGTAATCCTTTGTTAAAAAATATTCTAAGTTTTCTTTTTCTATTTCTTCTTCATATTTAACACATATATATCTGTACCATACATCTACGATTTTTTTGGGATTCGCTTTTCTTAACATTAATAATCCTGTCTTAGATGTCCTTATATCATTATTACTTGGAAATAATACTGATATGTCCTCTAAAAATTCTTCAAACTGGGTATTAAATGCCTTTAGGATTGTACTTTTATCCATTTAATTTTGATATTAAATAATATTTAAATTAGTTTTAATTACAATATTAAATTCCTCTTTGTCCACCTTGTTTACTCATTTGTTGCATTTGTAAGTCTTTATTTCTCTCTGCTTCCATATCTTTCATTGCTGTTTCTCCAACCTTATCTGGTGACCAATCATCCTTTGGTGTTTCTATTACACCTGTTTGATCTACTGTGGCATAATTATACATTTGTCGTGTTCCACCGTTTCCTTTTGCTAATAATTCATCACTCCCTTGGTCCCAATAACTAAAATTATCACTCGCTACTCCAAATCCTCCAATGTTATCATTTCCTAAAGAAAAGGCTGATGGTTCTCCATTAGATGCATGTGGTTCTCCATTAAATCCGGTTGCCTTTGCCGCTGAATATTCTTCTCGAGGTTTTACTTTATCCATTACATCGTTCCCAAATATAACAGTGTTTCCTTCTTTTAATAATAACATAGCTGGAACTTTCTGAACTTGTGGAGGCAATAATATTTTTTGTTGTGTTTCTAAAGTTACATAAATCCCTCCTGTTTGAGGATCTCTAAATCTTTTGTCAATACAAACAAAATGCATATCATTTTTCAAATCACTTTTTCCAATTAATCTTAGTAGATCTTTACACTTTTCACAATAATTACTATAATATAATATGCTACTCATTATATTAATAATTAATTTTTATAATAATGTTTAAACTTATTTAATTTATTAAAAAATTGATTTAATAAAATAATTATTAATATAATATATATTCAATGATGATGGAACCTAAGATTACAATTACTTCTGAAGAGTCTAATGTATTAAATTTTACATTAAGTGATACTCATTTTAGTTTAGCAAATTCATTACGAAGAATCGTGCTATCTGAAATACCTACATTAGTATTCAGAGCTTTTCCTCATAGTGAAAGTAAAATTGATATTATTTCTAATACAACTAGATTAAATAATGAAATTATCAAACAAAGAATCGGTTGTATACCTATTCATATTACTGATGTCGACTTCCCTTATAAAGAATATGTTGTAGAAGTTGATAAAAAAAATGATTCTGATGTTATTGAACTCTTAACAACTGAAGATTTTAAAGTTAAAAATATTGAAACAGATAAATATTTATCACCTACCGCTGTTAAGGAATTATTTCCTCCAAATCAAATTACTGGTGACTATATTCCTATTACTCGATTGCGCCCTAAATTATCGGAAAATATTGATGGAGAACATATCCAATTTACATCTCCATTTGATATTGGAACTGCCAAAGAAGATGGTATGTATAATGTTGTCTCTGCTTGTGCTTATGGAAATACTGTTGATGCTGTAAAAGCCAATGATGTTTGGAACGATAAACAAAAAGAACTTGTTAAATCTAATACTGAACAAGAAGAAATTGATTTCCAAAAAGCTAATTGGTTCTTATTAGAGGCCAAAAGAATTACCATTCCTAATAGTTTCGATTTTATCGTTGAAAGCGTGGGTGTATTCTCTAATTTCAACATAATCTACAAAGCATGTGATATTATGATTCAAAAATGTAACAAATTAATTAAAGATCTTACAGACGAATCAGATACTAAGGATATTATTATTGAAAAAAATATAAATTCTACTGTTGAAAATGAATTTATTATTACATTAAAAAATGAAGACTATACCTTAGGAGGTGCTCTCAATTATTTCCTATATGAAAGATTTTACGAAGGTAATGAAAGTTTATCATTTGTTGGATTCCGTGTTCCACATCCTCACATTCCCAATGGTGTTATTAGAATGGCATTTAATAAAGATGGAGATATTGCTAGAGTTTCGCAAAACTTAATTCAGGCGGCCGAGGATATTATTACCACTTTTACTAACATCCAAAATAAATTTAAGTAATTTAAAAACTACAAACAAAAATTATTATAAAAAATATTTATAATAATTTTTTATCTATTATATATTATCTTATTGAGATTCATCTGTAATTTGTGTTGATGATTCTACTGGTTTACTATTATCAAATTTTTCCTTGGCAATATAATTTTTTCTTACATCATAATTTAATACATACATTTGTTTTGCTGGATGAAGACCGTTGAAATAACCTATAACAACCGCTTTTGTTACATATGATTTTTTTGGTAATAATTCTTTTAGAAATACCTCATGATGAAGGTTATACATATGTGTTCTATATTTTTCAGGAAAATTTTTCAATTCCTTTTCCTTTTTTATATAACAACTAATATAATTAGTAAATAAACCACCTGTATATGTATGTAGAATTTTTCTGAATTCATTAAACATTGCTTTGTGTTCCGGATAATATTTTAAATATTCTGTTAGCTTACTCTGAGTTTCGTATTCATTATCCTTAGGTGCTTGTCTAAGATTTAAATATTGAAACTGAAGTTTTGGTTGATTACCTCTAAGTCGTCTAACATGTTCGTAATTTGGGTTTCTAAATTTATATCGTTGACCCAATTTATTCTTAATAACTACTCCTACTGTGCTATAGTTTGTATTTACTGATGCGGCTGTTTCTTTACATAATTCCAATTCCTCTTTATTCTTAATTGGGTTTACTTGAACAGTTAGAACAGTATTCTCCTTAATTCCAAATAAACTCATATCATTAATAGAAATAATATTAATTGTCTTGTTTTCTACAATTTGATATACATCTACCAAATATAATCTCATTTCCTTGATAATTTTAACAATACGATTTCTTGGGTGTTGCATTACAAAACTATAAACATAATCCTTGTTCAAATCATTTAAATTTAATCCAATATGCTCACACACTTCATTAAACATATATTTAAATGTATCACTTTCCTTAAAACCATTTTCCATAAAGAAGCACATCTCACCACCTACACTACTTCTAGTAGCTATCTCCCATACCTGAGTATCCTTCTCATAGAACACATTAACCATAGTTCCTTCAATAAATTTTTCAGCTCTATACTCCATATTCGAATCTATCGTCAAATCATCATTATTATATGACTTTGGAGGAGCGAAACAAACTACTGTCCCATCATCCTTAAAAATTAATGATCTTAATAATCCAATTGATGAAATAGTATCTCTACTCAACCATTCTTTGTCATACTTTAGAATATGATAATTGATTCCGTTTTTATGCTTCCATACATTATGTTTCAAATTTAGTGACTTTGCTACTTCACCTCTATTCTCACAATCGAATAGTAAACCATCAATTTGCGAAATATTGTTTAAACTATATGACATCTTACTTATACTATCGTTATTTCTTTAATTGATTTTATAAATCAATTTTTTCGTAATTCATAATAATTTCTACTGTAAATATAAAGTAATGGCTACATCAAATGAAATTTATTTACAATTAGGAGATATTATTCAAATATCTGCTCCAACTAACCCCGAGTTAAATGAGCAAATATTTGTTATTGATTTTATAAATGACAAAAAAATTAATATTAAACAACCTGAAAACTCCACTACTATTACTTTAAATATTAACGAAGATGGCACTCTTGCCGATGAGAGTATCGATAATATTGATATATTAAGCCGTCCGGAATCTAGAGGATATGCTCGACAAAATGGATTGTTACCCAATACATGGATTGACATTCATTTTGCTGGAGATATTCCTATTACTGGCCAAATTACCAATTTGGAAGAAGATATGATAGAAGTAGAAATAGTCAATGAAAAAGATGAAAAGGAATTAATTTACATTGATTTTGGTTATAAAGGTATTCCTGAAAATATTCCCATTGAAGAAATCGTTGTTCGGTCTATGCCCGAGTTTCTTCAGAAAGAGAAAGAAGAAGATAAGATGGAAGAGATGAGAGAAAAGAATAGACAATTAAATGTAGACGATATTGATTCGGATGATAATGATGTTCCTGAGTATGTGGAAACTTCAGTAGATATTCCTGTTGAAATTCCTGTTGAAACTATAAAAACTCAACTTAAGGATATTATTTTAGAAGCAGACCAAATTGAATTTGGCCCCGAATTAGCTGCTATTACTACTGAAGAAGAAGTCCCAGAGGAACAAAAAAGATATGGCATTGAAACTCAAACAAATGAATTACTTGACGATTTACTATCATCTATTCCTAATGCTGAAAGAACTAGAAGTGTATTAAACAATATTCATATTATGATTGAGAGATTTAAACAATTGAGAAATGATTATTCTACTTTTGATGATAATGGAAATGCTAATAAACCATTATTTAAAGGCGCTGATTATAAACCTCTTGTTGATAAAATTAATAATTTAAATTATAAATTAAATTGGATTTTACCCGTCGCACAAAATGTTAAAAAATTATATGATTTAGATATTTCTCTCGAACAAATTAATGAATCAAATGATGTTGTTCCATTAACTCTAGCAGAAACATTGACTAGTCAATATGATATTAGAGAAATGTATAAAACAAACAGCGATTCTTATTCTACATATATGAATAAGCTTCAACCTTCATTAACTCCATTTGACATCGATTATAATCAACAAGCTTTAACAAAACAAACTGTATTAGAAAATTTTGACACTGTTATTGATAATCTTGACGATTTCTATTCTTCTGTATGTAAAAATGATGAAATGAAGCGAAAAAGATTTTTAATAACTAGATATAATCTTGGATTATCTAAACTTCAAACAACTGAATTAACATCTATTAAAATGAAGACAAAAATAATTCCTATGACTCCTAATGACACTATTACAGTTAGTTCCATACTCACTTTAAGAGAACCTATTGTCAGATTTTCCAATATTAATCTTCCAGGAACATCTATTATAGATAAATCCAATTTAAATACTCACTTTTTAAAATATTGGAAACTTTTTCGTGAAAATACATCTGTAACACGAAAATATATTAACAATATAGAATCACCAATCCAATTCAATGAAGATAATTATTTAAAACATAAAACACAATATTTACTTAGCGAGGAGAATAATGACCCGAATAAATTTAAAAAATTTCTTAATGTTATTATACCCAAAACTAGAATTTTATTCAATCTTATTAAAAAATACATTAATGGTAAATTATCTCTCGTTACTGTTGTAAATTATTTACAACCATTCTTAGTTTATCTTGATGATATTTCTTTTATGCAATATAAAGAAATTAAAGAATATATTGAAACCGAAATATTATCATATAAAAGTAATTTTGTTAAAAATCAAGAATTGTTTAATAAATTAGAATCAACCCCTAGATTTATGTATACATCTATACTTTACAAAATTTTAGAGGGAAGGAAAGAAAGCGGATCTGTTGTATTAGAAGCTTATGGACTTAATACCGTCGGAAAAAGATTTGTCGGTGAACTTTCCGATACAGTTGTATTATCTCCTTCAGAAATTATTAAATATATGAATATATCTGATTATGCTGAGTGTTTCAATACTACGCAAACATTATTAAATATTGACTTATATACTCCATTCAATTTTGACGATTTGTTAGAAGAAAAGAATGAGGAATATAAAAAAGAATTAGATAAAGCCAAACAAGGTAATGAATGTGGTCAATATGTGTTGGCAAAAAGATATATCTCATTAGAAGATTTGACAGCAGATGATGGAATTCCTCTTTATTTTGATAAAAAATATGACCCTACTGTCTATGATATTTTGGATGAATATAAGTCACAAAAATCTGAAATGGAAAATCTTGTTTTTAAAAATTTTCTGGTTGATGAGTTAATTAAAAATATTGGATTAAAACGACCTGATGCTATATATGAAGCTACTTCGATGATTGATAAAAAACGACTTATTAAAGATGGTCAATATGCTGTCTTGGAAATTGACAATATTGACAATATTGTTTACTATTATTATAAGAGAGAAGATGATAAATGGATTCGAGATGAAACTATCCCGGATAATTCATTTTTTGGTTCTAATGAATTATTTTGTAATATCCAACAAAAATGTATTCAAATTGATAAAAAATGTGCTGATAAAGAGTATGGAACTGAACTTATTAAAAAAGAGTTACTAAAGGAAATGTTTGATGAATTTGACTCCACATATACTGAGAATATGGAAATGAGTAAGAAAAAAATAGGTGAAATTTGGAAGTCACAGCTATATAGATTAGAAAAACTTAGAACTATTAATAAATTTTTACTATATAAATACGAAAATGATAAATTAAAGCTAATTAAAAATTTGGAAAATGAAGAACAGATTGTTTCTCCAGTTGCGGGGTTATTAAATGTTATTATGGGTCAAGGTGATTTTGTTAAGAAACAACATGATATTGTTAAATTTGTTAAAAAATATACCAGACCAATGAATCCAGCTGTAGATATACAAAAAAATTGTAAAACAGACACTTGTGAAAGTGCTTGTGAATATTGGTTATATTGTAATGAAACTAATAATAAATTATTACCAACATTTGTATACACATTGGCTAGTGTTTTTGTTGAAGATGGTAATTACTTTCAAACAATTACTGAAATTAAAAATAGTCAAGGTGTTGAAGTAGATGACCGTATTGTAGATGAACATAGTGGTCTTGAAATTGAAAAGATTGCTCTTAGCACTGATGAAGGATATGAAGATAGTGGATTCAAATCACAGTCTAGAGAGATATTAGAACAAAATGCTGGAGATGCGTTATTTCAAACACCAACAGAAAAGAAATTAATTAAAAAAGAATTATTAGCTAACCCAAAAGGAAAAATAATTAATAATGTTATTTCAACCATTTCTAATAATATGGGTATTGTATTAGATAATTATAGAGATGATATCATCCAGCACACATTAAAAGCATTAGATGATACTGTTGATTCTGAAGATGTATATGAAGAGAAGATTAAAAAACTTACCAAAGAAGGGAAGAAAATACCATCTTACAAAGATGTTTTTAATAAATCATTAATGTCTTTTACATTGGCGTATATTTCTCTCTATATTGCTGTATCTATTCCTTCGATCCAATCTAATAAAACTTTTCCTGGTTGTAAACGTTCATTATCTGGTTATCCTCTTGCTGGTGATGAAGATTTATCCAATATTATATATATTGCTTGTGTATCATCAGGAATTAAGACCAATATTTATCCATGGAAGGCTATACCAAAATCTGTTGAAAAGATTACTGCGGTAATAAAAAAGACATTGGACGTTTATGTTTTGAAACAAAGTGAAATAAAGGTTCTAGTTAGCGAAAAACAAAACTATTTGTTACAAAATAAAGATGATTTTATTCCTATTGAACATGATATTAAAAATTGGATTAACTTCTTGCCTCCACTACAGGATATTAAAAATAAAACACCTACTAATCTTAATAATAGTTTCCGAAATTCATTCAAAGAGGATATTAAAACTGGTTCAAAAGACCAATTTGAAAAATTAAGAGTTATTCAATCCAAAATGATATACTTTTCAATGGCTATTATTCAATCAATTCAAAAGACTGTTTCAAAGGAAAATCCTATACTAACAAATTCAAGTAAGGTTCCATTTCTTCAAAATGCCTGTTGTAATAGTGGTGAATATAGGACTATCGACTATTTTACTAAAAAAGAACCATCAATTATTAAAGATAATGATATAGTTTCTTATTTACACAATATTAATTTTGATATGGCTAATATGGCGCAACCTACTTTATTAGTAGATCCTCAAAATAGTAAAATTAAGTTTCCATTAGTTAGTAGTGAATTTTCTGAATCTACTATTATCCAAGGATTTATTGAGTTCTGTCATTATAATACAGAAATACCAGTAAATAATAGATTATTGGATTATTGTTTGACTAAACCAGAAGCGTATGACAAACAAAAAACCTTACAAGAGAATATCGAAATTATGAAAAAACACGATGTTTCTTATTCAATAGAAGCTTTTAACCAGTTATTGAATGCTGTTAATAAACTAAATATTATTCCATTAGATATGGTTCATTCAGTGCCATCTTGTTTATCTCAAATTAGAAACTTAATTGATCATATGATAGAATCTCAAAATTCTCTTGGTCCAGATTTTTTAACATTATATAAAAATGTTCTAGATACTTATAGTATTGATGATGTTGAAGGTAATAGTGACATTAGAGAGTTAAGAAATTATCTTGGAGAGAATATTAAAATATTAGAAGAATATGTTTTTGATTATTTAAATAAATTTTCAGATACCTCTAATAAAGCTAAATTATTTGAATTTATCAGCGATATTATGGAATTTAATATAAATGGAAATGACTATTTTACTAGTGCTGAAGATGAAACCTTATATAGAGCTATTTCATTTGTTAAAAATTCAATATATGAATATATTAATGTATTTCCAAATATTATTATAAATAAGGTAAATTATGAAGAAATTAAAATTCCTACTCATTGGAAATTATCAAAAGATCATAATAATGATGTGAAAGAAATTATTAAATCACATTATAAATCGTTTGAAAAATATTATAAAGACCCAACTATAATACCTTATCTAGAGAAAAATGAGCGAGAATTATTAGATTTTTTAAAATTAGTAGAATATACTAATTTATATGCGTCTATTATTCATTTAAATGATAAGGAAACATTTTCTATATTAGATAATAGAACTACTTATCAATTGTTCCAGTATTTCTTTTTATTTATGATCAAACATATGTTTGAATTAACTGATGATAAATCATTATTGAGAGAAATGATCATACCTCCAGTGGAAGAAGATATTATTGTAACTACGGAAATAAATGAAAGTGATGATTTAGATGAGATTACCGAATTAGATGTTGTTAGAGGTGAACAGAAGTCTATAAGAGAGAAAATAGCCAATATATCAGTTAATATGTTAAACATATTCAAAAAGAATAAATCCACAATTAATTACAATGTAGATATGATAAAAGAAAAGATTAATAGAAAGAAAGATAAAGAAAGACATAAGATAACCTCAACCTTGAGAGATATGGATAGAGAACATCGTGAAATAGAAAATCTATTTAAGAATCATCGTTTAGAAAGATGGAATAAAGGATTACAAAAGGGTTTAACACAATATGTCGCCAAGAGTTATGATGAAGAACGTAAAGATAGAGAAAAAGAGCAATTAATGGAAAAACAGTGGGAAGAATCAGGATTATTACAACAAGCTGTAACAGCAGATAGGGATATAATGACTCTAGAACACCAAGAGACGGAGACTACAGTTCAAAGAATAGAAGATGAAGTATATGATATGTCACATATACGTGACGATGATGATGTAGGTGAAAATGAAGATAATGATGATGATTATCGATTAGAATTCGAAGAAGAATAATTTATAAATTATATAATATTAAATAATTTATATATTTGATATTTTATCCTCGAAAAGACAAACATACACAACCTTAAAAATGGATTTCGTGAATTAGAGGGATATAATAGCAGATTTACCTTGATATCAAGAGAGAAAATATGATGATTATTAAAAAATCGTTTGTTAGATGATGTAGTCAATCCACTACATTATGTAGTATAGAAAAGTCAACTGAAAAAAGTGAACTGTCAATGATACTTGTAGGTAATTTCATTTGTACTTTTTTTCACAGACCTAAATTGGAAAATCAAAAAAGGACATCAAAAAAGTATGTCCATTTTCAAATATTGGAAATAGGATTGAGAAAAGTTGTAAAAAAGTGGTTGAGAGCATAATGCTTAGAATCCAAATAAAATAATTCTGATTTTGTTATTGAAAAAAAATATAAATATTCGAAAACGATTTAGGAACTTTTTGTGTGTAGCATATATATGCTACAAAATGCTACATTTTCGGCGTCAAAAAACGCCGTAAAATTTTATTGTGAATCTTGCTCCTTCGAATGTAGGAAGAATAGTGAATGGAATAGACATTTAGTCACTACAAAACATAAAAATGCTACAAAAATGCTACATAATGCTACATGCTCAGATGATTCACAGGCTAAATCACCGTCAGGCGTTAAAACGCCTAAAAAAAACGCCTTAGCATTTTACAGTTGTGATTGTGGAAAGATGTATAAGCAACATAGTAGTTTATATCGTCATAAAAAAAGTTGCTTCGTTGCGGAAGGGAATAATGCAGTAAATTCCCAAGTTTTGGAAATATGTAAAGAAAATCAAACTGATTTTAAAGAACTAGTCTTATTACTTTTAAAAGAAAACAAAGATATTCAAAAGAATTTTATTGATTTAATACCTCAGATAAAAGGATATAGTAGTAACAGTCACAATACAATAACTAATAATACTACAAATAATAATCAATTTAATATTAGTATGTTTTTAAACGAACATTGTAAGAATGCTATGAATTTAACTGATTTTATTGATACATTACCAATAACAAATGAAACATATAATTGTACCATTGAAAATGGATTAACAAAAACAATTACTAATATGGTTGTAGATGGACTAAATAATATGGATGTTTTAGAACGCCCAATTCATTGTACTGATGCTAAACGAAAAATAATGTACATTAAGGACGATAACATATGGGAAAAGGACACTGAATTGAATAAATTGTTACACGGAATCAAAGGAATAGCTTTAAAACAACGAACAATGATAAATAAATGGCAAGATGTGAATGATGGATGGGACCAAGATGAGGATTTACAAACTAAGTTAACAAAACTCGTATTTAATTCAATGACATCTATTGAAGATGACGAAAAAGAAACAAATAAAATAATAAGAGCAATTGGTAAAAATACATATTTAAATAACGAGATTAAAGACCAATATAAGTAAAATTTTTATATAAAATTTAGTAATTATATAAAAATTTATTTACATCTGAGTAGAGCCAACACACATAGAGTATAATAATCTATTGGTGAAGTATGCTAAAAATGTAGGAAGGGAAACTAATATAATTTGGAAAATAGATTCCTTCTTTTTGTCAAAAAAGAATATATATAACGCAGATAATAGGATATATACTAAAAGTATGAAATTGATAACAGTAAGATAGAAAAAATAATCGCAGTATATTTTTCCTAAAGGAGCAAAAGGAGTTTGAAGAAAGGTATCGGATTGATCCATTATACTATAATTGAATAAAATAAATTAAATTAAATATATTATTATCGAAAAAGTATTAATAATATATATATAATGAATTATGCTTTTATGAGAAAAAATATAAACAGTTTTGCTATATTAATCTTTTTAGTGTCTTTTTTATGTTTAAATTATTTTCAACCACCATTTCTCTATAACAAAGATGGATCTTTACGAGAATTTGGATTAGGACAACGAAGAAAAACTATATTACCGATATGGTTGTTAAGTATAGTTTTAGGAATACTATCATACTTATTAGTTTTGTATTATATTACAATTCCTAAATTTAGGTAAATTATTTACTCATATGTCTTGTAAATCATTTGACCATCTTGTTTCTTTTGCTGTGCTTCTGCCATTTCTTGTTCTTGTTGAACAAATTCATCATGTCTCTTCTCCATTTCCGCAACAGATTGGGTACATCCTGAATTTAGAATATAATTATAACTTACGGATGTTACCAATACTCCTGTTAATGAATACCACATAAATTCAGCTATTTCTGTTTTCATTTTAATGTATTTCATTAATTCATCGTAATGTCGCTCCCCTACACCAGATTTTAATAGACCGCCTTTTTTCATTGTTTCCCACCATTCTGAAAGGTTATCAATAGTCATTGAATTAATAATTAGTGATTTATCTTCATATACATTGTTAATAGCAGTTATCATCTCTGCTTTTTGAGGTCCAAGGTTTAAGGTCTTTCTATCTTTTATAATACTTTTAAAAAACTCATTAATACCAGTTATATAAGCAAATAAATAACCAATAGTATTAGAAAATGGACTTAACCAACTAGGAAATTCCATTAATAATAGATTTAATAATCCAAATATAAATAACCATGGGACAAGCGTTGTTGTTAGAGCAACATTATATTGTGTGAATCCACATATTTCATTTGTTAATCCTAAATTAATAAAGAACTGAACAATAATTAATACTAGAAAATAAATTCCAGTCCATATTTTAAGCATACTAGGAGATTTAGTGTAATATTTGAATATAGAATATGCTAGAGTTAATATTAAAAAGAATATAATTGATGCTGTTGGGTCTGCTGATGCCATATAATAAATATGTATAATTTAATTTGAAATAATAAGATTATAATTTAATGGACACATTAAGAAATATTCGACCTCGTTTAATAGAACCAGGAGTTAAGTATTTTATGAGTTCTACTTTAGAACAATGTCATAATTTTAAGTCTAAATATTATAATTTATTGTATAATTTAGGGCTATTGTTAGCATTTATTCTTGTAGTAGGAATTACTTTATATTTAAAATACAAAAATAAGAATGATTTAAAGCTTCAAGCAGAAAAAAAAAGAAAAGAACAAGAATACTTGTTAAATAAATTAAGATTTATGCAGGACTATAAAAAAAATCAAATGAATGATATGATGTCCGACCTTTCTAATTGGCAAAATAATCCTGAAGTTCAATTTTTCAATAGAAAAATATTAGCTTAGTTTATATGACTAGTAAAGAAGAGAATATTAGTATGGATTCTATAGAATTAACTTCTGATAGCACTGTTGTTCCTCAGGATAAAGAAAGTCCCGAATATCTTGAAAAGTTAAATCAATATTATTCAATTAAACATAATTATGAAGTTAAGAAACAAGAAAAAATTAACAAAATTATCAAAAATCCAGAATTATCATTAAAACAAAAACAAGAAGCTTATTCTAAAGTTAAAATGAATTGTATGAATTGTAGTAGAAGAGTTGGATCCATTTTTGAAAATAATGATGGTATTTTATCTGCTATTTGTGGTGATAAAACAAATCCATGTATTTTAAATATTAAAATAAATACAGGAAAATTTGTTCCGTTACATGAATTAATATCCGCATTTCAATCCGGAGTTGATGATAGTAAAACAGATATTATAATGACTAAATTAGATTTATTGTTTGGTTATGAAAACGAATCAACTGTATTAAATACTTTTAAAAAACTTAAAAAAGAACTGTCCGATGATTTAGAAAGTTTGATGGAATACAGGACTAAATTTATTAAAGTTATCGAAAATCTTGATAATAAAACACAAATTAAGATTGATTTAGATTTATATTATGATAAAATAGAACTAATTAAAAATACAGTTGATGAATTCAATGAATCCGGTCAAATTAATCTTATTAAAGATATGATTGTTGTTTATCAAGATGAGTTAATGCCTGTTATAAAGGATTTAAATAATTTAAAATATAAATATTATGCTATGGAATTTAATGAAAATGATAATACACACCATTTAATTAGAAAACGGTATACCATTTCGCAATTATTAGATACCTTTGTAGAACCAGTTGTTGACACATTTGAAATTAATAAAACTGGCGATAATTCAGAAAAGGTTAATACGGATGAACTTAAAAATATGGGTAGACGACTTCAAGTTGATGATTTTGATTGGGGTGATGACGAAGAAGAATCAAAACAAGAATCAAAACAAGAATCAAAACAAGAATCAAAAGAAACTATTCCAAAAATTAAAAGAATTGTTAATGCTTCTGATGGACAATATGGTAACAAAGATATTATAATGTTTGGAGATAAGATAATTGTTAATGAAAATAATTACGATGTAAATCAAGGAATTATTGAAAATAATGAAAAGATATCAATTGAAGCATCAAATAATAAAGAAAAATACCAACAAGAAATGATTTATGTCGCTCCTAGCCATCCTGAACTAGTTGCTATAGATAAAAATACGGGTGAGATATTTGTAGTTGATCTAAATACAATACCTCAATATAAGAAAGATAATACTTTATCAGAAACATCACCTATAGATTCATCTGTGGCCAAAACATCTGAAGGCGTATCTTCAACATCGCCTTTAGAACCTCCTCCTGCTAATTTATTAAACCAAAATATAATTGTTAATGATGATGATTATGACGATGATAATTACAATATAGGAGATTAAATTAAATTTATAATAAATTTTTAATAAATAATTATTATAAATGAGATTAATTAATTTACCTGCGTTTTTAATAAGTTTTTTATTTGGAATATTATATGTTTACTTTACTAATCCAACTCCTGATAAAATAACTGTTTATCCTACTGATGATAACAAGCATTTATTTCAATTTAGAGACAAAGTTAATAATTGTTTTCAATTAAAACAGAATATTGTAAAATGTTCAAATGATGTTGAAGAAATACCAATTCAATTATAGTTTATATTATCATATTATATATGGAAATTAAGAAGTTTTTTAATACAGAAACAGGAAAAATAATTATTTCAATATTATTAGGTCTAGGATTAGCAACATTATTTAGAAAAAATTGTGAAGGTCGAGGTTGTTTTGATTTTGTAGCCCCAACTTTAGATGATATGAAAAATAAGAAATATAAATATGGCAATAAATGTTTCAATTATGAACTTGAATCTATTATATGTGATAATAAAAAGAAATCTGTAGATTTTGCGTAATTATATATTTCTATCAATCTTATTAGTATATTAGATATGGCTGATACTACGAGTCTGAATGATTTACCGACTGATCCTGTTAGTGGTGGAGGAGAACAAAATGTTGTTCTTCAAACGAGTGAAAAATCTAATCAATATGATCCTAATTCCGCTGCTCCTACAGTAGGAAGTGAAATTACTGATCAAAAGATGATGAATGAAGTTGTTACTGGTATTCAACAAGCAAATGCTAGTGGTGGTTTAGAACTACCTTCAAGAGATATACCTACTAATACTGTTCATTTTGCCGACGAAGCAATTCAACCCAACTATGTTCCTCAAAAAGAACAAGAAGATTATATTCAAAATACAGATACCGAACAAGAAATTTTAGCTAGAAGAATGAAAAATAGAGATTCTCGTGATTCTTTAGAGATTTTATATGATGAATTTCAGATTCCTATTATTATTGGATTACTATATTTTATTTTCCAATTACCTGTTGTAAGAAGTAAATTAACTACTCTTATACCAGCACTATTTAATAAAGATGGTAATCCTAATTTATCTGGTTATATTTTTAATAGTATTTTCTTTGCTGTGTTATATTATGTAATATCTAAATCAATGGCACATCTTCAAAGCATTTAAATTATAAGACTATGAAAAAAAAATTGATATAAAAAAATGCTTTTTATTTTATATTAATTATAATAGAGAATGAGTAACCAATTAAGTGAACACGATTATATTATGGTAAAGGATGCTTTGAATGCTATAAAGATGGCAGAATGTGAAGACTTTGTCAAAAATTTTGATAATAATGATACAGGATTTATGTTTTCACAGCATCCATTAACTGATAAAATTTACCAAAATATTAAATATGAAGGACATTCTGGATGTTCTATGGCGTGTACAATGAGAAATGCGCAATATTATTTAAATAATATGGATAAATGGGCTAACATTGAATCCATATTCGAAAGAATTCCTGAATTACCAAATAGTAATATAGATTAATTAATAATAATTTAAAGTATAACAGATATTATTATTAATAATGGAAGAATCCCCTATTACAATTGTAGACGATATGACAAATTATATTGATGAAGTTAAATATGATAGCTTAAATGATTTAAGTAAAATGAGATATAAATTAAATTTATTAGAATCAATGATTTATAATGATTCTTTTTATTTGAAGAAATCAGTTGATGATGATATTCCCAAAAATAATCCCACTGACGACGAAGATATAATGATTAATAAAATAAAAGAAAGAATTGACCAGTTAGAGAGTGCTGTTAGTGTTGTTATTAAAAAGAAACAGTGCCAAAATAGATTAGACTATTTAGAGCCTCTAGTTATTTCTTTATTACAAAATGATTTATTTAAAGAGAATTAATTTAAAAACCACAACCATAACAATCACTAGCAAATACACAGTCATTTGCTCCACCTCCAGGGAATTGACATCCCCATCTATCATTACCCACATTAGTACATCCATCTTTACATGTGCTTCCAAACCAATACGCACCTGTTAGCCATGGAACATATCTAGTAGTATATCCAGGATAATAATCAGGATAATATCTTACAGCTGGTGGAGGAGGTCTATAACGATAACCCCAGTTACCACCATACCATCTTCTTCCTCCTCTATTGAAATGTCTCCTTCCTCTTCCTCGACCACCTCTTCCTCCGCCACCGCCTCCGCGACCACCTCCTCCGCGACCTCCGCGACCACGCACACCTTCTAAAATGCTAAATGTTTCTTTTACTGGATCACAGACAATAAGTATTAATATAAATACAAATAGTATAATTATACTGATATATTTCATATAATTATACATTAGATTTAAATGTTATTCCAAAAAAAATTGAATTACTCTCTAATTAAATACTAGTAAATATTAATATAAAAGAAAATGATGTCTAATATTTCTGTTCTACACGAACTTTTAAATAAGTGTAATAATGATTATTCTTATTCTTATTCTTATTCTAAAAGAGATAAAGACATACAAAATCGTGATATATCATTTGACAAAATTGTATGTGTTAATTCAATAAAAATATTGAATGTAAAATATGCGAGCGAATACAACATTTTAATTGATAAAAAAATGATTTGTGTTAAATTTAATTTAAAAGATGACCTAGGATTGTGGTGTTTAAATGTAAATTATGATAAATATAAAGATATTATTATGAAATTTACAATTTAACAATTTCAACATTAGATATAGATTGAAAGTATTTAACTAGAGGATCATTTTTATAATCATTAAAATAATTAATTTTTTTAATTCCAGCCGCACATAACATTTTCATACAATGAATACATGGATAATGTGTAATAAAAGCTTCACAATTGTCACTACTAACCCCTCGTTTAGCACAATCAGTAATTGTATTTTGTTCAGCATGAACAGTAGCTTGTTCATGATCGTTAACAACTTTTGACTCATGTGGTGCACCTGGCAGAAATCCATTATAACCTTGAGCAATGATTCTGTTATCTTTAACTAATATACAACCCACTTTTAATCTATGACATGGGGATCGTTTCGATGTTGTTATAGTAATTTCTTTAAAATATTCATTCCAAGAAGGTCTACTATCCATATCCATATAGAATAAGTATATAAAATGAAAAATTAATGTAAACTTAAAATAATGGCTTTAAAAGCATTTATATCTAGTTTAATTAAAAATGTTCCAAAAAATAATATACCGAAAAATATGGACTTAATTTTAGATGGAGGAGCATTCAATGGTATTTATATGTTAGGAGGATTGTTTTATATTAAAGAATTAGAACAACGAGATAAAATAAATATAAAAAGGGTTTCTGGGTGTAGTATTGGAGCTTTATTAGGATTATTATTTATTTTGAATAAAATGGATATTTCTATTGATATTTCTACATATGCTTTCAAATGTTTACGAAAGCATCAACACTTGAAACAATTAATAGAAACAATTAAGAATAAATTTAATGAAATAATTGAAGAGGATGATATTTGTAAAATAAACAATAAATTTTATTTGACCTATTTTGATACAATAAAGGGTAAACAAGTAATAAAAAAAACATATAAATCGAAGGAGAATTTATTAGATTGTTTAATAAAATCTCTCTATGTTCCATATTTAATAGATAAAAAATTAACAGATGACGATGGTTGTATAGACGGGGCATTTCCTCATATTTTCAAACCAAAAAAAAATAGAAAGATTCTATTTTTAAATCTTCAGAGTTTGGATAAGATAAAAAAGATGATATTTATAAAACATGAAAAGAATATTTATCCAAGATTATTAGAAGGACTAATGGATACTCATAATTTTTTTCAAACGAATACTAGTAATAATATGTGTAGTTATGTCAATGACTGGGGACTAATGGATATTTTATTGTTTAGATTGAGAGAAATTATCTATGTAATATTGGTTTATATTTTCAGATTAGGATTGAAAATAGACACATTATTTCCTGAAAGTTGGAGGAAAGATCCATTTATTCGACAACATATATCGGTATTTAAAAATATTTGGAGAGATATAATTTTATATCTAACTGTTTAAATATTTCAATAAAATTATATATAAAGATATATATTATAAATTACTCAGAGTAATGTCATTCCATAAGATTATAGATTCGCGAAATATTAAATTATTTACTAATCTGGGGAGAAGTAAGGGGAACTATTTATTTGATTCAAATGGGAAAAAATATTTAGATATGTATGGAAATATTGGTTCATTACCAGTTGGTTACAATCATAAGAGATTACAAGAGTTAAATCTTGAATCACCTGAAATTAAAAAATTGTTAATTCATCGTCCGGCACTTGGAGTAAATCCTCCTATTGAATGGAAGAAACATGTAGAACTATTATATAAAAATTATTCCCCGAGTGGTTTGGATTTTATGTATGTAGCATGTGGATGTGGTTCGGGGGCAAATGAGAATGCGTTTAAAGCAGCTTTTGTTAAATTTGCTCGTAATAATTATTCAGAACATAGTATGGAGGATAGATTAAAAACAGCATTAGATAATAGGGAGCCAGGTTCACCAAATATATCTATTTTATCATTTAAGAAAGGTTTTCATGGGAGAACTATGGGTTGTCTATCAACAACAAGGTCTAATGCGTGGCATAAAATAAATATACCTGCTTTTAACTGGCCAGTAGCGCCTTTTCCACAATTAAAATATCCTTTACATGAAAATGAATTTATCAATTTTTTGGAAGAAGAAAAATGTCTTGAAGACACAGTAAAAATATTAAAAGAAAATAAAACGATTGCTGGGATGATAATTGAGCCTATTCAAGCGGAAGGTGGAGATAGACACGCATCTAATGATTATTTTATTAAATTAAGACAGTTAGCATTAGAAGAAGATGTTACATTTATTGTAGATGAGGTTCAAACCGGAGTTGGTTCAACGGGAAAATTATGGGGATATGAATATTGGTCAGACGATAAAAAATACCTTCCTGATATAATGACCTTTTCAAAGAAGATGCAAATGTCAGGATACTTTTGTAAAAGTGAATATAAAACAGATAGTCCATTTCAGACATTTAATACTTGGATGGGAGATCCTTTTAAAGTAATATTAAGTAATGAGATTTATAAAATTATTGACGATGAAAAGTTATTAGAGAATTCAACAACTACAGGAGAATACTTAATGAAAGAGTTATTGGAATTAGAAGATAAGACTGGAAAAATTAGAAATATTCGTGGTAAAGGGTTATTTATAGCATTTGATTGTGATAATAGTATTTTATTGAAAGACAGATTAATTGAGAATAATATAAATATAGGAACATGTGGAAAGCAATCAATCAGAATACGACCATCATTAATATTAAGTAAGAAAGATGTTGATTTTTTTATATACAAATTAAAAAAATCATTGTTGTAATAATTTATAACCATCAAATGGTTTGGATTGAAAAGGTCTTGTTATTTTATGAGGTAATAATCCATTAAATAAATAACAATAACATTTACCATCATCCATATGCCATGAACCAAAATATCCATCGGCACAACTACAATAGCCATTATCTACTTGTGATTGTATTGGTGTTTTAATACAAAAATCCATTGGATATCCTTGTTCAATACAATTAGTATAGGATTCGAACCCCTCCTTACTGGTGCTTTTACACGAAAAAATAGAGATTACAATTATAAATAAAAATATAAGAAAAATAATTTTATTGTTCATATATTTATTTAAAGAAATTAAATAATATCAAAAAATTCAATAATATTTTTTCTAGTCTTCTTCTTTTTAGTAGTCTTCTTTTTCTTATATTTTGTAGTTTTGTGTTTTGTGAGTTTCTTAACTTGTTTTTCAAGTTTTTTTTCTTCCTTATCTAAATTTTCTTCAAACGGGATATAACGCAGAAACCAAGATTCATATTCTTTTGAATTTCGTTTTCCCTTTAATTCTTTATATTTTAAAGCCTTTGTATTTCTCATCTCTTCTAATGTATCTTGTTTTCCGTAACAATTAATACTAAATCTTTTGAGTAATCCTTTTTGTTCGAGTCTATTTTTTTGTTGAACATTGAATAAATATTGAGCCATACATAAAATACGATTTTCGTCATAGTATTCGCGATCACTATAATAGAAAGCAAAATAGAAACTTAACATAGTATCGATAGTAGCAACTCTAATAGATTTGTTACCTTTTTTAATAACATTATAACTATGACAAGCTAATGGTTTGTAAATAAAAGCAACTGTTTCTTCTATATTATTAATTTTAACACGAACAGAATAATGAGGAGCAATCAACTCACCAATACCTTCATGTTTTACTATTTTTACATCTTTATAATCAAAATCCTCTAATCTTTCCCTTAATATAACAGCAGCTTGCTCAGGTTCTTCAGCTAAAACATCAAAGTCAGGAGTTTTTTGAAACATTTTTCTTTGTTTGGCAGGCATATAAGAGGAATAAAGAAAACTAGCATATCCTCCAAAAAATACTAAACCTTGATCAATAAACGCATCACGAACACTATAGTATAATTGTGCTTGTTTGTCACTGTCTATTCGTTCAAATTCTCTTTGAAATAACTTTGGATCACAGTGTTTACCTCGTAAAGGATAATTTTTATTCAATAATATTAATCTTTTTAGAACTTTTTCCCAGCGACTGATATCACCAGCAGGTCTAGATAATTCTAAATACATATTCATACGAAGAAAATTAGCAGGACAATATAAAATACCATATACTCTTATTGCGTCTTTTTGTATTCTTTTAAAAAGGGGTTTTTCTAAATAAGTAATGTCAGCAACAGGAATAAAATTGACAAATACTTTATATGTTCCATAATGAACACCTGCTTTAGCCTCTACTTCTTGAAATCCATTATTGTAGTAGATGTCTGCTAATTCTTTAGCATCGTCTAAAGCATTTGGTGAATAAAAATCATAATCAGGAATTTCAATATTTTTATCATAGAATTGGTCTTCTAATGGTAATATATTATTAATAGCTGTTCCACCATAACATATTAATTTTTTCTTTTTAAGAAAATCTTCTAAAATTCCAATGATTTTTTTGACATCTGGGTCACTTACAGTTTGTTTACCCTTTCTTTTTTCTGCTATGTCCACAGCATTTCGTAATATGTCTAATTCTTTTTCTTCTAACGATAATTTTGGTTTACAGGAAGACATTTATATAATAAATATAGAAAAAGTATTATATAAATTAGACACTGAACGAATAATAATCAGTAGCAGTAGTTCTCGTAGTAAATGAATTAGCAGGGTCTTGAGGAGGAGGAATAGGAATAGTAACTGGAATATAACGAAGGTGTTCAGGTTTAAGAGCAAATGAATGACCTACTTTGTCAAAAAATAGACTATAGAACTCCATATTAGAATCAAAATTTTGAAAACACATACCAACCCATTGACATCCGTAACTAAAATTTAACGCAGCAGATGGATTAGTATCATAAGCACTTAAATCAGGCATAGATAAAGTCATATTTTTCTTATTGTATTCAATAAGTTCGGATGAATCAGGAGTAAATTTAATATCATACTCTCTGGATGCTCTTAGAAAAATAGAATTAGAAGCAATATTAACATACTCTTTGAGAGGAGTTTCTTCAAAAAGTGGATTAGATCTATCAACTGAAATAATAACTTTTTGAGAAAACTCTTTGAGAGGAACTGCTCCTAAATTATGGCCAGTATATTCGTAACTATATTCTTTTCCTAATAATTTAGATTCAATTGTGGAATAAATAGTATCCGCCATCTTCTCATATATTTTTTTGTTAGTACTAGATATTCTAAAATGTAATATTAATGGGTCATTTGGACATGGCGTTGAACCACCACTAAAGGCATAAGAATTTACAATATTCATAGCATCTTCAAACGGAATCTGATTATACATTTCCTTTGTGTGAAAATTTGTTACAGAAGATGTAGCGACTACAGGTTTATCATTAACGGAATAAATTTCGAAATCTAATACACGCGCACCTTGAGCAATACAAGTTTTCAAAGCACAAACATTGACCCAATCATTTTTAAATTGACCTCCACAACAACAATTGTATGCTGTTTTAATGTAGTAATCCCGTAGTAAATATTTGTAGGCAGCGTCATCAGGATTAAAAGATGATAATTTTGGGAAACCTGTGTATATTTTTGAGAGATTATTACAGTTAGCATCATTTAACCTCATCTTAGTAACAGCATAACCACAAAATCCAAATATTAAAATAGCTATTATAAAATAGGACATATATCTAATTGCGACAGTTTTATCTCCTGTCTTCAACCATTTTGAAATAAGTTGACTAGGTTTTTCTTTCATACTTATATTAGACTATGAAAAAATTCTACTATTAAATTTATTAGCCATTTTTTTCACTAAATATAATTATTCATTTAAATGAAGTTAAATAATATTGTAGATAAGTATATATATATGGCAGGAGGTCTATTAAACATAGTATCTTATGGAAATCAAAATGTATATTTAAATGGAAATCCTTCAAAAACATTTTTCAAAACAACATATAAAAAATATACTAATTTTGGTTTACAAAAATTTCGAACAGATTTTGATGGTTTGAGAAACTTAAGAATGACTGAATCATCATTATTTACTTTTAGAATGAAACGGTATGCCGAACTATTAATGGATACATATTTAGTAGTAACATTACCTACAATTTGGAGTCCAATATATCCTCCACAAACTTGTACTGATACTTGGGCACCGTATGAATTTAAGTGGATTGAAAATGTGGGAACAATTATGATTCAAGAGATAGAAATTTCTGTTGGTGGTCAAATATTAAATAGATATACTGGACAATACTTACAAGCATTGGTTGAAAGAGATTTCACTTTAAGTAAACGAGTTTTATATGAGGAAATGACTGGTCATACTAAAGAATTACATGATCCGGCTAATACTTGTGGTAGACTTAATTGTTATCCAAATGCTTACTATACTGATAATCCTGTTGGGCCTGAACCTTCTATTAGAGGAAGAAAAATATATGTGCCTTTAAATACATGGTTTACATTAGCAGCAAAAATGGCGTTTCCTTTAGTCGCATTACAATATAATGAATTGGAGATAAACATTAGAATTCGTCCAGTCAATGAGTTATTTTGTATTCGTGATATTACTGACCAGACAAATTTATTTCCATATATTAAAGCAAACTTTAACGACCCTTTACAAGGATTTTATCGTTTTTTACAACCACCTCCGGATATATCATTAAATGGATTATCAGGACCAGGTGCTTCTTATGTAGATAGACGAACTAATTGGAACGCAGATATTCATTTATTATCAACATATACTTTTTTATCTGAAGAGGAATCTAAACTTTTTGCGAGTAGAGAACAACGGTATTTATTTAAATCTATTTATCAATGGGATTTTTATAATGTTACTGGAAATCAAAAGGTAAAATTGGAGAACACAATGGGTATGGTTGCTTCATGGACTTGGACTTTTGCTAGAAATGATGTTAACTTAAGAAATGAATGGTCCAATTATTCTAATTGGGCTTACTCAAGTCTTATACCAAAAGAAGTCGAACCAGCAGATCCTAGTGGTGGTTGGGTTCTTCCATGTGATCCAACTACATCTGTTGGTATTGGACCAGGATATGATCCTGACACTGGATTTGGAACAGGATATCATATAACAGGTGATTATACACCCGCGAATCAAAAAGATATTTTATTAAATTTAGGTATTTTATTAGATGGAAAATATAGAGAAAATGTTATGGATGCTGGTGTTTATCAATATGTAGAAAAATATAGAGCAAGTTCTGGAATATCAAGAAACGGTTTATATTCTTATAGTTTTGCTTTGACCAATGATCCTTTCGATTTTCAACCATCTGGAGCAATGAATATGAGTAGATTTCAAGATATTCAATTAGAATTTACTACATATCAACCTCCATTAGATCCGTCAGCACAGTTTTATACAATATGTGACCCATCAGGCGGGGGTGTTATTGGTGTTAATAAATCCAATTGGATGCTTTATGATTATAATTATGATCTTACCATTCATGAGGAAAGATATAATATATTAACATTTGTTGGTGGAAATTGTGGGTTAATGTATGCTCGTTAAATATAATTAAACAATTAAAATTATTTGATTAATTATATGTTTTATCTTAACATACTATTTCCTACACCAGAAATTCCTCTTTTTAAATCACCATGTTTATATTTCGTCTCTCTACTATTCTTGAAATTAGTATTGGTATCTGGAGATTTTGAATTCTGTAATTTACATTGAAGACCTTTATATGGATTTGCTGACCAAGCTAAATTGGCAGAATATACACCACAATCAGTAAACATACCAGTAGCTGTTTTTCTACAAGGATAGTCTACTGTAAATTTATAGTCATTTGGATAACCAAATTCTGTAATTGGTAGTATATAATTTCCATTTTCAGCTGTTGGATAATCTCCTAACATATCTTGATAATTTCCATTTTTCTGAATTAAAGGGGATGGGTCAGATAGTTTTAAATTATTAATTTGTTTCTCAGTGTAACCATTACTAACAATTTTATTTTGTGTTTCTCTCCAAAATTTTTTATCTATTGTTCCAATTGGATTAGAACCAGGTGGTTGAATTATATTTTCAACATCCTGAGGAGTAAATCCTTCTTTGTTTCCAAAGAAAATACTTTTTTGGAAACCATATTCTTGATAGATAAAATAAATAAATATTAGAAATACAAAAAAGATAAATATTTTTTCGTCCATATAATTATCTATATATTATATCCTTAACAAAAAAATGAGTTTACTTGTTGTGAAACACGCATAAAAGTTGTACATTTTGACATTTGTTTAATTGTTGGGGCATTAATGTAAGCACATGTGCTTCTAAGACCCCCTAAATAGTCAAGAATTGTGTCATTTAAGTCACCTTTGTAAGGAATTTTTAAAACTCTTCCTTCTGAAGCTCTATATTTTTCCATTTTACCGTAATGTCTTTCTTGTGCTTTATCAGAACTCATTCCATAGAAAGTTTTCATTTTTTTACCATTTTCTTCGATAATGTCCCCGGGATTTTGATCGTGGCCAGCAAATTGTCCTCCAACCATAACAAAATCTGCTCCTCCACCAAAAGCTTTTGCCATATCACCTGGGCATGTTATTCCTCCATCGGAAATAATATGCCCACCCACTCCATGGGCAGCATCCGCACATTCTAATACAGCAGATAATTGAGGCATTCCTACACCCGTTTTAATTCTAGTAGTACATGCGCTACCTGGACCAATTCCAACTTTAACAATATCTACACCGCCTTCTAGAATTAATTGTTCAACCATTTCTCTCGTTACTACATTACCAGCAACAATAATCTTGTTAGGGAATTCTTTTCTTACTTTCTTACAATACTCTACTAGATTAGAAATATATCCATTTGCTATATCAATACATATCCAATTACAATTATATACACTCATAATATCTTTTAATTTTTCAAAATCTTTATCGCTTATTCCAGATGAAACCATTAAATTATTGTCACCATTTTTATATTCTATTGACTCCTGAGAAACAATATAATCATTTTTTTCGTAAAATTTATGTAATGCGGTTATCATATTATGTTTTTTTAAACAATAAGATACTTCAAATGTTCCAGTTGTGTCCATATTGGCTGCGATGATTGGCACTCCCGTCCATTCAAACGATGAATGTTTAAACTTAAAAGTTCTTTCAAGAGAAACTTCTGAACGACTATTGATTGTTGAACGTTTTGGTCGAATTAAAACATTATTAAAATCAAGCTTTTCACCAGATTCAATTTTGTTCATTATAAATATATTATTGAAGAGTATTTAATATATTTATTTTTATTTTTTATTTTTTCTTTTTTTAGTTTTGGAACTTCGATGTCTACTTTTTTTAGTTTTTTTACTAATTAACTTATCAACATATCTTGACTTACAATGTTCATATAGATTTTTGTCTGTAATATATTTTTCTATTCCGGGTGTAGTGAATTTTTGTATATTTTTAAGTGACGAATAATAAACATCTAATTCTTCGCGAACACGGTTACCAGCGGCAGCCTTATATGCTTCTGGAACTAAATGTTTAGGTAAAAATATAATTCTATCCATAATTATTTTTTTTAATCCAATAAATTTAGCTTCCTTTTTATTGGAGACAATATAATTTTGAACATCTTTTTTAGATATTTTATTAGATCTAAAATATTGATTAACTTGTTGAGGATAATCTCCATTAGCACCTTTTAATAACTCACTTAGATTTATACTTTTTAAAACATAGTCTTCTGATTGGTTAACACCTATTAATTCTGCTGAAAATGTATCAAATACTATTGAATTAACGGAAAATAACAATTTTATCGTTTCTTGCCAATAACCTTTAAGGCGTTGGATAATATTTTCAATGCTTCCAGATACATAAACATTTTGTTTTTGTTTTTCAGAAAAATATTTTAAACTTTCTATTGTTGTTCTAGATTCTTTATGTTTTTTTCCATAGTTAATTTCAGATTCGTTAACTATAAATTTAATGTTAGAGGGAACATTGTAATTTTTATTAATAAATTCTACTAAATTTCTTAACATATGTAATCTATCATCTTCTTCTACGCATCTTACCCAAGGTTTATTATAGTATTTATTTGTAGGAACGAAATGGTATTCTATATTATATTTATTATCAAATTTAGAGGATAAATAAGTTGCCATATTAAATGCTAATTTACCTACTGCTCGAGTAGGTGGTGAGAAAACACCTCCATCCCATATATATAATGTTTTTGATTTATTAGACATATTCTTATTATATACGAATAAATTATTATAATTATATTTATTAAATATATATATGAGTTCTACTGAAACAGAAAAAACAGAAAATACCGAAAATACCGAAAATACCGAACCATCTGAAAGCACAGGTTCCAAAGGAAATGAATGGGGTTTATTTGGTGTGAAAGTGCTTCAAACATTTATACATATTTTAATAGTAGGATTATTAGGGGCAAATTTCGTCTATTTTACTAGAATAAATTTAGATTTATTTTTTCCAAGTGAACCAACTCAAAGACCATATGTTAATGAAACTAAAAAAGGATTTAAACTACCCGCAATATTTTCAATGTTTACATCAGGTAAAGAGTCTAGTAAAAAGACCCCTGAGAAAAAGAACACTGGAGGTGGTAGTTGTGGTGCTCCTATTGACTTTACAGAGAGTAAATTATTTGAAAATAAATATTTTAGTGGTATGTTTAAATATGGTTTCCCTTACTCTATGGAAAGTAAAGAGGATACTTTTGGAGGAATAATATCTAATTGGTTTGTAAATAAGGTTAAATATTCATATGTTTGGTTAAGACAAGTAATTAAAGTCATTATAGAATTCACCGGATCAACCTGTGCTATGGCTCCCGATTCTATGAAGTCGATAGTTCCCTTTATATTCGGTCCAATGGCGATAGGACTTATTATGTTTATAGCTTCTATGTGGTGGATACCAACATTAGTAAGTGTTTTCTGGAATGAAAATCAAGATTGGGGTATGTTTATATCAATAATGGGACTATTCTTTGGATGGACATGGTTCCTGCCAATTACTTTATCATTTATTCAAATTATAGGTGTCATGTTTAGTTTTATATTACTACCACCAATGTTAAATGGAAAGAAAATTATGGAAATAATGGGTGAAAAGTTTAATAGTTATTATCTAACTGTATTATTTTTGATATTAGTAATAGTAGCTGCCTTTACCAATTTAAATCCTATTATAGCAGTTGTTATGGCACTGGTGTTTGCCAAACATCTAATACCACCTGGTATGAACCCATTTGAAAAAAAAGCGGCGTCTCAGGCAGCAACAAACTGACAGAAATAATTATATAAATGTAATTAATATAATATAAATACTATTTAAAATATATTATATTATGGGTAAGAACAATAAAAAGAAAAACAAGAAGAATACTAATGGTACCAATAATAATACATCTAACAGTAAAAAGATAACTGTTAATACAGATAAATATCCGTTTGTAAGTGTATGTACTCCAACTTTTAATCGTCGACCATTTATCGAAGGAATTATAAAATGTTTTAATCATCAGGATTATCCAAAAGACCGAATGGAATGGATTATTATAGATGATGGAACTGATAAAGTAGAAGATTTGGTAATTAATCATCCACATGTTAAATATTTTAAATATGATACAAAAATGAAACTAGGTAAAAAAAGGAATTTATTACATGAAAAGAGTAAGGGAGATATCATTGTATATATGGATGATGATGACTACTATCCTCCACAGCGAGTGAGTCATGCGGTTCAGAAACTTCAGGAACACCCTGAAGCATTATGTGCTGGTTCTAGTGAGATATATATATATTTCAAGCATATTCAAAAAATGTATCAATTTGGACCATATGGACCTAATCATGCTACTGCTGGAACATTTGCCTTTAAAAGAAAGTTGATTGAAAATAGATATGATGACGAAGCTTGTTTGGCCGAAGAAAAATCATTTTTAAAGGATTATACGGTTCCTTTTGTTCAACTAGACCCAAAAAAAGTAATTTTGGTATTTTCACACGAACATAACACATTTGATAAACGAAAACTATTAGATAATCCTCACCCAAATTTTGTTAAAGAATCTACCAAAACTGTGGATGAATTTGTTAAAGAGAAAGAACTAAAAGATTTTTATATGAATATAGATTCATTACTTCAATATTATAGTCCAGGTAAACCAATTATGAAACCGGATGTGTTAGAACAAATGGTAAAAATAGAAGAAACTAGAAGAAAGCATGCTGAACAAATGGCTCAAAATAATGGAAATGGTGGACAGATATTGGTTCAACAAGATGGTAAAGACCCAATTGCTTTAAATAATAACCAGATTGTTGAATTGATGAAACAACAACAAGGACAATTACAACAACAAGGAGGACAATTACAACAGATTAAACAAGCCTATGAACAACTTGCTAGAGAGAATATGGAGCTTAAAAAACAGTTACAAGATCAAATGGATAATATTACCCAATTACAAAAATTAAATACCCAATTAATTTTAAGAAATGTAAATGGTGAATCATCTTAAATTATTATTAACATTAAATATTAATAATAATTAACTAACACTATCGTTATCAATTATATAATCATAACAGTTTTCACAATATGATTTATTATAATTATTATTAGAGCATTCATTACAAATATAAATATAACACTTATCACAATTTCCATAAAAATTCTTTCTATCTATCCAACAATGACATTCATCACACAATATAATACAATATTCTATTTTCAATAGAGGAGTTTTTTTGTCAATTTCCTCAGTATATATTTGTGGAATGTATTTTTGTGAAATACATACTCGTTCAAAATTCATTATGGGTAGTTTCATAATAACTAACTCATCTATAGAAAATAGATTATTCCAAGATTCTGGTATTATATTATCAGGTTGAATTTTATAGTCGTGTCTAGGATTAATAATTAAATACATATATATTATATAATAATAATGTTTAAACTATTTATTTTTACATAGAATGATAAATTATATTTCGTGATGTATAGGTGAGTCGGTATTTTTTTCGATTGTATCTTGGCCATCTAGATGATATTCAACACAACATTCACTACAACAGTCACCCCAACATTCACCACAACAAATTAATGCTAACACAGTAGCAACAACAACAACTATTATAATAGTTACGACCAACATTATTATTATACTGATATTGTCTTTATTTAATTTTATATATTAGTTGATATATCAATATCTGAATCTATACCATCATCAATTTCAATATCATAATTTTTATCTAAATATCTATATATACGATTAATATCTAATTTATTAATATCATAATTTTCAAAAAGTTCATATATTTCTTCTTCGCTTTTTTCGTCTCGTAAATTAAGAAAAAAAGCAAATAAATCTTTTTGATCCATTGATAATGTGAAACATAGATTTTGAATGAATAAATAATTATTATATTCGGTGCTATATTTGGTTAATACTTTGGTAAATCTAACCTCTGGTGGATTAAATTTGGGCTTTTTTGTAAATGTATCGTGATAAATTTTATTATTGTAAAATGTTTTAATCATTGAACTCATTTCGTTAAATTGCCAAATCTGTTTTTGAAATGTAATTCTATCAATATAATCTGAAAAGCATATATTTTCAAGAATGTTATTATAGAAAGGAAACGATTCTTTAATTGGAACTTTTCCTAAAACATCTACTATATTTTCGTGCCATAAAAGTCCTACTATGGTTCTATCAGTTTCATTCATAATATTATTATGACTATTAATATCAAAATGATTATTAATTAATTTTTGAGTAATTTTTTTACTATCTTCATTATAAGTTTTTGGTTGAAAAATATTCTGAATGATTTCATTTTTCAATAAAACATGTTGTTTATCATAAATATTTAAAATAGATTTTAACTTTCTTAAATCGCCTTGAATATAATTTAATAAATTTTTCTTAAGAACACTATCAATACTGGGAATTAATTGATTCAATAGTATTTCGGTTTCTTTACTATTAGGATTTTTAATCTCATAACTGTTACATACCTTCATAAGCTCTTTAATTTTTTTATCAATGTGATAATTACCTATACAAATTATAGGATTTAATGTAATTTCTTCTAATTTTTGTTTTTTAGTTTTTTTAGGTCGAATAAGTTTTATTAATTGATTTATACCTCCTTTATCTCCGTTGTTCATACCATCAATCTCATCCATAATTATAGCAATTTTTTTAACATTTTTTTGTAACATAGATAACACATTTTTATCAGACATATTATGCTTTGTTATTGTATCAATAATAGACTTATTTCTAATATCACCAGCATCATATTTGATAATATCATAATTTAACTCTTTTAATATTTTTTCTATGAAAGAAGTTTTACCACTACCAGGGTTACCATAAATATATATACCTCTTTTTGTTGTGAGATCATTTTTATTTTCTTCAAAATTCTTAAAAAATAATTTAATATCATCAACTAATTTACTCCTGTTTAACACACCATTTAAATTAATTAACTCCATATTATATTTTTATATATTTTGTTTTTATGTTTATTTTTATTATACATGTTATTTTCAGATAACTTGTTTAATATTTCTCTACATTTATTACATTTATTTTTGACAGAGACAAATTCTAAGAGAGAAAATAAATTATTAAAACTATTATTTTCAAAATAAAACTTTTTTTTAGAAAACCATTTTGATGTATTTTCTCTCACTAGATGTTTATTTAAAAGTGTATACATATTATTTTTGACAATGTTTATAAAAAATTTATCCTTGTATTTATCCTTTATTTTAATATGATTTTTGACCAAATTATAATACCTTTTATTTAATAACATCTTATCTTGAATTGGTAAATATGATAATATATAAGAAACCAAATCTCGTTTCTGTGTCATTAATTTATATTTTACTGGTAAATAACTGTATATTATACCTAAGACATCATTATTTAATATTACCATTATTAAATAATGAGATTATAATGAATGTTATATTTAACTATATTGTTTAATCACATATGCTTGTATTATTTGTAATACCATCCCAAGTTAAGTCACAAGCTTTAGCCCATTTATCTTTATTACAAGAGCCTGTGGAACCTTGCCAGAAATCTCCAGTGAAATCCATAGTCTTTGAACATGAACTCTTTCCTAAATTTTTGACATTAAAGCATGATTGTTGAGTTTGTGAATCTCCATCTCCCATATCTCCATTTGAATTTACTGTTTTTTGCATGTCTAACCAATAATCCGGACAATCAGACACTGTAGGAGGAAATTCTACTCCGTATTTATTATTGTATAACACAGAAGCAATAAATATCATCAAAATGATGAATATTATAATTGCTATAGTTGCTACTATTTTTTGAAAAGTAAACGCCATTATATATATTTAATTTATATAATTTTTTCTGCTTAATTAATATAATGAACTGTTCTAGCACAAATGGAAGATTAGATATTTTGGGTCCTAATACAATGAACCAATTTGCCTTATTTGATAAAATACCTAATAATGAGTGTTCTAGTTTTAATGATGCTATGATAGGTAATTCTACGGAATCTTCTTTATCTATAGCTTTTTTTAGTAAAAATAATATTCAAATTATTCAAAATGCTATTAGAGCTGGAGTATATGAGGTATCAAATCAACAATATGTTATTGATAATCAAAATTGTGACACATTAAAAGTTATTATGAGAAGTGTTTTTTTACAATCTGCTGTTAATCGGCCTGATAATATTACTGAACAAATTCAAGCCTTGAATAATTTAGTAGTTGAATATTGTGTTAAACATGTTTATAGTGAAGCACAAGCATATATCAATTATAAACGAGATGTTAGCACAATGTATCACCCGATTGACCGTCCGGCTCAAGTTGATGTTGATGATAAAACATTAGAATTAAAACCTTGGTTCTAATTTAGGATAAATTATTTAAATTCAATATAATTAAATAATTTAAATAATACTACAATTGTTAAATTCAAACAAATAGTGAAATAAATTAGACGAATCTATATGTTTTTTATTTTGAATTGAAAAACTAATAAAACCTATTAAAATTGCCACTATTATAAGTAATGCTAGTATATTATTTACTTTTCTTAACATAGATATTTCTTCCATATGTGTTCCTGGTTCAACAATTTTCCAATAATCTATGTAACTATGAGATATGTATAGAATTCCTAGTAATAATAATGATATCATTGTCGCATTAATGGTCATCTTATTAAAGATGGTAAATATAATCCATATGATACCAGATATTTGAATATTTTCAAATGGAGACAACTGGTCAATACTTTCACCATCTGTGAAATCAATAGCAAAATATATTATAAAAAAAATTAATATTTGCTTAGCAAAAATATTTTTTGTTAATATATCTTGTAATCTACATCCTAGTGATTTAGTTACATAATTTCCCATTATTGCTATTAATAATAAAAATATTCCTTTTGTTATACTAAAACTTATTATTGCCCTTTTGGGTTTAGGTTCCATATACATTATATATTTATTTTTTTGTCTTTTTCTTAATTTTAATAGCTGATGGAATAGCCATTTGTGTTTTTAGTTCTTCTAGTTCACTCAACCACATATGTTCAATTGCTGTAGACTTCAACTTTTCTAGTTCGGTAATTTTATTGTCTTTATCTTGACACATCTTATTGTAATTTTCTTCAGTTAAACTATCCATTGGCATCTTTAATAGATACTTATAGTCTGGGTCATATTTTTCTCCATCTAACTTATCATACTCTTTTTCTGTTAACATATCGATAATAACAGTCTTCTTTTTATTTCTTAAATCAATAGTTCCTTTAATATTTTCCATAATAAACTTGGATTTATTTTGTAATAGATTCAGATCTTCTTCCATTGTAGCTATTTGATGGTCTTTTCTCTTTTGATAATATTCCAGACGAATTGGAAAGTAACTATCGATAATTTCTTTTACATCTGAATATTTTGTTAATTTTTCTTCATCATTAAACAAATGCATATTATTAGTGCTAAGTGTAGAATATAATTTCATTGTCTTTTCGAAATTATTATATACATTAGATGAGTCTTTGCTCTCATCAATCGGTTCATTTAATACAATCTCAAAATCAACTACTCTATCTGTAGACATATCATTATAATCTTTGATAAATGTCTTCTGTTTTTTATTTTTATCTACTTCCATTAAATTTTCAATGTGTTGTTTGAAATCGTCTGTCCAATAACCAATAGGAAGCTCCTTTATTTTAATTTTTTTGTCTGTAATTTTTTCATATACACCTTTAACGATATATTTTTTATCATCTGTTTTTTCACAACTCCCTTCAAAATTCTTATAAAATGGAGAAAGTTCAATTTCTGTTTCAGTTAATTGTAACTTGGATTTCAAGATATCAATAATATTATTGATATTGTATGACAAAATGTCAGTGCTAAACCCTGTTCCAATACCTTTACCACCATTGACTAGAATCATTGGAACAATAGGAACATAATATCTAGGCTCCACTGGATCACCATCATCTTCAAGATATTCTAAAACAGGGTCATCCTCTTTACGATAGATATATCTTGTAATTTGATTCAATTGTGTGAAGATATATCTTTCACTAGCTGAATCTTTACCTCCTTGAAGTCGAGTTCCAAATTGTCCATTCGGTAAAAGTAAATTTACATTATTACTTCCTACATAATCTTGTGCCATTCCCACAATAGCACCGTTTAGACTAGCTTCACCATGATGATATCCAGAGTGTTCCGATACATATCCACTAAATTGAGCTACTTTTATCTCTGTAGTCAAATTCTTTTTAAAAGAACTATACAGAATCTTCCTTAGACTGGTCTTAAGTCCATCCATTAAATTGGGAATCGACCTTTCACAATCATATATTGAAAAGTGAATCATTTCTTTGTTGATAAAGTCTTTATGGGATACTTTATTTGAATCAGTATCTAGATAACTATTACGGTCATAATTAGATAACCATCCTTTTCTTTCTTCACTTCTCTTCTTATTAAATATCATATCAATAATATTATCACTTACTGAACCTTCGTGGTTGAAATAAACTATCTTTTTATTGGCAAAATATTCTTTGAATTCCTTACCAGTACTGGTTCCCAATCCCTTGTAATATTTTACATTCCATCCTTTTGTGTCATTTTCTTGTTTCCATACATTATATTCACCTTCATTATAGAATAGCTTCTCTTGACCATTTTTCTTTGCTTTTAAAATGGGAGTATTCATAAATCCTAAGAAATTATCAAGAGTTGATAAAGAATTCCATTGGTCTTGAAATAAATTCAATCCCAGTCCTTTAATATGAGAACCATCTAAATCCTGGTCTGTCATAAATAATACTGAATTATACCTTAGGCATTTTTCAGCACTTTCACTAGTATATGTTTTACCAGTTTCTAGACCTAATATTTGTTTTATTTCAATAATTTCTTTGTTTTCGTTTATTCTTTTCAATGATTCTCCTCTAACATTAAATATCTTTCCCTTCATAGGATACACACCAATTGTATTTCTATCATCTTTTGACAATCCTGATACAATACCAGCCTTTGCTGAATCTCCCTCACATAAAATTAATGTACACTGTTTAGATTTGACAGTTCCGGCAAAATTAGCATCGATTAATTTATGAATTCCTCTAATGCTTTTACTCTTACTACCATCGGTTTTTTTTGCTGCCTTATTATCCTTTACTTCCGTTAAAGCACAAGCAGCATTCATAACACCCATCTTTGCTATCTTTTCAATGAAACTATCACTTACTGAACAGGTTGAACCAAACTTTGTTGATGCTGTTCCTAATTCATCTTTAGTTTGACTATTAAATGATGGATTATCAATATCACATCTTAAAAACAACATTAATTGTTCCTTGATAGTGTTTGGTTTTACATCAACCTTCTTTTTAGTCTTGATGTAAACACATAACTTTCTAATAATTTGATTCATAATATATTCTACATGCTTCCCACCTCGTGATGTATAAATTCCATTTACAAAACTAACTTGTTGAAATTCGTCTTTAGGAGCTAAGCATACAGCATATTCCCATCGCCCGTTATGATTCTCATAAATTCGCTTTGTATCCGTCTTATTACCAACATATAAATCTACATATTGTTCAAAGTTCTTACAAGGAACCAATTCTCCATTGTATTTCACCTTGATTCTTTTATCAGTTACAGCAGATATATCATAAACTCGTTTCTTAAATAAGGCTAGCATATCAGGAGTTAAATTTTCAATTCCTAGTCGCTGATAATCTGGTTTAAATGACACTCGTGTATATGGTTTTACTTTACATTTTTTTATCGATGGTTTACAAATTTCTGTCAGATTATTTTTAAATTCTTGAATATATTTTAGACCACGGATATGATCGACTGTTTCAACCTTTCCCCATGTTGACCAAATCAAGACTAATTTAAATCCAAAACCATTTTTTCCTCCTACAATTTTTTCCTTCTTTTTTTCGTCATAATTGGTTGATGTTCTCAGATGACCAAAAATCATCTCAGGAATCCACATCTTGTATTCTGGATGTTCTGCTACATCGATACCATTTCCATCATTATACATATGAATTGTTCCGTCATCATCCACATTAATTTCAATATTAGAAACCGGTAGCGCGTTTTCTATTTTAGATGAAACAGCTTGCTCTTGTCTAATTACATGGTCTCTACAATTAACAATTCCTTCATCAAATAATTTATACAAACCAGGAATATATTGAAATCCTTTAGAAATTATTTTTTCATCATTGAAAATATAATCTTCATGTTCCGTATTTTCAATCGACCCAATATAGGTATCAGGTTTTTTTAATATATGTTCCCGGTCGGTTAATTTTTGGTATTTCGAAAGTGCTGATTGATTCGCCATTCTACTTGGATATATCTTTCATTTTTATTTATTTAAATAGTTTCAATTTTATTTTAATTATGTATTTATTATATAATTATGTCATTTACTTTTGCTGATGTTAATAGTTTACAAACTGTTGATATGACTCAACCAAGTCCTCCTCAACCTGTACAACCTGGCTACCCAAACCCGCCCGGTCAAATTTTATATGATTCCAGTGGAAATGGTAATCCTTTGGGATATCCTTATCCTTATCCTTTTCCAAATGTTTATGGTACAGTAAAAACTTTACCAGACGCTGATTCTGATGCTGCGCAAAATGTAAGTTATCCAGGATGGATAAGTTATGTACCTGATGGTCTTGAAACTTATAATAACATAGATGTATTTACATCTGGAGAAGGTGGTTTAAATTTGATTAATAAAGCATTGTCTATCAATAACAATCCACAATACCCCGGTGGCTACCCAGATGATCAATATAAAGCGTTTATTGTTGTATTAAAACCCGGAGCAGATAGAAGAAATATAATTAATTTTTATCCAATTAGAGCTGCTATAGGTGGTCCATCTATACCTCGACCTCCCAATCGAGAAGGAATAAGTTTTAATTTTTATGATAATAGTCCGTTTATTGTAAAGGATGCTAACCAATGGAGATTGACAAAAAGCGTTATCGTTCCAGGAGGGACTATTTGGCCTCCATACCAAGATCCAAGTAACATTGCTTTAACTACCAATATTATGGGTAATAATGTTACAGGAAACACAATCGTAGGAGTATTATCTACTTCCGAAATTACAAGCACAGATTTTATGTATTCCATCATATCAATAGCAGGAGATGACAGTGATAAATTTTATATCAATGGTTCAAATTTGTATACTAATCCCAATGTATCTTTAGTTCATACTGGGTCCCCTTACACGGTGACCATTGAATCCACTCTTAATCCAAATGCCAATCCAAATAATTCATGGGGTCAAACATTACCTCCAGATCCAAATGGTTTTTTTGATGTAAGTAACACATTTTTAATTAACATTTCTAGTGGACCTTCCATTTTAGGATTAGCTTTATCATCTAATACAATAACCGAAAAGAAGCCATCAGGAACAACAATAGGAACATTTATTCCTTCATTGAGTAGTAGTGGTTGGTCAAATCCTTCTACAACTTATACTTTACTAGGAGAATCCTCTAATTTTCAAATCGTTGGTAGTGAATTACAAACACTATCAGTTCTAAATTATATAAATACACAATATTATAGTATAACTGTTCAAGCAACTACTACTGATACTAATAATACTGCAAGTTATATAGAATCATTTTTAATAGATGTATTACCACAACCGCTTAATTATGATTTATGTATGAATTCTCATTATTGGAGTAGTAATAAAAATGTAAATTATTATGAAGATGACAGTAAAGGTGTTGTTCAAATTTTACATAATATGGGAACTGTAGAACTAAAATTTAAACATGATATGCGGGGAGGATTTATTGCAGTTGGAGCAGGAGGTGGAGGAGGCGGTGGGCAGCAATCGGTTGGAGGGGCTTCGCCTAATGCTATATTTTCTGGCGGTGGTGGTGCTGGTGGAAGTATATATAAATTGGAATTAGATCTATTTCAAGATATGAGTTTTAATTTAACTGCAGGTGAAAAGGGTGATCGTGGTACTGGAAGAATTCAGGGATCTGCTGGTGGCCCCACACTTATTAAATCTAATACTACTTTCGGAACGGTGGATATAAGTGCTGGTGGTGGTGGGGGTGGAAGTGCCTTTTACGACTCAAGAGATGGAAGTGGAGGAATATTAGTATCTAATATATCTGCTAATACAGGATTTAATTTTGAAGAAACAGAATTATTTATATCTTCTGGTATTCAAATATCTAGAGGTGCAGGTAATAATAATATTAATATAAATGCTGCTCCATTCGATATATCTCTAGTTGGGCAAGATGGATCAGGTGCAGAACTCGGATTACAACAGATACCTGGTCGTGTTACATTTTTAGGTGTTCAATCAGTATTTTCAGGAGGAGGAGGAGCGGGATATTTTGATGGTAGTAGTTCATTAATAGGAAGTAGTACAGTTGGATTAGGTGGAGAAGGTGGTCAAGCTGGAAATGGTTATGGTGGTTTTGGAGGAAGCATATTAACAGATTCTCCAAGTTCTCCATTAATAGCTGGTGTATCAGCAGAAATATTTGGTGCGGGTGGAGGCGGTGCTGGTAGTAATTATAGTGTGGACTATGTAGCGAGTCCACCTCCCCCTAATTATATAAAAGGTGGAATGGGTGGCGATGGAGTTATTTTAATTTATTATCAAATACCTCCTACATCTTTAAATGACTATTATTTCACAGAATATGAATTTAAGCAATATAGTAATATAATTATAGACCCTTATAATGAGTTACCACCAGATATAGAATCAATACATATTAGTGGAGTAGATTTTTTAAAGATAAATAATACAGGAATAATAACAAATATTCCTGGTGTTTATCCAGTCCAAGGTATTTATTACATAGATATTTCTTTTAATTCTAGCAGTTTGGGTTTAAATTATGAATTCTTTATTTTAGATATAACGGGAGGAGTAGTAAATCAGTATTATAATAGTGATTATAATTTTGGATATAATGACAATTTTTCTATAATCCCAAATACAGTTATACCAAATATAGTGAATATAGGATTATCTACTAATAACAGATCAATATTTTCAATAGATAATACAGGCAATATTACAGTAAATCCAGCGTTTGTAGATAGCAATAGCAAAGTAGGAACATATTATATGACAGTATCTATTTTATTTATTGATGGCTCAGTTGATACTGAGTCTTTTCAAGTAACTATACAACCTCTTCCTCCTCCTCCTATTCCTCGTCCAATTTCAAATAGACCGGGTCCTATTCAGATTTGTAATTCTAGATTTGCCAAATGTAATCTAAATAAGAAAACTAAATTTTCATCAGGAAATGTTACTATACAGGGAGCAACTAATTCACAAAGAACATCAATTATTGTTAATCAATCAACCTATAGACGAGGAGCTAAATTAATAACTACTAACCAAGTATTAAATGCATATGGAAGAAGAGCTGGTGGTCCTGGAGGAACTGGCGCTTCTATAAGAAATCAATTTTAATTAATGCGTTAGTTTAGAAATAGTTTATTTTTTTTTCTCTCTTATTTTTATAATGGTTAAAAGACATGATAAAGGACACGATGGCAAATACCACATTGGTAGCCACACTTATGACAAATTAGAGGGTTCTAGAGCTCAAGTATGGCACGGAACTGCTTATAAGACTTCTGGTGACTTGAAAAAATCCGATTTAAAAATGCACAATGGTCGCATTGTTTCCAAAAAGAAGAGCGAGCTTGCTAGATCTCAAAAACACCTTAAGGGGCATCTTCAACCCAAGGGAAGTGGTGTATTTGGAACTATGGGAAAGAAAGGAAAGAAAGGAAAGAAAGGAACAAAGAAGAGAAGAGGTTCTCGCAGAAGATAAATTATTAAATAAATAATTATAATTATATTATTTATTTAGAGTTGTTAATTGTGTTTGTTAATTATTTTTTGAATAAATTCTTTTGAACTATCACTTGTTCTGTAAAAATTAACTAATTCCGCTGGACTAACAATTTCATCTCTCATTTGTGAAAGATATTTAGCAGGAATTTTGGAATTGTAATAGTGAGTATACATTTCTTTAATGGTATTAAGACTAGCATTTTTCATTTCTACTTGTAAATCTATTCTACCTGGACGGATTAATGCTTTGTCTATTTTGTCATAGTAATTGCTAGTTATTATTAAGATTCGTCCATGATTTTCATCAAGTCCATCCAATAAATTCAAAATAAACGATAATGTCAGTTTACAGGTATTATCTTTTTTAAACGAACCTTTTGTATTAGCATCTTTAGCCGAGACAATATCTACTATCGATTCTAAAACAACCATATTGTCAGAAGTATCATTTGTATTTTCCTTTTTATTCTCTCTATCTAATACCAAGTCAGTCATACAATCTACATCCTCAAATACAATAATCTTATTGTTAAAATCTATTGTATTATCACAATTTTTTTTGCTATATGTTGACTCGAAATATGCTTTATAAAAGTCTTCTTCGTTTTGAATTTTATTTAATGGTATTTGGATTAAGTGTCGATTTAATTTATTTGCAATACATTTAATAATAGAGGTCTTTCCTGTTCCGGGAGGCCCTGATAACCCAATACCTAATGTGTATGGATGTCCTTCTGTTTCATACCATTCTTTATTATTCATAAAAAAATCTATTTTTTTAATTAATTTGTCTTTTTCATCAAAATATAAATTATCAAATCTTCGTGTAGATATGAAAGGTCTTTCTTGCCAAGTTATTTTTCTACCATCATCATTACTAGATTGATAATTTAAACTATAAATATACTTATTATTCAATCTAGATTGTTCTAATTTATTATTATATTTTTTAGTTAATTTTTCAATAAAATCTTTAATATCTGATAGAGATAATTTATAACTGTAAATACTAATTTTAATAGTTTCTACTTTACCTGTAACCTCTATCATTTTATCAGAATCTCCATTGTTATCGGAACTTCTAACATGTGCAAATATTTTTTTATCACTATCTAGGGCAAAACTGGCTAAATTTTGGTCTACAATAAAAATATTATTATCCTTAGTGTTATCTACATCTGTATCTATAGAACCAATCATTTCCTTTAATGATGTAATTCCCTGATAATTTAAATCGTTATTTATATGATCCCAAATAGCTTCAAATCGTCTACTCCATATTGTTGAAACATTTGATGACCAATTATTACTTCGAAAAATTCTTTTCCCTTCTATGGTAATTTCACTTGCCATTCTTCCCTTTAAAAATTGAATAATAGAACTTATGTTAATATAATCAAGTATATTAACCATATAATTAAAAAAAGCTCCAACAAATGATGTAAAAACTAAGCTAATAATTAAATCAGTTGTTGGATCGCCTGTTTTAAAATTCATAAGAGAATTTAATTTTAATGTTTGAAGTATTTCACGAGGGTCCATTTTTATATAATTAATTTAAATTTTTAAGTTAATTATATTTATTGTATAATATATCGTTATTTGGTAGGAATTTTTAGATGTTTTCAAATGAATTTACCTTGATAAAATTATCCTCTATGATATATAGTGCTGATTCCTCTTTTATAAACCTTTCAAAATATCTTTTACTTGCTGTAAATTTATTTTTGTTACCACAATATACTTGATACATTTCAGTAATAGGAATTTCATCAGTATATATTTCTGTATGTGGACCAACTAATTTATATTTTTTTAATGAGTTAATAATGTCTTCTTTTTTATTCCATAATTTACATTTTGTATTTAATAAATATTTATCATCATCAATAAATATATCAGGATAATAATGTCTAATTAAATCTAATATATTATTCTCATTAATACTAGTTTTGGTATGATATGTAAACAACGAGCATAATTCATCAATTTCAATTTCTTCGTTAATATTATCATCGCATATTTCCATATTATCATTCCAAAATTTAATGAATTTACTAACTGTTGGTAGTAATTTACTTGTACAATCTATAAATATATCCTTTTCTTCATCATATTTCAAATGTTCGATTAATTTATTTTTAAGAATTGTGGTAAAAAACATATTTTGAAATCTTTCTCCATCTATGAATTTTTTCCAAAGAAACTGCATATTTTTCCAACTAATAGAACATCCAACACTGTTTTCGAGAGTACTGTTTGTAAAATGATTAATTATATCATCTTCTGTATTATTTTTAAGATATAAAGCATATTTTTTTAGATTTTCATCTTTACAATATTCTAACAGAAAGTTATCTGCGTTTTCATATCTAGTTGAATAATAAGCAGCTACGCAAAATAAATCTAATGCTTCATTTTCCTTAACATATGAATTCCAATTGTCAATATTCATAAATTCCCATAAGTCTACAAATCTACAATCCGTAAATGAGTGTTCATAATATTTGAATTTGAATATGTTTAATAAATTTGGAGTTCCGAATAACATACATGACAAAGTAGATAATGCTTTTAAAAATGGTTTTGTCTTAGGATGTAGAAAATAGATATAATTACTTTTCTTTAATAATATGTCTCCTATAATAGTTAAAAAATATTTTGCTTTTTCTTTTGTATCACAAATAGAGGGATGTAACTTGTTAATAACATTTTGAATTGTTTCTGATTCAGGAATACATAAAAAAATGTCTCGTTCCTTTATTTTTTTAAGAATTGTTACCTTTAATTTTTGCTTCCAATCCATTAAGGTTTTAATTGAACTTATAGCAGTTAAAATAGTATATTGGACATCATCTTCTTTCACCAAAGAAAAATTTCTATCATTGTATTCAAAAAACAATTCGGATGTAGTATGATAGTAAAATTTATGATTGTAAAGAAACTTTTGAATAAATTGTTCTGACTCTTTTTCTAATTTATTTTTCCTTTTCTCTCGTTCTATAATTGTAGTATTTGTATTTTCTAACATTTCTGGTAAGTTATTAATACAATTAATCAACCTAGTTAATATTATAGAATTATCTTCGTATTTATCCCATTCATTTAATACTACTTCTAATAATTTATTTTTACTAGCTGAATCATCCATTTTTATAATATATAAGATTGATTTTAAATCTTTTTATATATTATATTATGTCTGATGTATTAATCTTTAATAAAGATGACCAAGAAGATGAGTTCTGGCATTATGTAACAGAAATAAAAAAAAATGCCCGAGTTCAATACTGTCAAGGAAAAATAGGTGAACAATTTGTCAATGATACTTTAGATGGATGTGATTGGGTATTCGTTCATACATTTAATCGAGATATTAGAGGTTTTGCCTGTGTGACTACTCATTCAGATCAGAATGGTAATGAATATTTATATATCGATTTAATTTGTAATTCAATGTTTCATAGTATGGCTACTAGAGAAACTGGTGATGATCGTAGAATAGGAGGTAGAGGAATTATTAATAAAGTCATTAATTTAGGACTTAGATTAAATGTAGCATATATTAAACTAAGTGCTATTGATGATGTTATACCTTACTATTATAAATTAGGATTTAGATTTATGAATGTTGAATTAGAAGATAAAGCCACAGAGTTAGTTGAAAGTTTGAGAGAATCTCAAAAAGAAGATAATGAGGAGGAGGTAGAGAGAAAATTAAATTTAATTATAAAGAGATATTATCCCGGTTACTTGAGTGAAAGAACACAACAACAACTAGGAGTATTATCTGGCAGTAGAATTGAGCCAATGCAGGAACAGGGTATTCCAATGATATATCCTTTAAGCGAGGTTCGTGGTGGTAGAAAAGTCCCAAAAAGATATATACCCAAACATTTGACTAGAAAAGATAAGAAGAAACAAAGAAATATGTTAAAGAAATCGCGAAAAATGTATAAAAAAGGGAAATATTATACAAGAAAGAAGGTTAAATCTTTTAAATCTAAGGTTAGTCCACATATAACTAAAGCAAAAAAAATATATAATTTAGATGAAATAGTACCATCTAAATCCCTTTCGCGTAAAACAGGATGTTCAATTAATTCTTTATCTAAAATCGTTAAAAAAGGGCAAGGTGCTTATTATAGTTCTGGGTCTAGACCTAATCAAAGTGGTCATTCATGGGGATATGCTAGATTAGCTAGTTCTATTACAGGTGGGAAAGCTGCTGCAGTTGATTATAATATTTTAAAAGAAGGATGTAAGAAAAACAGCAAGGCGTTAAAACTAGCAAGAAAATCTAGAAAAAAACATGGATATGGTAAACGCAGAGCACCAAGTGTTAAATTATAAATTATTTACACCACATACATTTCTTTTTGTCTTCTGAACATGAAAGACATTTCATAGGTATTAGATATAAATAACCAAATGGATTAGATATATGGTCGGGATTCGAATATCCATGAACTTTTTTTGCGCCACAATCTAAACATTTTCCCCGACATGGACTTAATGGATATATTACAGTCGTATCTAAATTTATGTGTTTATCGCATATATAATTATATGTAGTCATTTAATTATATATTTACTTTATTTTTTAGATTTTGTTTTATTGTTTTCTCTCCTAGGTTTTTTAGTTTTGGATAATTTCATTGGTTTGTCCAATGTTTTAAAGTATGTCCATGGTTGTGAAGGTCTATCATGTAAATGAGGTCCAAATCGTTTCCACTGAATATTCTGTTTAACAAATTCTTTGGCATAAAAAGGCATTCCACAACTAGCTCCCCATCTACCATAAAATCCCATATGTTTACAGGAGTCAGAATCCGCCACACAACCATCTACTGCTCCTCTTGGTTGATACGGTAAAGGTCGATCAGCTTGACTCATAAAAGCTCTGTCATCTAATTCATAATGAGAACAACATGTTCTAGAACAAGGATTCGTTTTATTTAAATACACATCATAGTGATCTGCTATTATTTCTTGAGCAATTTCAATGTTAATTTTTCCTTTATGTTGTTCCATTAATTCTTCTAAGCGAACTTTTCTAGCACCTTGATGACGTCTTATATCATCAAATCCAGTATTAATACATTCTAAATTTCTAATTCTAGCATCATATGGAGCATTAAAACCAATAAAATATCCATTCTTTTTTCTCTCTACATTTACAAATTCAAGACCTAATTCAACTCTCATAATTTCATTTTTTTTTGTATCAGCTATTAACCATGAATTGGCATAGTCACCTGAATTTCTTTTTTTCAAGAATTCTACATAATCATCTAAAGTATTTGCATATTGCATACAATTTCTTATTCTTACAGTTATTGGATCTTCATTTTTAAAAGCAATAAATCCTCCAATTGTTGTTTCTGTTCCTATAAATCCTTTACTATTAACAAAAAAATCGGTTTGACTCGCTATATACCCTGGTGCTCCTTGAAATAAAATACGATGTCCTTTATCTGGTTTTATGTCAATAATAGTGTTAAAATATTGCCCATCTATAAAATTATCAAATGAATTATGAGCACAACATATTTTTCCGTCATGTGTATAATCTCCTACTGCCATAAAAGCTGAACATTTATCTTTTGAACCACCTTCCATAGAACCAACTGCTGGTAAAGATTTAAGTAAATGTCCATATTTCTCTTTTAGTTTTGGCATCTTATCTAAGAATAGTGTTATTTTTGGAACAGCATAATCTAATGAAGCTATATTATTCCATAAAATTAGTTGATCTAAGTCAACATTGGCTCCTTTGGCAATACCCTTTAATTCATCAAAAAATTCAGGATAATGTTCTTCTATTGGTTTTTTGAAAAGGTAATTGCTTACCTCTACAAAAAAATCAACCTTAAATCCATGAGTATCATATAAATTCCATTCCATTGTTTTTAAACATTCCTTAATTTCTTCTTTTAATAATGTTCCATGAGCGATTCCTCGTTCTGTAGGATTACCTTTTATTGAAATATAATTCCATCCATTTTTTTTAAATTTAAAACCGTGCTTCACTTTCATTATATATAAAATGGAGAATATTTATTTTGTATATAATTAGTCTAATCTTAGTCGTTTTGCTAGTTCATCATCTGGGTCACCTTTATGTTTATGTTCTACTTCTTCATTTTCATTCTTTTTAACTTTTTTGGGAATAGGAATCCCCATTAGTTTACTTACTAAACTAGAGAAACTTATCGCAAATGCCAATAAAATAACAAAGAATGCTATAATATCACTCTTAGATAATACTTGTTTTAGAAAAAAATGATTAATTAATAAAACTACCACAAACTGTGTGATAATCAATAAAAATGTATCTTGAGTTTCTGAAACTAATTTATGTTTATGCCCTAAACCTACTGCTATTGTCATAAAAAACCAATCTAGCCACGCAAAAGGAATCGCCATTAAAAACGCCTTAAACATAGAAATATTTGGATATTTTAGAGTATAAAATTGTCCCCACATTGAAATCGTTTGTGCTATTATGAATGATGCTAAAAATTGGATGTAATATATTATTTTATTCATTGGTATATATATATACTAATGAAAACAAAATTTACAGTTAATAGATTTATATTATGGATAATACTTAATTTATTTGTAGTAGCATTAATGGATTTAGCCTTATTTCATCAAACAACTCCAGATATGGAAAATGCTCCTTTTTCTAAAAAATTGGCCTGGGCAGAGTTGTGGGCAACATTAGAATGGATGTTTGTTATTCCATCAATTCGTATGGGGAACTTATTTTTAACCGCTCCACAGTTATCATTAGCATCCTATGTATTTGATTTTATGGGACAAATAGTTACAAATAAATATTGGTTGAAAGTTCCTACAACAATTGACGATTATATTGGGATGATAATTATTATGATTGGTATGGCCATATCTGCATATAAAATATTTGATTAAATAAATTAAATTTTTAAATATAAACGCATAAGTATTTAAAGATTTATGGTAAAAATTATGTATAATATGTCTTCGTTTGAATCAAATAATGTTTTGACAATTAAAACAGTTCAGATCGCTCCTTTTAGAACTCTTATGACTGCTTTAAAGGATATTTTATTAGAAACTAATATTACCTTTAAGAAGGATGGTATCAGAATTATTAATATGGATAAATCACATACTATGTTGGCCCATTTATTTTTAGGTGCCGAAAATTTTGAACATTACGAGTGTAACAAAGAAAAAATTGTTATTGGTGTTAATATGTTTCATTTATTTAAATTGATTAACTCTATTGATAATGATGATACATTGACAATTTATATTGAAAATAACGATTATTATGATGGTATTGTTTCATTCTTAGGTCTTAAGTTTGAAAACGGAGATATTAAGCAATGTAAAACTCAGAAACTTAGACTTATTGAACCTGATACTGATGAATTTGAAGAACCTGATGTTCATTTTTCTTCGGTTATTAATCTTCCATCCTCTGATTTTCAAAAAATCATTAGAGATTTATCTTGTATTTCTGAAAGATTAGAAATTAAGTCTGTTGGAAATGAACTGATTTTTAGATGTGATGGACAATTTGCTACTGCTGAAGTTAAAAGAGAAGAATCATCAGGAGGTATGGAGTTTATCGAAAAGCAAGATTCTAGTAAAATTATTCAAGGTGAGTTTTCATTGAAAAATTTGGGTTATTTTATTAAATGTACCAATCTCTGTAGTCAAATTGAAATGTATTTAGAAAATGATTTACCCCTAGTAGTTAAATATTATGTAGCCAGCTTGGGAACAATTAAATTATGTCTTAGTCCATTACCTTCTAAACATAATGATTAGTGATTAAATATTATTATTAATAAATTTTAATAATAATATAATTAACAATTTAATTTATAATTGTCACATTCAGATTTATGATATTGATAACCATACCAAGCCGTATAACCTTGTTGTTTAAAAACTGTATGAGCACAATTAGCATTTTTTTGACAATCAAATAGACTGGAACAAGTTGCTCTACATTCATTATATTCAGAATTTGGATCTCCGGAACACCAATAATAACTATTTATTTGAAATAAACCATAATCTGTAGAACCATCTGTATTTTTATTAGTTGAGTCACAATTAAAAGAACTTTCATATTTTGAAATACAGACCATAGTAGGTATTTGAGATGATGTAAAACCAGCATTTTTTAAATAGTCCGCTACATCACATTCTGATTGTTTACTATATACCATCGTCTTTGGTTTATTACTGGTAATGTAACTATAGTCACAATCACTTTGATCCATTTTCATAGGTTTATTAATTTTTGTATTAAAACCGAATTCTTCCAACGACTTTTTAACATCATTGTCATATGAGTTATAATAATCTGTAACATTTCTAGCTAATACAAACAAAGAAAATTTTAAATTATCAGATACAATAGAATATTGATATTCATTGTTTATAATGGGTCCTAATTCTAATACCCAATATGGAGAATTCATATTTACACCATCTAAATTTACTGTTAATTGTCCACCACTATTTCCTTCATCGTAAAAGGCTGTTCCAGCTATTTGATTTATTGTTCCATCTTTATTAACTTGACTATTTAGAACAGAAATTATACCATCGTTTTGAAGCTTGTACTCGGCAACAGCGCAAGTTCCAAATCCCTGAAATGTCATATCTCCTAAATCCTTATAAACTTGATACCATATTCCTTCGTAATTATTTACATTTAATTCTTCTACTGGTTTATATTCTTCAGCAACACAGCTCCACGCTGTTAATACAAAAAAAAGTAATAGACTACTATTTATCATATACATTATGTATTATTATAACTATTACATTTAAATATTTTCATTAAATAATATTTAAATATTTAATATTCGGGGGCATGTTTCTTAAATAAGCAACCATGAGCATCTATACCACTACTACAATTAATCATACTGGCATTTTGGAAATCACAATTACCCAACCAAATTTTAATAATACAAAAGTTCTTCTTAGGAGATATTGTTATACCATTTATACCTTCCTGTAATTTTTTATTACTTGACAAACTTTCTCCTACTAATGAATAAGTTAATTTTTTCCAACACTCATAAACATTTTTGTTACTTACTTTATATGAGAAACAGCCTCCCTTCCTATTTCTTGGATCCTCCCATAGAGGTGTAATTCCTTTCCGCATTATAAACAACATACAATTCTTAACCAATCTTGAAGGTAGCGCTTCACTTATTGCTACAGTATCTTCTACAGATTTTGCATTATAAATATTCTTATAACTTGTTAATGACCAATCGGTATCATGTGGCATATGTGCCCAAAAATTCCACTCGTCATTTAATGGATGCTGTTGCATTGCTGAATTATCACTATGGGATTCCTCCATTATAATATTAGCTATCAATTTTTTTTTAAATGATTTAAATAATATATTATTATTCTTGATGTTGTTTCTGTTGTTCTGTCTTTAGTATAGAAGTAACTAAATTTTTTCAAAAATATTGACATAAATATTTTTTTTTCAATAAAAAAGGATTTTTTATTAATTACTTTACAATACAATTACTTGTTGGCTATTAATTGTTAGCTAAACGACTAGAACGGCGAACATTCCCTGACACCATTTTCTGCTCATTTTTAATTTTAGCTAAACGGCTAGAACGGCGAATAACTACTCTTGTTGCCTTAAGAGCCTCTGGTCTGACAAAATGAGGCCTTAGATATTTTTGAAGATTAAAGTATGTGAGCTGATCGCCTTCTGGGATTTTAAGAAGTTTGATGAGAGTTTCATCAGGTAAAATTTCACGACCATTCGTAGGATTATGAAGGTGACGATCCTTAACATAAGCATTAATGTAGATTGCCACATCAGTTCTTGCGAGTTTGGTACCTTCGGGTTGTCCAAGGAACAAAGCAAGTTCAGAACTAATTAAAGTAGGTTTTGTAAAGCCGGACATTTTGGTTGTTTGATATCTCTAACTATAAGTTTTCAAGATCAATTTTTTTTTAAATGATTTAAATAATATATTATTATTCTTGATGTTGTTTCTGTTGTTCTGTGTTTAGTATAGAAGTAACTAAATTTTTTGAAAAATCTATATCAAATGTTTGTTCTGATATATCATGAACAGGTTCATATGATTCCTTGTCACTTTTTACTTGGTTTCTTTCATTATTTAAATTTTGTCTAGCTCTAAGAACACATGCATGCGAACAAAATGTTGGACCTTTATCATCCTCTTCTTCATCCGTATTGGATAGTTCTGACTCATCAGCTAATTCGTCAACTGATTCAATATCGGATTTATGTTCTGATTCGTCAACTGATTCAATATCGGAGTTATGTTCTGATTCGTCAGCTGATACAACATCTGATTTATCTTCTGATTCATCATATGATTCATATTCTGATTCATATTCTGATTCTTCATCGTTTTCATCATTTTCATCTGTTGATAATTCTGGTATTTGATTGGGGTCTGGTTTTGATGAAAATGATGTTACTCCATCTTCTCCAAATTTTATAAAAAAAGGACTTTTAAGACTTACTGTTGACATATCTTGAGACATATAATTAACAGTATAATCATTCGATAGGGGTCTATTATATACTTTCTTCATATACCATTTAAAAAAGCTGTATTTTAATACATTATTCTTTAATAAAAAGTTTTTCGGTTCTTTTAAATTTATATCAAATTTGGCACCAAATCTATTAGTTAGTTGAAAAATTATAAAATTTATATCAGATTTATTATCTATCGGAGATTTTATATCCTTAATTCCCGTTTCACTTATTATAGTATAATTTTTTTTAGGATCATTCTCACTATAGTCTGTATAAAATAATAAGTCATATTCTTGAACGTCTAATTGATGTGAATCAATATTTTTAATATTAATTAGCTCTTCACCATCTTTTATCAATAGTATAGGATATCTAAAATAATCATTTGTTAAATAATGTATCGTTGGAATTACTTGTTTTCTATAAAACATATTTGTTACTGTTGCTATTTCCGCACATTTCCAACCTATTTCAACAGTTACATCTTTACAATAGTTGTTAGAATTAAGTATTACACTTTTAAATATTTCATATCGTTCGCTGTCAGAATTTTGAATAAACAAAATACTCACGCCGGTAAACATTAACATTTCATAAATAAAATATAAAATATTAGATAATCCCAGTAATATAGAAAAGGCTATATCCATTTATATTAATTAAAAAATTTATATGTTTAAATTATTTAATTATAATTATTAATATCTTCTGGAGTTCCACTAGTGAAATCATTTGGGTCATATTCTTCATTATCGCTATCGGTTTTATTAACAACTGTTGTATTATTTGATGGATTTCTTACTATTAATAATTCATCTGGATAATCGTCAGGATATTTTACATCGTAATCTAAATTATCTGATGATGGAGATAATCCAAACACAAACATTAATACAGCTGTAATGTAAGTCATTAAAATAAATGGGATGAATACTATTAACCATGAAATTATACTTAATCCTTGTTTACAAAGAATATTTAAAAGTAATGTAAAAATAATCATCACAATTGTTTTGAAGAATGCTGTATTATAAAATCCCTTAAATGTATCAATAACTATTTGTGTTAATGAAAAACCCAAATATAAAATTGCTGGAGGACATAGTTTATCTATCATTTATATTATAATACCATAAAATATTTAAAATATTGTGGCTTCTCCATCTTTTATTTTTCCACAAACATTACCTACTTCTCCATCTTCATCTTTGTAAATATTTCCATTCTCCTCATCATCACAGTAATATGTTTCACCATCAATCTCAATTTCTATAACTTCTTCTTCATCTTCTTCTAAATTTTCTGTATCACTTTCCTCCTCTACTTCTTCTTCCTCTTCTTCCTCTTCTTCCTCTTCTTCCTCCTCTTCCTCCTCTTCCTCCTCTTCCTCCTCTTCCTCCTCTTCCTCCTCTTCCTCCTCTTCCTCCTCTTCCTCCTCCTCTTCTTCTTCCTCCTCCTCCTCTTCCTCCTCCTCTTCCTCCTCCTCTTCCTCCTTTTCCTCCTCTTCACAACCACATTCTAATTTGTTACAATCTTCACACAATTGTTCACATTCCTCTTCCTCCTCTTCCTCCTCTTCCTCCTCTTCCTCCTCTTCCTCCTCTTCCTCCTCTTCCTCCTCTTCCTCCTCTTCCTCCTCTACTTCTTTGTCAACAGATTTTGTTATAGATGAACCATCACCCAAATACTGTCCCCATTTGCGTGGCTCTTCATCTTCTACATCGACACTTTCTGTGATTGTTTCTACAACTTCTACTTTTCTAACAATTATATCTGATGTTTCACTAGAAGGGAATGATGGAAAGTTGGGTTTTTCATCTTCATCATTAGAACCAATTCCTTCATCATCACCATCATCACCATCATCACCATCATCATCATCACCAGATGAGTCATCTGATGAATCACTAGCACTAGATTCAGTCTTATCATTTTGATTAAATGTTATTTTATCAAGATCTACATAAGAGGTAGAGATTGGTTTATCTGAAATTTCAAGTTTAATAGATTCTACATCATCAGATGATTGACCTAGATTATTTAATTTTTCTCTAAGGGAATTATTTTCTTCGAGAATTCTTTTCACAAAAGGTAATTGAATAATAATATTAATAATATCATCATATTTTTTCATATCATCATTATAAATTTTTGTCAAAGTGTTTGTAAACTCTTCTTTCATTTTAGTATTAAACTCCTCAACATATTTATTTAAATTAGATGGTTGTGTAAGACGTATATGATTCTCCATTAATTTATCTAATGATATTCGTTTAATATAGTTTAAAAAACATTTAAGAGAATATATATAATGAGTGAATTTACACAAGCTGATACCAATGAAATTATTGAAATTACATGTTCAAATGAAGTGTTAGATATAAGTGGAGGAGGTGAATTTAAGAAAACAGAAAAACAATTGAGAGAGGAAGCATTTATTAAACAGAGAGAATTACAAATAACACGAATTAAAGAAGAGTCTGTAAATATGATATGTAGACAAACCGAATTATCTAAAGAGGAAGCAAAGAAACAATTAGAAGAGGCAAATTATGATTATATGAAAGTTTTAAATAAATATTTCGGGATTATAGAGAAACAAAAAGAAGAAAAAGGGTCAACAAATCAACAGATTTATGGAGAGATACGAAATTTGATGGATACAGGAGCTAAGAATTTTCGTTTAGAGCGTGAACGAAATGAACAAATACAGAAAATGAAGGAAAAACAAGAAGAAATTTATCGACAGAAAATGGCATATATTAAAAAAATGAAAGAGGAAGCAAAAAAACAATTGGAAGTTGTAGAAGAAGTAGTAGAAACAGAAGAAGACAATTAATAAAAATTAAATAATAAAATTAGACTATTTAATTTTTAGATGTTAAGTCATCAAGGACACTCGATTTTTTTGGAACAGTTCCTTTTCGTTTGAGTTTATAAGTAGAATTTGTGGGAATAGTTCGTTGATTTAAAATGAAATCAGAATTATCTTCGTATAATTCTGGAAATACATGTGTTAATGGTTTATCTACAACAATTAACAATTGATCATTTTTAAATAACTCTCTATATTCTTTAATATTCAATGTTCCATAATATTTATCTAGTAAATAATAAGGATTAGGAGCTGGTTTAATATTTTTTTTGTAATTATATATTTTACCATAAACATGATTTAATAATTGATATCTTTCAAATTTAACAGATGAATCTATTTTTTCATTCATTAAATATGCCGCTGAGCATTCAGGACTACAAAAACACCCATATACTTGGTAATTATTCTTAAACTCATTTTTAGGGACAAAAATAGGAGGATTATCGAAATCATAAGTACACCAAAAACAAGCAGATCTTTTATCAGAAATATTATTTTTGTGTAAATTAATCTTTAATTGATTTAATTTGTCCCATAAATCATTTTTACAAGTTTTATTACAACAATTACTCTTATTATCATCTAATATATTATGGTCAGTATTTTTTAATTCATTAATCGTTTTTCCATCATCTTTGTTCTCCAATAAAAAATTATTTGTTTCCATATTGTCAAAATTAAAACTTTTAATATTTTCAATATTTGGATCATATTTTAACGAATAGTCTTTATTTTCTAGGATATCATCAATAGAGCATTTTAAATGTAAAATAATATTTGGTTCGGATTCTTTAGTATCATTTAAAATTGTATTTTGTTGAATAATTTTTCCTCCCTTTGGTTTTCTTCCTCTTTTCTTAGGGGGTGGTTTTGTTGAAGGTGTTTCAGGAGTTTCTTCAACAGTTAGAACAATATTTTGTTTTTTTCTACCTCTCTTCTTCTTCTCGACAATTGTTGAACTCATTTTATAATTAAAGTGATGATATTAATTTAAATGGTTTTGAAATAGTTTTAAAATAAAAATTGATTTTGATTTTTGACATTAAGTAGTTAATATAAAATCAAAATGACAAGAGATACAGATTCGAGATCTTATCGTGGCGAACAATGTAGAGATCAGATGATATGTTGTTGTTTTCCTTGTTTATTATTGTGGTCTACATTAGAAACATTATTAAAAGGGTGTTGTATAACTTCTTTATATATATGTAGTTGTCAATGTTTTAAACAAGAAGGAACAAATATAACACCATATTATGAAAATACAAGTGACCATACAATGAATGAAATAAATGAAATAGACGAAGAATTAAAAGATGCTACGATTTAATTTATGAATTTTGTAAATAGCATTTTCTACAAACTGGTTGATAATCATCGCTACTTCCTACTAATACTTGATTTTCAGAATTAGATATTCTTAAACTGAATATACCTTTATCTTTACATTTATAACAAATAGATTTTAGTTTATGAATATTATCACAATATGGTATTAAATCTAAAATACATCCAAATTTATTTCTTTTAAAATCTCCATCTAAACCAAAAACATAAACAGTTTTCTTATTTGTTTCTACAATATTGATAACCTCTTTAATGTCATCAAAGAACTGAGCTTCATCAACTAATATTACAGACGATTGGTTAAATGATTTTAACTGATAAATATCTTTAATATGTGATAATTTTTCGCAGGGGATTTTAATATTATCATGAGTTGATAAATAATTTTCATCAAACCTATTTTCTAATGAATGTGTAATAACCAAAGATTTAACATCAGCAGATTCTAGCGTTTTGAAATTTTTAATAATTTCTGTTGACTTACCAGCATACATTGAACCAATATAGATATTTAACTCAGGTTTATTCATTAAGATAGATTATAGTATATTATTTATATTATAATCATTCAATTTTATTTAAATAAATAACGATATTTATAGTATAGTATATGAATATTTTTACACCATGGGTTGAAAAATACAGACCAAATACATTTGACGATATTGTATTAGATCCATTAAATAAAAGTATTTTAGAAAATATAATAAAAAATGAACATTTCCCTAATTTATTATTCTATGGACCTCCTGGAACTGGTAAAACAACAAGTATTATTAATTTAATAAAAGCGTATCAAGAAAATAGCCAGAATCAGAACTTAATGATCCATTTAAATGCCTCTGATGAAAGAGGGATTGATATAATAAGAAATCAGATTAATAGTTTTGTGAATTCTAAAAGTTTATTTAATAACGGTATGAAATTTGTTATATTAGATGAAGTAGACTATATGACAAAAAATGCTCAAATAGCATTACGCTATTTGTTACAAAGTTATAAATCAAATGTTAGATTTTGTTTAATATGTAATTACATAAGTAGAATAGATGAAGCTTTACAGAATGAATTTGTAAGATTACGATTTAATCAGTTACCTGAGAGAGAAATTATAACCTTTTTAAATGTAATAAATGAAAAGGAAAAATTACAATATAGTGATGAAACTATACATTTAATCCAAAAATTATTTAATTCGGATATTAGAAGTATGATTAATTACATGCAATCAAACGAACAAATTATTTATAATAGAAAAATTATACAAACAGAATTATGGGAAAAAATAACAGACGATATAAAAAACAAAGACTTAGATGAAAATTTACAATTTATTTCAAAATTAAGTACTGAATATAATATTGAAAAAAAAAATATTATTAAAAATTATTTAAATTATCTTATTAGAAATAAAAAACATATAATAAATATTTCATTTTTGTCTTTTATAGAAAATATTATGCATATACCAGAGTTAAATATAGAGTATATGTTACCATATACTATATTAAAATTAAACATTTTTTTAAACGATGTTAGCATTTAATGCGTTATTTTTGTATATTTTGTTGTCCATAATATTAGGAGATATTAGAGTGATAAGATCATCGTATTAATAATTATATATGTATTGATACGATATTATGACTTCAATTTTATTTATTTTTTCCAAAAAACTCTTTTTTTTGATTATCTGTTGGTGAATAGTAATTATCCATTCGTTTCATTAATTTATCCATAAAACTATTTGGTGGCGACATCTTACTAGGGTCAATAAATGTGTGATTCAAACTCAATTCTTTACAATTGTCATTAGAAGAAGATTTTTGGATAGGAAGTGGTATCGTTCTTTCATGAGTGTAGTCCATGTTTATTATAGATAAAGAAAATAATTGAACCTTTTAAATATTAATAAATATATTTAAACAAAACAATATAGATAATATAGTAATGGAAACTATTGATGATGAATGGGAAAGCTTTTTACAAAATGATGGAGATGACTTAACAGGAGATATCGAGACAGTTACTAAAAATATTATTTCTGAAAATAATATATCAGAATTACAGTCCAATGATGTAAATAGTTTTCCTAAATGTTCACCTATATATATTTCTACAAAAACCAAAATTTCATATTTGAATAAAAATGAAATTGATATTAAAAAAGTATTTTGGGATATTCCTATTTTAGATTATAGTTCTCCACAAGATGGAATTGTTAAAAAACAGGTTAAATATTCATCTACATGTCAAGAAGAGGTAGATGCTATTTCAAAGAATCTTGAAGGTGTTAAATATTTTGAAGAACAAATTATTGAACATATTGAAAATCCGGATGGACGAATTAAATATAAAGATCAACGAAAAATAAGTATTGGTATATGTAAAAAAGATATTTTAAGTTACAGAAGTAAAAAAAAGAGAGCTTTCTTTAACTGTTTCGTTATGATTATGAGAATATTTTATAATAACGAATACAAAGAAATGCATATTAAAGTATTTAATACAGGAAAATTAGAAATTCCCGGTATCCAAAATGAACTTCTATTAGATAAGGTTTTAACACTATTAGTTACTATATTGAAACCTTATGTAGGAGAGGATTTATGTTATCTTAAAGAAAAAAGTGAAACTGTATTAATAAATTCCAATTTCAATTGCGGATATTTTATTGATAGAGATAAATTATACGATTTGCTTAAATACCAATATCGTATTAATAGTAACTTCGATGCTTGTTCTTATCCAGGTATTCAATGTAAATTCTATTATGATAACACTCTATCGGAGCAAAATGGTCAACAACCTAAACATAAAGACTATCAAGAAATATCCTTTATGATTTTTAGAACCGGAAGTGTCTTAGTAGTTGGTAAATGTGATGAAGATGTATTACATGAAATCTATAGATTTATTAGAAAAATTCTTGAAAGCGAATATAGGAATATATCGTGTATAACTGAAAATAATACTGTCGCTCAAAATAATAAACAAAGGAAGAAAAAAATCAGAAAGAAAACTATCCTGATGAATTAATTAGTTATGTTGTTATAAATTTTACATATTGAATAATCTTGTAATTTTTCTTCAATATTTATTGATTCTAAATTTTTTTTAACGATATTATTATCAATATTTTTTTTGTATCCTTTCTTTATTGTATAATTTATTAAATTTAAGTAATTATTAAATATAAATGGCATTGAATAGTAAGCATTTATGTTATTCACAAATACACTATATTCATTTATTTTATCTTTAATCTGTTCATTATTACTTTTGAATATTATCGGTAATTGTATCAATGATTCTACTATTTTATATAATTTTGTGAATGTGATTGTTTGAAGATCTTCTAAGCTATTATTTTGGAAATCAAAATTTTCTATAATTTTCAACATTATATTGTTATATGTTTCAATATATAAGTGTAACATTTCCATTTTTGTTTTTGTTTCTTCGGATTCTTCATATGATTTTCTAAAGTCGTTATTTACTTCAAATATTGTTTTCTTATAAATAAATAAACTAGCATCTTTTGTATTTAATTTTAAAAAACTATGATTATCATCTCCTATTTGTCCTATGAATTCGATAAAATATAAAATTGCTTTTTGTGTGTGATAAATTGTTAATTCTAAATTTTTTGTGTATAATAGTAAAAAATTAAATATGTAAAACACATTTTTTATTCCCTTCATTAAAACATACTTCAAATATTCTGACTTTTGAATAAAAATATTATCTACACTACATTCAATCAATTCGTGAATTAATCCAATATATTTTATAAACAATATGTGTTCATTGGAATCAAATTCCGTTTTATAATTCTCGATATTATTTAAACTATTATTTTTCATTATTATTTTAAAATATTTTATTATTATTTTTTTAATCTATTGAACTTAAATTAACTTTTATTAAATATAAGTATTTAAAGAATTATATTTAATTTCCTATATAATGAGTTCCCAAACTTCAGAACAAAACTATAGAATGCCTTCAAATACTTGTCTTCAACATGCCTGGAAATTAGCTATTGTTGAGGATAAAGAGGTTAAGTCGGATTATTGGACATCATCTCTCGATAAAGAGATTATTATCGGGGTTAAGTCCAATCAAGAAAAATTACTTGTTAAAAGTGAAGATGAATATACTAGTCCTATTAGTAAAATTTACAAGGTTGAGACTGAGTATATCATTGTTACAGAGAATTCTATTTATTTAGTATCTGGTGATATTGATTCACAAAGAATTTCTTAAATAATAATATATATTTTATTATTCATATATATTATAATGGCTCCTGGTGGACAAAGAAGACTTATTTTTACTGGAAATGTTAAAACCAGCTTATTTAATAAATATACGCCTGGCTCGGGCGTTGGAGGCTTAAATGCCTCTGTTCGACGAAATAAATATAGAAGAGCTGCCACTGGTAGTTTATCAATAGCAGAGTTAGAAGCTGATTATAAAGCACGACAAAATGGAACACCTATAACTTATCCAAAAATCCCTTGTTGTCCTTCTATGACTAGTAATCCTTCAAATTTAGCTTCTCCTTACTTACAACACTAATTTATATATAATAAAATAAAAATATATTAATCATTTTATTTTATTTTATTTTCGATAGATCTAATATACAATATGAATCAAAATATTTATACAAGTGCTTATTATTCTTTATTAGTTCAATTTATTATAGCCGTGTTTTGCTTAACAGGAACATTTTTCAAACTTAATAATAATGACAAAATATTAAATGAAATATTAGTTTTAGAAACTATCGTTCAATTTATCGAATTTTTCTTTTACATTTGGCTAGTTTTTAATTTTTCTAATATTAAAATTGATGTTTCATTAATAAGATACCTAGATTGGTTTATTACAACACCAACTATGTTATTTAGTTTAATATGTTTTATGGTTTACTATAATAAAAAAACACAGAACATATCTACAACATCATTGTCTATGAGAGAAATTTACAATAATAATTCTTCTATTATTAACAATATTTTACTATTGAATGCTATTATGTTATTATTTGGATTATTGGGTGAACTTAAAACAGTAAGTAAACATATAGGATTCTTTATTGGAACCATTTGTTTGTCTCTCTCATTTTACTTGATTTATAGTCATTTTGTTAATAATCAACTCTTAAATCAAATTCTTTTTTGGTTTAATTTTATTTTATGGTCAATCTATGGATTTGCTTATCTTATGTCGTTTGACAATAAAAATATTACTTATAATATTCTAGATGTGTTTTCCAAAAATATTAATGGATTAATGATTCTTGGATATATCATCTTTATATATTTTTATAAATAAGTATAAAAATAATTAAAAGAATAATACCTATAATTATATAAAATGAGTTTTATGAATTTTTATTGGAAAATACATAATTTTATACTTGGATATCTTGCTTTTATATGCCGTTATATTGAGGAAAGTAAACTTGATATGCCTCTTGAAGATGTTATGCGATCGGAAAATTAAACAATTATAAACTATAATTTATGATTGTTCATACACACGTCGGGAATCGAACCCGAAGCAATTCCTTGGAAGGGAACTATGTTACCACTACACCACGCGTGTTAAACGACAACCGCTGGATTCGAACCAACGCGGGAAATTCCCAGAAGATTTCTAGTCTTCCGCCTTAACCACTCGGCCAGGTTGCCCTCAAATTTTTTTATTAATTTCTGTTTATATTATTTTATTCATTAAATATATAATGAATAAAATATCAGATAATACATTATATTTATTTTTCGCAATTATGGCATTAACTGAAATTTTCTCTCAATTCTTACTTAAAAAAGGTTCAATCCATAAAGATTATTTAAATATGTATTTCTTTTTAGGATTAATTGCTATTTTTATTACATATGTTTTTCTTTATTTCGTCATGAGAACAGGTAAACATATTTCCGTTATTCATGCTATTCATCATACTTCTATAGCTGTAATATTAGCATTGGGTGCGTTCTTTCTATTTTCTCAAAAACTTGAACCAATGCAAATTTTTGCGTTATCCCTCGTTATCATTGGAACTTTTATATTAGCTAGATCGGAAACTGGTCATCATCATTAAAAAATATTTATATTTATATATTACATTATGTTACAATAAAATTTTATATTTTTAGACAATATTATTTTTCTTAAGTAAGATTTCTTCATCCTCTTCTTTTTTTATATAGTTGTTGTATGATAGTTCAATAATTTCTGATAATTTATTATTACTTATATTGTGTAAATTATCAATCAATTTATGTTCCAAATTTACATCAAATATTTTATGAAATGAAGAGTTTTCATTAGTACTATTTAATACTTCTATTTTGTCATTATTGTTCATAACTGTATATATTTTTTTACTAAAATTTTCAATATAATTATCGGAGATATTTATTTCTGGACTATTGTAAAATAGAGTGTTAGTAGGAATATCTAGAATCGTATACTTATTCTCAATCATAGCTAATCTATAATCCTCATCAATAAGATTTTTGGTCAAGAAATATACTAGATTCTCAGTAAAATGTCCTTGTGCCCACCCTCCCATAGTTAACACAGGGATATTTTTACTCTTTAATGCTAGATATATTCTAGTAGTTAAAGAATGTCTATATTGTGAATATACATCCCTTTTTAAAGATATATGCCAATGCTTTAAATTGAATCCTTTACTTACAATAAAATGACTTATATTCTTTTCCAGTTTTTCACATATAATATCAGTTAATTCATTCGCATAAAATGAATATTTACAGCATACTACGCAACAAAGTGATAATAAATTACCCATATTTTATAATTGAAAATATATGTAAATAATAAATAATTTCAATTTTTTTTTAAAGAATGTCTCTCAACGCCTTTATTTGTTCTCCTGTTAATTTCTCTGGATATTTTACATTAAATTTTATACATAGATTTCCCTTGTTATTTTCTCTCTCTAATCCAAATCCAGGTATCGCTTTTATTAATCCATCTCTCATCGGGGTTCCCGACTCACTATTAAATCTTAATTGTTTTCCACTTATATGATTTATTATAAAATCAAATCCACACAATGACTCTTTTAATGTAATATCTTTATCTAAATGTAAATTTAATCCGTCACGTCTAAATCCCGATGAATTTTGAATACTTATTATTAATTTTACATCTCCTCTCAAATCATTTTTTAAAACATTACCTTTCTCTCGTAATATTATTATTTCTTTATCATCTATTCCTTTCATTATTGGAATATATAATGTCTCATTTTCTATCTTTCTTATATCATCTTCGAATAACCATCGCTCAATTTGAACTGGCACCTGGTCTCCCTTGTATGCTTGTTCTAAACTTATTACCACATTTTTTATTATGGGTGTCGGTTTATTTAAAGCATTTACATCCACTGGTTGACCATTTCTAAATACCCGAACATTACCATTCATTCCAGGAAATCCACCACCCATTGAATGAACACCATGGGGCATTTGACCCCCAAAAAACATTTTGAAAATATCATCTACTCCCCCCATACCAGGTGACATGCCTCCCATATTCGGTCCTCCCATACCAGGCGACATTCCTCCCATACCAGGTGGCATTCCTCCCATAAATGGATTTCTTCTTGACATATTATATTCGTTTCTTTTTCCTGGGTCACCTAAAGTTTCATAAGCTTCACTTATAGCTTTAAATTTTTCCCCCTGATCTCCGGGATTTTTATCCGGATGATGTATTAAAGATAATTTTCTATACGATTTTTTTATTTCCTCTTGACTAGCATTGTCGTCTACTTCCAATATTTTATAAAAATCAACCATTTAATATTATATAATTACATTTACTTAAATACTTATTAACGAATATAATTAATATGGAGTTGCCTTTTATGTATAAATATAAACCTACTATGTTTAAAGATTTTGAAATTGATCAAAATATTATTAGCATCTTGGATACATTAATCTCAATGAATAATTTAAATATATTGTTTGTCGGTGATTCTGGTTCTGGAAAAACATCCCTCATTAATGCTCTTATTAAAGAATATTATAATGGTATCTCATATAGCGATAATATATTAATCATCAATAGTCTTAAAGAACAGGGTATTCAATATTATAGAACTGAAGTTAAAACATTTTGTCAAACACGCTGTTCTATACCAAATAAAAAGAAAATTATTGTTTTAGACGACATTGATAATATTAATGAACAAAGTCAACAAGTTTTTAGAAACTGTATTGATAAATATAGTAATAATGTTCATTTTATATCATCATGTTCTAATATTCAAAAGGTTATTGATAGTTTACAGTCTAGAAAAATTATTATCAAAATGAAATCACTATGTAATAAAAGTCTCGGAAAAATATTATCTAAAATTAAGAAAAAAGAAAATATTGTTATCGATAAAAAGGCTGAAAAATTTATTCTTACTGTGTGTAATGGTTCTATTCGAATATTATTAAATTATCTTGAAAAATTTAAAATTCTAGGACTGCCTATCAATTTTGATTTAGCAAATAAAATTTGTACTAATATTAGCTTCTCTATTTTCGAAGAATACACTCAACATATTATTGATAATAATCTCAATTCGTCTATTGAAATATTTTATAAATTATTTGATAAAGGGTATTCTGTTATGGATATTTATGATAATTATTTTATTTTCATTAAAACAACTGATATTTTAACTGAAACGCAAAAATATGAAATTATTAAATTGTTATGTAAATATATTTCTATTTTTCATAATATTCATGAAGATGAAATTGAGTTGGCATTATTTACTAATAATTTATTTCAACTATTATCTCAATAAAATATACGGACAATTATTATGAGTCAAACATTTAAAAAAATCGTTGATAAAGATATTTTATTTGATTTCTTGGAAAAAATTTGTGATAAAAATGAAAAATTTTATACTTTCGATATTAACGCTTATAAACGAGCGGAACTATTAGATATTATTACTGAATTTACTGAAATTATTAAACCTCATTATCATAAGGCAAAAATGTTTTATCTTGAGAGAAAACATAGTTATTCTAGTTTATGTACAATTATTAGACAAATCTGTAAATTACATTCTATTATGTTCACTACCAAGGTTGTATACAGTAAATCTAAATACAATATTCCTTATTTTATTTATTTTTAAATTCATAGAGAGAAATTCTATTTAAAAATAAATTTACCTTTTCTTAATTGTTTTTTTACTCTTTTTCGTTTTTCGTTTATTTTTTCTGGTTTTATTCTTTCTTGTTTTACTCTTTTTCTTATTCGTTTTTCTATTCTTCCTTTTCTTTTTATTATTTCTCTTTTTTGTTTTCTTTTTTATTGTTCCTCCTCGGAGCAATGGACGTAGTACTGGTCCTACTGCTACTCCACCTTTTGGACTCATATACCATAAATATGAGTATGGATCAATTCCAGTTGTAGCTAGTAATCTTAATAAACTGGCTCTTACAAATGATGGTCTATCACCATCAGCTAATAATGTATAAGAATCAGATCTACCTGTTCCTTTTCCAAAATTAGTGGCTATGGCATTTAATTCTTGTCCAAAATCTCCCATAAACTTTTGTGTTAAACCACTCATTATAGTATGTATAGCATTAGCACCGGTTAAATAATAATCTAAACCTCCAAGACCTAGTCCTGCTGTTATGTCATTAAAAACACCCTTAAATACAGTGTTCGCGGATAAAATATCTATGGCTTCGTCTCTAATTACTGATTCTATTCTACCTTCTATTATTTTATATTCAGCAGGAGTATTTTTATAATTTGCTCCAGGTCTAATAGTATATGCTAATAACGCACGACCTTTGTTTCCTCCCTTTGGTTTAAATATTAGCGATAAATTAATTAAAAACCCACCCGTTCCAGTAATTTGTATGTCCATATTATCCGTAATTACATCTGCGTCATGTCTATTCGATGGTGTTCCATCGCTTTTTGTCTTACTTGGATCTAAACCAAAATTACATGAACCAAAAGAACCTTGAGCATCAAAAATAGATGATATTGGACACTTAATCTGAAAAATATCAATACCACTACTACTTTCATAATCGGATAATACTTTTATCATTTTTTCTCCGTTGGAAGCTTTATCCGATAAAGCATTATTAATAACCTTAACTGGTTTGGTTGCGGTTGGAGAGTTGTGGATAAACTCTCTTAACTTTTTAGGTTGCCACGATCTAACATCACCATACTCTTCTTGTGTCATTTTAGCTGGGTTTTTATTAAGCCAATTTCTAAAACCGACGTATAATTTAGTATCTACATCAGAAGTAGAACCACCAGTCGCAATTTTATCAATTATATGTTTCTGTGTTAAAAAAACTTCTCCAGCAAGAGCATTGGATTGTGCTTCGCTATTATTCTCAGATGGAGTCATAGAAGTAAGAGGAATATCAATAATCTCATTAACTTTTTCACACACTGTTTGTAATATCATATTAACTGGAACTTGAGCGTCTTGGCTAAGACTAGTAGTCTTAGTTCCTTGTATTTTAATTTTACTATACCTAACAACCGATACTAATCTAATTATTCTTGCTTTGAGATTTGTTGTTATAGTATTAATCGCCTTATTTATACTAATTATTAAATTTCCAGGGTCTGATCCTCTTGGTACTCTTGCTCCTAGTTTAGGAGGGGTAATATATTTTTCAATTGATGTAAATAAAGACCCCGTCCCTTTTTTTGGTTTTAATTGGTTTATTATACTCTTAGGATTGGTTATGAATTCCCCTATAAGTTGTCCCTGTAAAGCACCAATTATCGTATCGAAATTGGTTGGAACACCATATTTATCTTTTTCTTCAGTCAGAATTTGAATCATTAGACCATTAATTAAACCAGCATATACATTTTTTAAAGTACTTATTAATTCATCCTCACTAGTTATGTCAGTGTATCCTATCGTTACTGTCTTAGGATAATCATTAAACACAGGTGTCACTGGTCCTAAACCAGTTGTCATATTTATAATTTGTAATGATAAGATAACTTCATCATCATCATCTCCTCCCTTTTGTCCAGATGCGATTGTCTTTTCCACAATTTCCTCTTTTTTATTTTTTTTAATCGAAGTTAAATATTTATTATCATCACTCCATTCTGGAATACGAAGATTAAAAATCTCATTAAGAATACCCTTTTTTTTTTCTTCATCTTTTATTTCTAGGAATTTTTCCTCGTTAGTGTTAAAATGATTAATGAAAAAAAAGAATATTGCGTCACGAATAAAATAACTGTCATTAATTAGATAAATAGATAATATATTGTTAATATTATTGATATAATAATTAAATATATACTTATAAAAAACAAATATATTATTCGTTTCTTTAAGGTATGGTCGAGAAATATCCGTGTCTATTGACCATACATCAATTAAAGCATCATCGTCTAATTTATCATATTCATCAAATTCTTTTATTATATGTGTTAAAGCATTATTAAGGTAACTATATTCTTGATAACGGTCGGATATTGTTGCTTCTGCTGTTGATGCTGCTTCTGCTGTTGGTGCTTCTGCTTCTGCTTCTACTGCTGGTGCTGCTTCTACTGTTGATGCTGCTTGTACTGATGCTGTTGGTTCTGCTGCTGGTGCTGATGGTGCTGCTGCTGCTTCTAATGTTGGTGCTTCTGCCTCTACTGATGCTGCTGCTTGTGCTGCTGCTTCTGCTTCTGCTTCTTCTTTTGATACTATTGCTTGTGTTGCTGATTCTTCTTTTGATACTGCTGCTTCTGCTTCTCCTTCCTGGATTCCTTGTTTTAATTCTGAATCTCCTTCTTGGATTCTTTGTTTTAATTCTGATTCTTCTTTTTGTATTCCTTGTTTTAATTCTGATTCTCCTTTTGTTAATGTGGTGGCTATATCAGTATTTTTTTTTTTATTTTCTATTGGCATTAACGCATTATCTTTTTCTTCTTCTATTTCCTCCTTTATCATTGATTTATCTGGTTTATTCACTTTTCCTCCAACATATTCATCTCCAACATATTCATCTCCACCCAATTTCCGACCAGCACCAGCTATATAATTAAACATATACATTCTAATATAATCTGTCATTTCAGTAGTACTTTGAATACCATTTATTGTATTACTTCTTGATTGTGTCATAGAACGTGTCGTAATACGATTAATCGTTGGTGCATTTAATACCAATATATTATCCATATTTTTTGCGTCCACATCAAATTCATTTAAAAATGAGTTATAATCAGCTCCCAATGTAGAATAAAAGATATTAGATTCATTGTCTGGACGACCAGTAATTAGACCATCCTCATCTACATTAGGAACTAGTAGATCATCTTCACTAGGAACTAGTAGATCATCTTCACTTATAGCTATATTATTAAAAACTGTAGATGGTGAATCAGGTTTCATATCCTCATATGAGTTAATCGTTAGATTGTCATCGCCTATGTCTCCCAAAGGGAATACTGATGCTGGTGCTGGTGATTCTAAGTCCATCCTTCCGTCATACTTCCCACTTCCTCCTTCCTGATATATACCATGAATTTTAAGATTTTCTAATTGTTTATTAAGTTTAACATATCTTGATCCAGCACCAGCTGGATTAAAATCATGACATGGTTCATGTCCTAAGATATTTCTAATCATAAAATTAGTCATTTCGTCACTTATTTTAATTTCGATAGGAGCCATAATATATATTATATTACTAAATTAATTTAATATATATTTAATTACTTAACAACAAGTATCTTGCGATTATAGTATCACTGCGTAATACTTGTTCTGGATTAAGTCTGGCGAACCATTGTAAGTTTGTTCTCAATAATAACTTATTGTCAGGAATATAGACTCCAAAAGCAGAACTAGAAACAGAAAAATCATCATCATCGCTTAATAAATTATCTATTAATACAGGCTCATTATTATCTGTTTTACATCCAAAATATTTGGCATCTAATGGCATAATTTTTTTTTGTCGAACTTGAGAGTATAACCATTTATCGGTTTCTCCTGTAAACTCTAATTCATTAGTATAATCAGATGAAACAGTTCGTTCTAAGAAATTAATATATTGCTCCATAAGTCCACAATCCTTTTTACACCCCATAATTTTGTTATTTGGGAAAAACTCTTTATAAGTGGCAACATTACTGTCACTTGGTAATTCACCACAAAACATAGTAGCTGATGATAATCCCTTACTATATAATGGTTTCAAGTTTTTAAGACATATAAAAGATGATGGAATTGTCATACCTCCATAATAATATAACAGTTTTGCCATAGCCAATTCTCTTAAATGGGGTCTTAGTGGATTGGGTAAATTAGCTACCTTGGTGCTCCATCCAGGAATAATTTTGTTAAATGACTTGTCATCAATCAAACAAATATTGAAAGAATCACCACATTTGTCAACAATAGATTTAATAGTTAAATATTGGTATGGTTGATTAAAACAAGCGGTATTTCTAGAACCAAATGATGGCCACCATCTAGCATTGGTATCAAAAGCGACATGTATCCATAATAGTGGTTTATTTGTTCTGGCTAAAGTGGAATCGTTTAATAAATACTTCTTAATTAATTCATATTGGTCTAATTTTTCTTGTTTGGCTTCTGTTTTCTTATATTTTTCAAATATAAATCCTAACACAATTAATAAGAGTATAACAAAAATATATTTTGCGTAATAATTCATATATATTACATCTACAAATTTATTTTTGAACATTAATAAAAATAAATTTATAATATTATACAGCAAGAAGATTTAACTTGCCCTACAACCGGAGGAATTTTAATAATTTGATTATCAGTAAAAGGTCCATTTATATTTGGTCCAGACTGCCACCCGTAATCATAATACCAGGTTTGTAAACTATTTATAGTATTATTAAATATATATTGTAATCTAGTATCGCTTTTAAGAACTTTAATACCTCTAGGATCACCATGTTCTGTTCCTCCTACCCATTGATTATATCCAGGAGGATTATTAGATGACGAATTAGCAGAATTGTCTAGATAGATAGTTATAGCCACCATTTATATTATAATAAAATATAAAATTGATATAAATATTAAACGAATAAATAAAGTAATTAATTAAAGATATGGGAAATGTATTCACACAGAATATAGGTAATAAAATTACTCCATTTATAAATGATAATGAAAATCAATGTGTTATTTGTTTAGATACTTTGGAAAAAGGATTACATCAAAATAAAGAAAATATTAATCCTACAAAAATGTTTGTAAAATGTTTTATCTGTAATTTAACAGTTCATTATATATGTGAACAGCAATGGTTACACGATAAGAATTTTGTGAAATGTATTCAATGTCAAAATGTAGGAACAGGTTATGTTTCGACTACTGTATAAATATTAATTTTCAAGCCTTTTTAAATCCGACCAAAATTTATTATAATTTTCTCTAGCCTTTTCATCTTGATTTAATAATTTATATGCTCTTCTAATATTAATATCCTCGTCTGCTGTTTTCAAATTATTTAATTTATCTTCGTGGCTAGAAAACCATTCTTTTTCGTTTGCGACAGAATCCTGTGTTCTAGCTCTATTTAATTCATCTACAGTTGCGTATTTTTTTCTATTATGAAAATCCTCATCCGTCACGGGAATAACGGATTCTACATGGGCTTTTCTTAAATCTTCAAATTGAAGTTTATCAAACATACCAGAGCCATAATTTTCTGGAACTTCTCTAATTAAATTATCACCTCTTCCATTAACAGAATCTTGGAAATCATTGTGAACAACAAGAGCTCGTAGTTCTTGTTTTTTATTTTGTATATACTCATTCATCTCTCCACTATTTGAAATTTTATCTGTTACAATATCATCATTAGATTTTAACCAGTCACCATACCCAGTTTCTTCTATATCATCTTTCATTTTCATCTTTTCAAATGTTTCATTAAACCATTTGTTATAATCTTTTTGGTCCATAGAGCTTATTTTTCCATCAATTAATACATTGTGTTCATTTTCCCACAAATCATCTTTCTCATACTCTGTATTAGTAGTTGTGCTACTTTGTCTTAGACTATATATTTTCAATAAATATTTGTATGCTTGAGAGAAAAAGAGAAAATATTCTTTATCTAAACCAGATTTATCTGGATGTGTTTTTAAAACCATTTTTTTTGCCTCTTTTAAATGTGATTCTTCAAAATGAAAAGGTAATTTAAATAAATTTAATAGGTCATTTAATTCATAATTATGTATATTTAAATCTAATTTATCCATTTAAATATATAATATCTTATTTTTTTAACTGATAATTTTATTATATAAATTATTCACATTTCATTAAAATATGAATAATTTAAAAGATAAATAAGGTGGTAAATATACATAATTATCAGTCTGATTTTATCTTCTTCTGCGTGTTGATTTTTTTCCGCGTGTTGTTTTTTTTCCGCGTGTTGTTTTTTTTCCGCGTGTTGTTTTTCTGCGTCTATTTATCTTTTTTCCGCGTGTTGATTTTCTGCGTCTATTTATCCTTTTTCTTTTTAAATAACCACCATTATGTTGATTCGTATGCTGTACAGACTCTATATCAGTATCAAATATAACATCTCTTGTTCCGTTATTCTCAATAACAATTGTCCTAGCAGCATATGTATCAGCATAACGAGGTTGTCTTCTAAGACCTTCTTTGATAAATGTGCCATATTTAAATGTTCCATCTGTAAGTTTAAATTCGTAATATGTACCTTTTTTAAGAGCCTCTAAATTATACATTATAATATATATATCTATTTTTTATTATTTAACGCAGTTTTCTACATCTATCGAAAAACTGATTAACCTCATTTAAATCAGCACCAGATATACTATCATCAGGTGCAAAACTAGTAGTTCCTTTCTTATATGCTAACATTGTAGGTATTCCCTTCATCATTTTTTTTGTTTTCATAAATGCGAATAAATCAAATGACTCGTCTACATCTACTTCATAACAATGAATTGTATTGGAACTAATAAGTTGAAATTGTCCATCAACATATGGTTTTATTTTCTGACATGGTGAACACCAATCAGCAGTGAATTTAAAAATTAATACTCCAGGATTATTCCCTAAAAGAGTTAAAAAATCTTTTCTATCGCCTTCAAATTCTTGTGCCATTATATTATTTAATGTGTTATTTTTAAATAAAATTGACCTAAATATAACTTATACATAATTATACATAATTAAGTATATGTATTCAAGTATGTTAGGGAAAAACTCTTTAAAATTATTCGATGTTACTCTTAGAGATGGATTACAATCCTTGAAAAAAATATATTCGTTGGTGGAAAAAACAGATATATTACATAATATAATTGTTAACAGATTTCCATCAGCAATTGAAGTTGGTTCCATTGTTTCTCCCAAAATATTACCTCAAATGGAACAATCTATAGAGTTATTTCATGAAGCACAATTTATTAATATTATTCTACCTAGACCAATCGATTTATATATGTTAACTCCAAATCTTAAGAGTGTTAATATTGCTTCTGATCATGATATAACAAATTTCTCATTTATAACTTCTGTTTCTAATGATTTCCAAAAAAAAAACACAAACAAAAATTTAACAGAAATTAAGAATGAAATAGAATTAATGATGAAAAGAGTAACTCTAATTAAAGATTCAAAGGTTAAATTATATATATCGTGTATTACTGATTGTCCGATTTCTGGTAGGATAGACAATCAGAAAATTATAAATGAAATTCTTCACTATTATTATACTTATGATGAGATTAGTGAAATATGTTTATCAGACACATGTGGAACAATGGAATTTAATAATTTTAAAACTATTATAGATGAGTTACTAAAAAGAAATGTAGATTTCAATAAAATTAGTTTACACTTACATAATCAAGAAAATAAACAAAATGTAAAAGATATTATTATATATGGTATGAAAAGCGGAATATATAGATTTGATGTTTCTGATATGCCTGAAATAGGAGGTTGTACTGTAACATTAGACAATCCATCAGGCAATTTATCTTATGATGATGTTAAAAGGTGTTTATAAATTAACTATATCTTCTATCTGTTCTACAGATACATCTGGAAAATCAACATGACATTCCCAAAAATATTTACAAAATGCCCATTGAAATTCATAATCCATCTTATAATTACTTTCATATTGTGATAATAGTTTATTTTCTATTTTTCTTGGTAATAAATACAGACTATTTTTTGGTAATACATAACTCAATTGAACGATTTCAGTTACAGGTAATTTTTCTTTTACATCAATTAAATCTTCATCAAAATATGGAATATATTTTAATAAATCCTTTAATAGTGGCGGATAATGGTATTTATAACACCATCTCCAATCAACACAACCAGAAGAATAATACTTAAAAGTCCATTCTAGTCCTTCAATATAATTCAATGATAATTTTTTCATTGCTTCTTCGTCTTTATAATGAATATCAAACAACATATCATAATATCTAGCTTCCCAATAATCATCAAACGGGTTAATATATTTTTCTACTTGTCTTTCCTTTGAAGGAGCATATAACATTTCTTTATCAAATTTACTTGTTTTATCATCAAATGGAATATTACGCTTTTCCATTTTATTTCTAATTTTGTATTCTTGTATTATATTATCTTGCTCATTTTTTCCTAGTTCTTGTATTAATAATCTCACATTTTTCCAAATAATTTTGTTGTTGTTAACCAAATTTTTACATTTATTACCTATTACATTTCTATAAGTTTCTAATACAATATCCATACCATTATTTCTTATATTTAAAGCTGGAAAGTGGGGTAAAAAATCATTTCCTAATAAAAAACACAGGAATATATAATCAAAAACCCTATTTTTTTCAATATTAGTTGTAGGCTCAACATCGTTATTTAAATACAAAACCATATTATCTTTAAATTGCGGGATATCAATCATATATAAACAATTTGGATCTAATGATTTATCAATACTTTTAATAAAATCAGGTGTTTCTCGAAATAAAAACATATTAGTATTATACTGTAAATGATTAATTGTTAACATAATAAGGTCAGCATCTAAACCATATATAACAGTTTTATCATTCATTATTTTTGTTGAATTATTTCGAATATATTCGAAAATTTTGTGCTCTCCTTCACCTGGTTCATCACTTCCACTAACTATAATCTGTTTTACTTTATAAGGAATAGGTGTTCTGAAATGGTATTTAATCTGTAAATTTAATTTATTCATAAATTCTGTGCCTGGTGTAATAGCAGTGCTGTCCCATTTTTTATTATCATTTGAGTCATAATTATTGATAAACCACGATTTATATCTTCTATTTTTCTGTTGATTTAATTTGGCAACAGGAGCGACACCATCAAATGCTATATAAACCACTTGATTTGGAGATATTTGCTGTATATAATCTTCTATTTTTTTACATACAGCACTAATTAATTTACGCTCAAAATCATCATTATTTTTATATTCAATTTCTCTCATTGAATCATATATAATAGAATTGCTATCTAAGAAAAGATTATTAAACAAAATATCTTTTTGTGAAAAATTTTTTTTAAATTTCTTTAAAATATTCGGATAATTTTTAATAACATATGAGAAGTAAGAAGGTATACCCATTATATTAAATATATTTATTTTTTTAATATAGTTTTAAAATCATTATATTTGAGCAGTGTATTATTTAGAAATATATAAAAATAATAAAGAAGTATTAGAAATTAAATTAAATCATTATATTATACTAATGAAAAATATTGTTATTTCTCAAAATAGTGATGTAGTGGAACCGAATTTATCACCCAAAGATACCCAGCGGTTACTGAATACACAGATACAATATTTTCACGAATTAATACAAAAAACATTAATATCAATTCAAAAATATAAACAATTGGATGTTATTGGAGCTAACGAATTAAACCAAGGAACCCAACAATTAGAAAGCTTATACAGAGAATTATCAAATAATAAAATTTTATTAAAAAGTAAAACAAATCTTTCAAAAATTAAGTCTAACATTGAAGTAATTAGAAATGATTTACATCAAATATTTAAAATGTATGGAACAGAAAATATTCACGATTTACTGAATGTAGTATTAGGAGATAATTATTTAACTAATATAAACTGGAACAAGGAAAAATATTCTCTCATAGAAAAGCATTTTCATCCTATTAATTTCAAAACTATGGTTTGGAAAAGTGATCGAAAAAATACTTCTGACAAAGTAATTGAAAAGAATAAAATTGTCGAAGACTTTACTATTGTAGAGAAATCAAATAATCTCGACTGTTTTGATTTATGTAGAACAAATGATACATTTCAAGCAAAGGTATATGGTATTAAAGTCGCTATTCATAGTGAAAAAGATAGAAAAACAATAATAATTGCCGGATTAGTTGATGACTTATTAACTACATGTATTGATAATGACTATCTGAATAATAAAATAGAATCATTAATTAAAGATTCTAGTTCATATAGTGAATATGATGTGAATATGTTTCATAGATTTATTCATTCTCTCACCTTAAAAGAATTAATAGTTTATTCTACACCTGAATTAGTTAAAAAATTTCAAGGTTATTTAAGTCAAGTATTATTAATTAAACAAAAAACCATATCACAAGTGGTTAAAGAGTTTATTAATAGTGATTTATACGGTCAACGCAATACTTTGATTCAACTTTTATTAAAGTCAGACGAACACGAGTATCAATATTTAGCCTATTTATTATATGATTTGTTATCTAATGATAATAATGGAAATGTTGATACATCTGAACAAACATTACTATTTGATAGCTTACCGTGGAAAATTAAAAGTTTTTTTAAGGATGCTATGAAACAAACTATAAATTATACAAATAACTTGTCTAATTTTGATAACAGTAAAATACCATTAGAACAACAAATTTGTCTAATGAAGGCTTCTGATTCTGTCAAAGAAAAAGCTATGAACAAATTAAAAGAGGTTAAATCAAAAACAGACGATACTGGTTCAAAAGCTAGAAGTTACTTAGAAGGCTTATTAAAAATACCTTTTGGAATTAATAAAGAAGAATGGATTTTAACTGTTATGAATACTATCAAAGATATATTTAAAAGGTTAATAGAAAATGTTATTAAGTTAGATAATAAATTTATTATAGATATGGATAATATAACTAATATTAAGATTAAAAATACATGTTCTATTATAAAAAAAGAGTATATTGGAAATATTAATAGTAAAATTATAGAAAATTTAATAATTAATTATACGCCCGACAAACGAAATGATTTAATAATTAATATATGTAATATTAATAATATCATAAAAAAAAATAAAATAAAATCCAATAAACTAGTTCATTCAGGTAAGAAAATGGATTTTATGAAAAATGAAATTAAAATGTTTATTATCAACAATAATAGTAATCTTCAGTTGATTGAACAATTATCTAATTTGAAAAATTTATCAAACATTTCTCTCGTTGAATCAATAATAAATGACATTGAACTAATTGAAAAGAAGTGGGATGATATAAATCTATATATGAATAATGTTAATGATACATTAAATGATGCTGTTCATGGTCATGAACAAGCTAAAACACAAATAGAGAGAATTATTGCTCAATGGATTAATGGCGAACAGAGTGGATATTGTTTTGGATTTGAAGGACCTCCTGGTGTAGGTAAAACGAGTTTCGCTAAGAAAGGTCTAGCTATGTGTTTAACCGATGATAATGGAGATTCGCGACCATTTTCATTTATAGCTATAGGTGGTCAAGATAATGGTAGTACACTAAATGGACATAATTATACATATGTAGGTTCTGAATGGGGTAAAATAGTTGATATATTAATTAAACATAAATGTATGAATCCAATTATTTTTATTGATGAATTAGATAAAGTTAGTAAAACCGAACATGGTAAAGAAATTATTGGAATATTAACTCATTTAATAGATGGTACACAAAATGATTCCTTTCAAGATAAATATTTTAACGGAATTGACTTAGATTTATCAAAAGCATTGTTCGTATTTTCTTATAACGATGTTAGTTCTATTGATAAAATTTTATTAGACAGAATTCATAGAATTAAATTTGAACATTTGACAATAGAAGATAAACTGGTAATAACAAAAAAACATATATTACCAGAATTATATAAGAAAATGGGTGTTGAAAATTGTATTGAGATTACAGATGATAATGTTGTTTTTATTATTGAAAATTATACGAATGAACCAGGTATTCGAAAATTTAAAGAATTATTATTTGAAATTATAGGAGAGATAAATTTATCTTGTCTCAAAGACTATAATTCAATTGAATTACCAATTACTATTTCGAATGATGATATCAAATATAAATTCTTAAAAGAACGTCATGAAATATTAGAAAAGAAAATACCTAATAAATCAAATATTGGTGTAATAAATGGACTATGGGCTAATTCTATGGGACAAGGAGGTATCATCCCTATTGAAGCAAGATTATTTCCATCTACATCATTTATGGATCTTAAATTAACTGGATTACAAGGTGATGTAATGAAGGAAAGTATGACTGTCTCGAAAACATTAGCTACAACACTTGTAGAAACAAGTATATTGAAAAATAAAGTAAAAGAAATGGAGGAAACCAAAATACAAGGTATTCATATTCATTGTCCCGAAGGTTCTGTTCCCAAAGATGGTCCTAGTGCTGGAACTGCCATTACTTGCGTATTGTATAGTTTATTAACAGAGAGAAAGATTAAAAATACTATAGCAATTACAGGTGAAATAAATTTACAAGGTTGTGTAACTGCTATTGGCGGATTAGATTTAAAAATATTGGGTGGTATTAAAGGAGGTGTTAAAGAGTTCATCTACCCAAAAGAAAATGAAAAAGATTTTAAGACTTTTATGGAAAAATACGGCGAAAAAGATTTTGTTCAAGGAATTCAATTTCATCCAGTTGAAAATATAAATCAAGTATTGACATTAATTTTTGAATAATAATTCTGACTATATAATATATATAATGGCAATGCAATTAAGTTTTAGTAATCTATTACAGTTTTTTGCGGCAATATCTCCTATATTGTTAGCATTCTGTCTTGTAATGATATCATTATTTAACTCAGATATTAAAGGTATGGTCTATTTAGGAGGTATTTTAATAGCATGTTTAATCAATTTGTTTATTTTAAATACATTAAAGGTTAAATCAGAAAAATTAATTCCATCTTATTGTAATTTAGTTGAGTTCCCATTTAATCTTAATGAGTATATTAGTCCAGCTTTTAACAGTATGTTTATTGCCTTTACACTAGCATATCTTTATATGCCTATGCAATATATTTCTGGTATGAATTATCCTGTGATTCTATTTATTACCGGATTACTAGTGTTAGACGCAGGAACTAAAATAACAGGTGGATGTACAACATTTGGTGGTGTAGCTCTAGGAACACTAATTGGTTTTATATTAGGATTATTATGGTTTATTACCTTTTATTCTACAGGACATGAAGATTTACTATATTTTAATGCCGAACCTTCTAATAATGTTGTTTGTGCCAGACCTAAAAATCAAACATTTAAATGTATGGTTTATAAAAATGGCGAGGTTCTTAAAGAACTATAAATAAATATTTAATTAAATAATTTTAAATATTTATGGATTAAATTTTGAATTATGAATATTCCACCAACCTATAAAATCTTTAACCACTCTATCTTTATGAAAATTATGACTAATTAATCTAGGATTTGGGTTGGGTTTACGCCATGTTTGAACAAAAAATTGAACAATTGTATTTGTTTTGGCTAATTTGTATCTGTCGTTCATCTGTTCTTCATTCCATTGAACTGTTCCTACTCTTTGATTCACAAAATTATGAAAAGATAAAAACACATTTTTTAAATCATCTTTACATTGTATAGCATCAGAATTTAATGAACCTAATTTTTGTGACGCATGATTAGCGCAATCAGGACAAGGTAGATTGGAACATATTCTTTTAACTATAGAAATTATTTCAATTTTCATTTCATTAAAATGCTCATCTTTGATTTTTTCCGCTAAAGTATGAAATAGATACCATGTTGGTGGCCCCCAAGTTTTTGTCATTCTATATAAAATTAATATAAAGAGTTTTTAAGATTTTTCTGTATAATGAATATTGTTCTAGAAGATAATATTAATTTTTATGAAGAATTAAATAAATTAGACTTTGATGATGAAGAAGATAAAGAGGTATGTTTATTAACAGATATGGAACTAGATAAGAATCATATTACTCTACCATGTAATCATAAATTTAATTTTTATCCGTTATATAGAGAGGTAATTAATCAGAAAACAAATTCGAATACATCACATTTAAACACCGATAAATTAAAATATAACGAGATAAAATGTCCTTATTGTAGACAGAAATTTGACAAATTATTGCCACATATTAAAATAGATAATAGAATATCATTTTACCAAGGAGTTAATAGTCCCGAAAGATTATGTATGTCGTTTCATACATGTAGTTATGTTTTTAAAAGTGGTAAAAATAAGAACACTAAGTGTTCTAAGTCAGCTTTTTATAATGATAATGGTTGTTATTGTAACCAACATCATAATATGATGAGTAAGAAAGTAAAAAATAATACAGTATCAGAATCGTTAATGTGTAAGACAATTCTTAAAAGTGGAAAAAGAAAAGGCGAGGAATGTGGATTAAAAATATTTAAAGATGGATGTTGTAAAAGACATTTACCGAAATAATCCCGATATTTATGGAAATCCAGAACCTGAAAAATGGATTTTCTGATTTTGGAGGATAAAATCAGTGACTTACCTACATATCTAACTAGTTTTTATATGTTTTAAATATAGTTATCTCTCTTCATTATGTAGTATGATTGTCTACATTATGTAGTATAGAAAAGTCAACTGAAAAAAGTGAACTGTCAATGATATATGTAGGTAATTTCATTTGTACTTTTTTTCACAGACCTAAATTGGATTTTCAAAAATGGACATCAAAAAAGTATGTCCATTTTTAAATATTGGAAAAAGGATTGGAAAAGTTAGTGAAAAAGTGGTTGAGAGCATAATGGTAAGAACACAAAAAAAATAATTCTAACTTTGTTATTGTAAAATTTTAATGTTTTATTGCAAATGATTTAGGGCGATTTTTATGTTTCCAATATATAGCGAGAATGGAAACAAAAAGTCGCCAAAAGTCGCCAAAAATCGCCTCAATATTTTCTTGTGAAAAATGTAACTATAGATGTAGGAAGGAAAGTGATTATAAGAAACATTTGCTCACTAGAAAGCACCTCAAGGAAACAAACGGAAACATTGGAAACATCAAGGAAACCAAAAAAGTCGCCATACATCAATGTAGTGATTGTATGAGGTCATTTGCTTCAAGAGCGGGCTTATGGAAGCATAAACAGAAATGTTGTGGTGGTGATATTGATGTAGACAATAACTTAGATGATTTGGTAGCTACATATACCAAAGACAAGGAAGTAGAATTTAAAGAGCTAATTTTATTATTACTAAAAGAAAACAAAGAAATACAGAAAAATTTTATGGATATGATTCCACATATCAAGGGACATGCTGAACATAGTTTTAACACTACGACTACAAATAGCCACAATACAAATAATTTTAATATTCAAATGTTTCTAGATGAACATTGTAAGAACGCGATGAATTTAACAGATTTTATCAATTCGTTACCAATAACAAACGAAACATATGATCATACTATTGAAAATGGACTTACGAAAACTATTACTCATATGATTACTAATGGATTAAATAATATGGATGTATTGAGAAGACCAATACATTGTACAGATACTAAACGAAAAACAATGTATGTAAAGGATAATGATGTATGGGAAAAGGATAATCAATTGAATATTCTCTTAGATGGTATTAAAGTATTGTCATCAAAACAAAGAATTAACTTATCGAAGTGGCAAGATGCTAATACTGGATGGGACAGAGATGAAAATTTACAAACTAAATTAACAAGATTGGTCTTTAATTCAATGACATCTATTGAAGAAGATGAGAAAGAAACTAACAAGATAATTAAAGCTATTGGTATTAATACTTATTTATCAAATGATATTAAAGATGAATATAAATAATTATATTAATTATAAAATTGATTAGAAATAATATAAAAATAATTATAATATATTATACAACAATGTCTGTTTCTACTAGAATTACTTTAACACATCTTCGTGGCATCATTAAAAATGTATTTAATGATAGAACTGTCACGCCATTGGGGCGATGGAAGATAAAAGATAAAGAAAATGTTAACTTAGTTGTTGACTATTCAAATGAAGATCATTGTGGAACATGTGCTCAATATATAAATAATAAACATCAAGAAAAACTTGATTACACTAATGATGAGTATAACTATTTATCTGAATTTGAATCAATGAATACAAATATTCCGGGTGGATTTGATAAGAATAAAAAAAAAGTATAATATATATTATGAAAAAATGTTGTGATAGTAATAAAAATGACAAGATTTGTATTAGAAGTGACGGAAAGACATTTAAATTACCTAGAAGATTCCCAAAAAAAAGTTGCTTAACTAAGAAAATTAGAGGTTTTTCTATGCGTAGTTCGTGTGCTCCTTATAAAAAATGTATGAAAGGAGGGTCTAATCGTAAAAAGGGGATTTGTGTTTTAGCTCCAAATGAAAGTGGTATCAAAGGGATTATAAATATAATAGAGGTTAAAAATGGATTAAAAATTAAATATGATATTAGTGGATTAACAGACGGATTACATGGATTCCATATTCACCAATATGGAGATTTGAGTGAAGGGTGTAAAAGTGGATGTTCACATTTTAATCCGTTCAATGAAACTCATGGTGGACTACATACACAACATAGACATGCTGGGGATTTAGGTAACATATTATCTAAAAATAATCGTGCTGTTGGAAAACTTTTTGTTGATAAGTTATGTTTAATATCTAATGAAAAATTATCTATTTTAGGTAGAATGATGATTGTTCATGACAAAGAGGATGATCTAGGAAAAGGAAATGACGAAGAATCGTTAAAAACAGGTAATGCTGGAGCACGATTAGCTTGTGGTGTTATAGGATTAAAAAAATAAAAAATAAAAAATAAAAAATAAAAAAACAATATATATTATTTTTTTATTTTGAATTGTCGTCGCATATTTGGTTATCATTACCAGATATACTATTTATTGTGTTACAAAGATAATTTAAAGGAAATTTCATACTATCATAAACTTCTTCAATAAAATTTATATGAGAACCCATTTTTTTACATTCATCGTATATTTCTTCATCTAGTTTTTTACTAATTATTTCTACTTTTTCATTTAATTTTTCAACATTGTTATTTAATGTTATCAACATTTCCTTTATTTCATCAAGCGTGGTTGTCATTTATATAAATGGTAATAAAAATAATAATGAAAATTGAACTATTAAACCGGACGTTCCGTCATGATATAAGCTCTTTACTAAACCTAATTTTTCATAATAATATTTCTCTAAATATGGAAATAACTTACTTGCTTTCATTATAAATCCAAATAGCGCACTTACTATGAATGACAATATCATAAATTTAATAATGTATTTAATTGATCTATTATAAGTAGGAAAGTTCATAAAATGTAATATAATTGATTGAGTAGTGGCACCAACAAATCCAGCAATTAATGCCGCTGCTAATAAAGTATGTTTTTCAAAGTAAGGTTTTAAGTCTTTTATAAATGACATAGAGTTATTAATAGATGGTATAGGTTCATAAACTGAAAGTATTCTAAGTACAACATCCCATAATGCTGTTATTATAAAGGTCAAAATCACTATTCTATATATATTATAGTTGTCATCATTTATTTTCTTCATATTTTATATTATGAAGACACAAAAAAATAGAAAATCGGGAAAACATAAAACAAGAAAACAATTTTTATATAATCCAAATAATCCTAAAAAGAGTTTCGATGTTTACATTGATAAAGATCCTAGTGATACAATACCAATAAAATATACTACTGTTTCTGATGTTGAAAATACAATACACAAATTAGAAAAATTATATAAAACTGGTAAATATTCACATAAAAGAATATGGCAAGTGGGTATGATAATGAAAGTAAGACTAGAAGCTATGAAAAAACACAAAAAAACGAAATACCCAAATGCTAAAAATGTAACAAAACGATTTAATTTAGCTAATAAATATTTTAAATTTTTAGGTGATAGAACAAAAATAAAATCTGAAACTGAAAGAAAAAAATTTATTTTTAAATAGAAAAATAATTCGTTTAAAAGCATTATTTAAAATAGTATTAAATATTGTATGGGGGTCTAGCTCAAATGGTAGAGCGCACGCTTAGCATGCGTGAGGTACTGGGATCGATGCCCAGGTCCTCCAATCACATTTTTATAATAAAAAAGATATTAATGTTTCTTATTATATATAATACTATGAATGATTCAATTACCCCAAAGTTATCAAGACTATCTACAAAAACATATGAGGAAGAAAATAATATTAATTATGATGATATAGTTAATTTATATATATCTTTACATGGTAGTGAAATTTTAGAAGATAAAATAATATTTCCTTCTGGTATAAATAAAAAAGATGTTCGAATATATAGTTATGTTGGTAAGGCTGGAATATGTAATATAGGGAGTTTTTATAATTCAGAGGTGTTTGCCTCTACTTTTTTACAAGAAATCAACTCTAAAATGAGAGAAAATCCTGAAGAATCATCATATAATATAATTCGCGAACAAATGCAAACTACTGTACGAGAAGAGATGGATACTATTACAAAAAGAATTGTTACTCAAGATATAAAAAATAAACATATTTTTAAAGATCATGTTGATAGTGGAGAAAATATTAGAACATATAATCCAATCATTAATAAAATATATTCTTCTAAGAATACAAGTGGATATGGAGGTATATTTTCTGAAGTAAAAAATCAAGATGGTACATATCAGATTGAAAATATTATTTCTATTAAAAATGTAATAACTATTATTAATAATAAGAAGTTCTCGCAAAAACTAAGAGATAGATTTCATTTTTTATTAGTTGAAACTATTTATTCGGTTAATCAGAAATACATTAACCGTGTCGATGGTATGAATAAACCTATTTCAATAGGTGATATAAGGTCCGACTATAACTTACTTAAAGCATTAGGGTTAATTGTAGATGATGGTAATTTTGATGTTAAAAAAATAGAGTTTTCTTTTGAAGAAACTAATTCGAATAAATATATTAATATGAGCTATAAATGTAGTTGGTTAACTTATGATTCCGCATCAATTGGTTTCGGAGCCAACCCACAGCAGAAACATGGTCCACACTTGGCTATTCCTACTCCATACTTTATCAAAGGACAATTTGAATGGCAAGATTTTTTGTTTGATGGAGGAAGTTTAAGTTTTATTTTTTTACCAGATATAATAAATTTATGTAGTGAATTAGGAATGAAAGGTTTAAATATAATTGATTCGTCATGTCGTTCAGTTAAGTTAAATTCTCGATCAGATGTGTTTTTAGCATACGATGATCCAAAAGTAATTGAATTACAAGAAAGAGAGTTTGCTGAAACAAACATTAATAGTCTACTAGGAGGTAAAATAAAAAGGAAAAAAAATCTAGTTAAAAGGAAAAAAAAGACTAATAAAAAGGGAAAAAATCATAATATGAAAAAAAGCCATAAAAATAATAAAACCAAACGACGAAAGATTAAAAAATGATAGGTATGATTATGATATTTTTATTTAAACAAATATAACAATAATATATAAAATGAGAATATTATTGTTAATTAGTTGGTTATATAGCTGTTATAGTTACAATGAGAATATTGCGATACATGGAGTAAATTTAGCACAGGCCGCATACAGCGTTTCAAATCTAAACGACTGGAATTGTAAAACATGTGACTCGTCTATAATACTAACAGATATTGTAGAAAAAAAAGGTGTAAAAGCTTTACAGGGTTATGATACATACACAGACTGTATATTTACATCATTTAGAGGGTCTTCTAATATACAGAACTGGATTAGTAATATTCAAATAAGTAAGGTAAACCCATACAACGATACAAGTATATCAGTTAGTAAAGGTTTTTATAAAGACTATGATTATATAAAATCAGATTTAATGGATAATTTATCCGTGTTAAAGAGAGAATATAATACAAATAATGTAATGTTAACTGGACATTCGTTAGGAGCTGCGTTAGCTACATTAATGGCATTCGATATCTTAAATGAGTTTCAAAACTATAATTTAAAGTATTTGACCACATATGGTTCTCCTCGGGTTGGTAATAAAGAGTTTTCTTCTATAATGAATGGATATGATTATACATCATATAGAGTAACACATTATTATGATATGATTCCACATGTTCCAGAAGAATTTATGGGTTATTCGCATATATCAAATGAAATATGGTATAATGAAGATAACTCTGAATATACAATATGTAATGATAAAATAGATGAGGATAATAAATGTTCAAATTCATGTTCTCCTACAAAATGTACAAGCACTTCAGACCATTTATATTATCTGAATGTTTCAATGGGAAATCTTTAAAATTTATGACTTTCTATAATTTCATTAATTCTTTCTGGTAATAATAACTGAGTTTGTATTAATTCATTTGAACACAATTCAATTAATATTTTTGATTCTATAATAATATCATATGCTGATTTATAGGCTGTTTCAATAAGTAGTTCTATGTCTTTATCTATAAAATTTTTAGAATTTTCACTATAATGTGGGTATATAATCTTTTGTCCCATACCATATTTAACAATCATTTGTTCAGCTAATGAATATGCTGATTCGATATCTTGAGAAGCTCCTGATGTAATTGAAGCACCAAAGAATACCTCTTCAGCAATTCTACCAGATAAGAGAACCATTAGTCTATTAATTAATTTTTCTTTTGTGTAAATATTACTATCAGTTTCGGCAGTTTCAAAAATTGTGTATCCAGGACTAGTAGGGCTCCATAAATTTAAACATACCTTAACTAAATTAGCATGATGTAGTGATAATATTCCTACCATAGCATGTCCCATTTCATGAACTGCGATCCTTTTAATCATATCATCGCTATAATGATTTTCTATAGGTTGATATCCAACTAACATTCTAGCTAATATTGTTTCAATATCATCCATATTCATCATTTCTCTATTACTTCTCAACGCGAGTAACATAGCTTCGTTTAAGAGATTTTCAATCTGAGCCCCTGAAAGCCCATTTGTTATATCTTTTAATTTTTCTGCTGTAATATGAAATGATATGGGTTTACCTTTTAAATGAATATTAAGGATAGCCTCTCTTGTTTTTGTATCTGGATTACTTATAAACATTCTCTTATCAATCCTACCAGGTCTAATTAGAGCACTGTCTAATAAATCAGCCCGGTTGGTAGCACCAATTACAAATACCCCGTCTGATGATTCATATCCATCCATACAAACTAATAATTGATTTAATGTAGATTGGGCTTCAGAATTAGGATTTTGATCATTTCCAACTCTACTACGACCAACAGCATCTATTTCATCAATAAAAATAATACAAGGTTTGTTGTCTTTTGCTAATTTAAATAATTCTCTTATTCTACTGGCACCAACACCTACAAATTTTTCTAAAAATTCACTACCAGATACTGCAATAAATGAAGCATTAACTTCGCCACTAAATGATTTAGCTATTAGTGTTTTTCCATTCCCAGGCGGACCTTCAAAAATTAATCCTTTTGGTGTTCTAACATTATATTTTTCATATCTTGTATAGTTTTTTAAAATATCTATAATTTGAAACAATTCGTCTTTAACAGATTGATATCCACCTACATCATTGAAATTATATGGAGGATTTTTAATAACTTCAAAATTTTCACTCTTTTCATTATCATTCGATTCTTGGCTACCCATAGGTCCATGTCCAGCATTTGCTAATTTGATAACTCGAACACCAACAGGCATACCAGGGAATCGTGGAATTTCATTATTTTTTTGTTGTTGCCATAATTTTCTCATATTATCTTGAATCTCAGATTCAGATAAATCGTCTTCTGGATTATTTAATCTTTTAATTAGATTTTCAAACTCTTCATCAGAATCTATATCATTCATATCAGGATATGATATATTCATATGTGCTTGTTTTGGGTATCCAGGTCTTAATAATTTATTATTTTCTAATTCTTTATTTTTATTTTCTTCGTCGATTTTTTGTTTAACTTGTTCCAACATTTTTCTAGTTTTAGAAGCAATATCATATCTTCTTTTGTCTGGGTAGTTTAATTTTAATTCGTTTTCATTAAATGAAAATTGATTACATAAATTACTATATTTATATATAGGTTTCATATGAAAAATATTAGTAATTCTATTCATACTGGTAAATCCAGTAGTTGCTGTCACAAATGAAAATATTAATATTGTCAAAAATTTCATATATATATAAGTTATCTAATTATATTTAAGCTCATTATTAATATATTTTTTAGAGTATATATTATTAAAAATTAATTAAATATAACATTTTAATATAGATAAATGGATACGAAAGAGCAATTAGTTAATCATATTAGAGAATGGATTGAAATAGATAATGGTATTAGCGGATTACAAAAACAAATTAAGGAGTTGAGAGAAAATAAGAAAGAACTAACAAATTCTTTAGTTAATGTTATGAAATCCAACGAAATAGATTGTTTTGACATTAATGATGGTAAATTGATTTATTCCAAATCTAAAGTTAAAAAACCTATAAATAAGAAAACATTATTATCAGCACTAGATAATTATTTTAAAGAGGACTCTGAAATGGCGAAACAACTAAGTGAACATATTTTAAATAGCCGAGAAGAAACAGTTAAGGAATCTATTCGACGCAAAAAAGAAAAATGATTTAAACATTAAATAATTATATGTATTAATGTTTAATTATAAAAAATTGCTGAAAAGCATAAATATTGAAGGGAAACAAGACGATGAAACAGATATAAATGATATGTATGATATAAAAAATGTAGAAATAAATGGAACTAGTGAAAATTTATTAGATTCTATTATTCAACACCCATTTATTGATAATATAGATTTCAATGAATCTCAATTAGTTAAAGATTTCCATATAGTATTTTATAGAATAAAAACATTTAATGAGTATAATTATATTGAATATTACATAAATGAAGATTTTTTAAAGGTATCTTTAAAATTTAAAACGAATATATTAGATATTTATGATAATATAATTATGGAAACTGATAAAAAAATTAACGGTATTAAAAAATTGAAGGGTATATATGAATATAATGATAATAAGTATATGTTTATTCAAGTAAGAGAGAATAATAATACAAATATGTGGGTAAATTTATGGGATATTGTAGTAGCTAATCATTATTTTGGTAAAAGATTTGATAATCATGTTATAGATTTTTTTATTAACAATGACAATATTAGTAATCTTAAAATGAATAAACAAATATTATTAAAACCAAATATATTATATTGCCATATTGATAAAAAATATCTTTCATATGTAGATAAACATAATTCTATTCAATATTGTCAAGATGACTCTTTAATTAAATTACATCGATTTAACAAAAATGATAATGTAAGAGTAATATGTTTTATGAATTTTGATAAATTTAATTCATATGGTTCAAATAATGAAAATCTAAAAAAAAACGGATTTATAATAGACAAAATAAATAAATGTTGGATATTTCAAAATGAAGATAACCTTTTTATACATATAAAGTAATCATTTATACTATAAAATTGTTTTTTTAGGTGTAAATGATATACCACATCCACAAGAAGAGGCATTTTGTTTATCAACTTGATATACAAATTTACTTTCAAAAATACCCTCATTAATATTTTCATTAATATAATCAATAGTAGTTCCTACTATATAAATTTCTGATAAAGGGTCTACATATAATTTTATTTTGTTATCTTTGTCATTAAATATATTTGGCTTTAATTTTATTATAGATTCATACTCAATACTGTTCATTAAATTTAATTTAAAATTAAATCCATTACAACCACCTGAGGTTACACCAAATAAAAATCCATATTGATTATTTGATTTTCCCATAATGGAACTCATTTTATTCCATGCATTCGAAGTAATATTAATGATATTTTTCATATATATATTATTATTGTTAATATTTTTAAGAGCAATTATGTCCATCCTCGCTACAAGGAACATTATTTGTTGCCCAATTTCCAGGAATGGCAAAGGCACATGTTTTTTCTATTCCTAACTGATTTTCACCTAATACTAATCGCATAAAACCAAGTTCGCCCCAATATGAACCCCATGAATTACGAATTATCCAATATTGTTTATCAATAGATTCGTCATAACCCCATCCAACAATAGATATAATGTGATTAATCATTTTAGGTGTATGTGGGACATCTAATATACCACCCATATAATCAACAATAGCTTCGGCATTGATTCCGCATGCTATAGGACCATTTTTGTATATTTCCGTCATCATATTATTGTCACCTCTAACTGCCCCATAACTATCTATAGTTGCGTTTGGATATTGTAATATCGGATTACATGTTCCACCATGTGAAGTAAATGTATTACAAGTTTTACAAATATTAGTAGAAGTACATTGAAACATATCTTTGTTTTCCTGACATTGTTTTTCTTTTGAATCACTGCTACATGCTTGATATACCATACAGTCTTCATATGGAATTGAACCATACTTATGGATAGCTTCATATGTTGCTAAATGATCTCCACCGTTACAACTACCTCCCATCTGACAGTTTAATAAGAATTGGATACTAAGATTAATATCTGGCCATGCTGCCTTGCGCATTATTTTTATTCTGTCTGATAGCGAGCTTATACTTCCATGTGCCCAACATGAACCACAATATACTGGTATATGCTGGTTTAGATTTTTTGTCAAGTAATTTACACCATCAACATTAGACCATGTAAAGGATTGTGGTAATTTCATATCACTAGTGTGATTAATCTGATGTAATTCAATATCAATTGATGGAACATATTCATTCATTCTAGCACCAACGCCAATAAAACTAAAAAACATTAAAAATGGTAAAAACATTTTAATATAGTAATATAAAAAAATTAAATTAACAAATATATGTCAATTTAATGTAAAATAAAATCATCATATTATATATAATTATGAATATGATGAAAATAGCAGGTATTTTAATCGCCATTGTAGCGATTAATTATATAGTAACTTTAGTAATGAATTTCCTAGGTATTGAATTACAATTTTATGGAAGTTATTTATTATGGGTTTGCGCAATATTATTATTTTGGGGGTTTTTACCAGGTCCTGTTAATTATTTTGAATGATTAAACCTTATTTATTGGGTCTTCTTCTTCACTACTATTTTCAAATTCTTCTATTAATTTTTTGACAATTTTCACTAGAATATCATAATTCATTTTATCTTGTAAATTGTCAAGCATTTCTTCTTCTAATGGTTTTCTATTATGTTTTTCTTCGAATTTATCACACCAATCCCTAACTTCCTTTTCATAACCAGCCATTATTTTATGTTTTTGTCTGACAATTTCCATAATAGATGGTTGTCCAATATTTTTATCAGGCTCATCAGGTGTTAAAAATAGTATTTCAGCTGTACTTACTAATTCATCGCAAATTTCGGGTCTCATAATGTCGGGGCGGTTTATTTCTTCTTGTTCCTCTGTTGCTTCTATTTTTTTAACAGGGAATTTATCATTAAATAGTTTAATAATTTTCTCATTAATAGAAGGACTTGTTTCCATTAATCTATCATATTCTTCTTTACACATTTTTAACATATGTCCTACATGCATTCTTTCATCTCTCGATTTGGCAAGTTCTACCTTAATATTACGATAAAATTTATCCCATGAAATAGAACTAACTCTATGTGCTTCATTTAGCTCTCCTATTTTCAAGAATTGGGCAATGGTTGTTAATATACCAGCAAAAATATTTACAGCACCAATACCCATTTGAGCAATTGGTTTAATATTTTCTGGAAATCTATCTTGTGCAAAATTTGCAGTTCCTGTTAAAGTACTCATAATTATAACTGGAATAGTATACCAAGCATTTGTCTTAGAATATGCCTGATGTGATCTAGCATGTAACCATCTATAACACATAGCTTTATCAGCCCATTCTACAAGAATTTTTTCGTGTTCACCTTTCCATTCTTGTTCTTTAAATGACATAGTATCATTGTTAACAACAACCGGGCCAGTTTCTTTTAATAATTGTTCATCAGATATTTCCATTATAAACTATAAAAACAAAATTATTTTATTTGAATTATTATCTAATTAAATAGTAGATGGACGATAAATTGTTAAAAGTGAAAATTGTATTTGATAAAGTCAAGGAAATGCGGGGGGAAATTACCGTATTATTTGATGGTTTAGATGGAAGAATCTCTAAACTAAGTGAAATCTATAACGAATTTATTAAAAATACTAAACAAATTAAAACACCTGAACCAAAGGCTTTTATTTTTAGTTTAGATTCGTTTTATTTTCAAAATAGTCTTTTGAAGAGAGAATATAAAAACTTAAAAGACTATAATACAATCATAATAAATCGTATGTATGGTGAGTATTATAAATTATATAAACTGGTAACCGAATTTGTCGAAAAAAGTCACATCGGTGAAAATAATAAGGAAATTTTTAAAAATAATGGTTATCCCAAATACGATGATTTAGACGATGAAAAGATATATGATTTTAAACTTATTATTCAATTAAATGATGATATAATGAATATTGTTAATTTTCTTATTAGAACAAAACAAGAAAAAGAAATGAGTTTAAAAACTTATCAAACTAATCAAAGTTTCGGATTGAATGTTAATAATTTTGTTTCAACATTCAACTACGAGGTTATTGTTTTATCAGAGCAGATTGTTTTATTTGAAAATTATTTGGATTTTTTTTATCATATTCATGAAAAATTATTTAAGCGACTAATAACTAAAATAAGTGTTTTAGAAGCACAACTAAATGCTGATATTAAATTTGAGGGTGGTATAATTGGAAAAAGAAAGGATAATAAATCTTTGATTGAAGATATGAATATAAAAGGATTAAATAAAAAAGCTGCTAGAGATTTAAGACGGTCTATTACTGGTAAAATAAGTCCTTCTGCTTCTTTAATATCTGGAAGTGGATCGAGTGATTTTTGTTCCATAGATGAAATACCACCAGAAACTCCTAGTTTACATAAGAAGGTTCTTGATATACCTAAAAGTATTAGATTTGATAATATATCTATTACACAACAGATATTCAATAAACATAATAGTGATGAGGAAAATGAACTAAAAGAGCAAATAGAAAGTAATTTTACTTTAAATGATTATTATGAAGAAAATTCGGAATCAGAAGAGGAAGAGGAAGAGGAAGAGCAAGAGGAAGAGGAAGAGCAAGAGCAAGAGGAAGAGGAAGAGCAAGAGGAAGAGCAAGAGCAAGAGGAAGAGGAAGAGGAGGAGGAAGAGCAAGAGGAGGAGGAAGAGCAAGAGGAAGAGGAAGAGGAGGAGCAAGAGCAAGAGCAAGATGATGGAAAAGAACAAGAACAAGAACAAGAACAAGAACAAGAACAAGAACAAGAACAAGAACAAGAACAAGAACAAGAACAAGAACAAGAACAAGAACAAGAACAAGAACAAGAACAAGAACAAGATGATGTGAAAGATAATAAGTCAGATGCAACATATGAATATGAAATTATCGAACCAGAAATATCTGATATATTAGATAGTTCTATGGGTGTTATGAATCAGTCTGAAAACTCTGAAAACTCTGAAAATTATGAAACATCGTCAGATATAGGTGATATAGATGAAATTAAAAAAATAGTTTATCCAGAGGGGTGTGTGACAGCTAATCAAAAAAGAAATTATAAAAAACGATTAAGAAAAAAAGAAAATAAATAATAAATATATCTCATTTTGTAGAATACAATGATTTTAAACTATTTAATATTATATATTTTAAAATTGAAATAAATAAACATCAATAAGTAATAATAAACAATACAATGGAACGAAGACTACATAAGAAGATCGATACATATATTCGTGGATTTAAAAAGGATTTATCTGATGAAATACAAGCAAGTGCTTTATATGGATGTCCTGAATATAAAGAGGATGTGATGAATATAATTAATTTTGTATATGAATATAATAATTTTGAATTAAATAAAGAAGATTTTATGAAAAGAAAAAGAGTAAAGAGTACTATTCCAGCTTATGAGAGATGTTGTGCTAAACGGGCAAGTGGTGAACAATGTACTAGACGAAAACGAGATGATGGTCAATTTTGTGGAACTCATAGTAAAGGAACACCACACGGTATTATTAGTGATAATGAACCATTAAATACCACTACAAAAATTGAAGTAAGTGCTGTTGATATTAAGGGGATTGTTTATTATTTGGATAGTGATAACAATGTATATGATACAGAAGATGTAATTTCTAATAAAAATAATCCAAGAGTAATTGCTAAGTATGAGAAACATGGAGAGTCATATTCGATTCCAGAGTTTAAAATATAAAAACGATTTAAAAATAATATAGCTAATTAATATAAATATTTTTTATATGATGAACATAAATATAAGAAGAACCTATAAAATGATTCAAACAACATTAATGAACAGAAATATATATAATACTCATACTGGACCATTGTTAAAATTTTGTCATGGGAGAAATAATTTTATTGATGAAAATATATGTGATTGTTCGACGGTATGTAATCTTACTTTTCATCCCCACTATCAAGTGCCTGTTCGGTTGACATCTCACAACTCGTATATTGGAGGTCAAACTAAAGAAGTAACATATCATACACATCAGATATGTAGTCTTACACAAGAATATAGAAATATAAAAGATTGTTTATGTGTTAATAATTGTTCAGCTGATAAAAACGAATTAATGTTATATGATGAGAAATATGGTTAATTATAAATACAATAATATTATAGTATTTATAAACTTAAAAAAAAGACCTTTATATTGATTATAATGAATAACAATCAATTAGAACACATTAAAGTATTTTTAAATAAATGTAAAATAGTCTGTTCAGATTTATCTGATTTAAATGGAATTACAATTCCAAGAGAGATTTTTTTAGATAAGGAATTATATTTATCTGTTAAGGAGGAAATTCCAATACTTAAACAAATATTTACATCTTCAGCATTAACTGGATTACAGTCTAACGCAGAAGAAAATCAGAAATGGCCATTATTAAATTTAGTTAGACAAGTATTGAGATCATGTAATTATAAAATGACACCTAAAAGAATTAGTGCTGGTTATACGAAGGATGGAAAGAAAATTTATAAACGAATGTTCATAATAGAAAGTTTAAAATCTATTTCTTATGCTAATTCTACAGTTGTTAACGATTCAGATGAACCAGTATCTTCAGATGGTAATTCTTCAACTTTGGGAGATTCCTCGTCAAATGTAACTTTATCGGGATCAACATCATTAAATTGAACCTTATTTTTTAAATAAGCACTATAGAACACATTTTTTTTGGTATTTACAGTTGAATAAACATCTGAAACTTTGAGTCCCATAAATAATAAATTTGTTAAATATACAGTAACGGTTTTGCTATCTAAATAGTTACTATATACAACAATTGAACTTAATACAGCATTTATCAAAAAAGTTGCGGTTGATACATATCCAGCTTTTTGGTAATAATTATCAAATTGTAAAATATTATCCTTCTTAACTGTAGATAGTTTTTCTAATGCTTCTCCTACAGACTCGTTATCTACAGGTGTGAATCTATTGACTTCTAAATAATTAATTAATTTATTTTCTCTCTTTACCTCTACAAAATAAAGGAATAGGAAAGTTAACATAGTCATTGCGTTGAATGATATGGCAACTTGAGACATTGTATCGCTACGGTTTATATTTTGGTCCATAGAACAAATAGTATCTTCACATTTCTGAGGAACAAAAACAACTAAAAATGCTCCCATTAATACTCTGTAGATTTCTAATACTAAGGTTGAGGCAACATTCATTTTTTGTTTAAAATCTTGGTCGTTTTGTTTTTCTTTAATCATATCCATTATGGATGGTCTTTTATCTTTAATCTTAACAGATTCAATTTCTAATGTCTCAATAGCATCATCATTTGCTTGTAAAGTAGGAGTGGTTTCGTCAGAAGACATTATAAACTATAAAAATATTATATTGTCACAAGAAAATATTTTAATTAATATTATTTTATTTAATAATATTAATGACATACAAGTTAATATTTTTTAATGTTAAAAGTGAGAAAAAAATAATCGAGATAAATTTATGTATTGATAATCAGATTAGGGAAGTTTATAACAATATAAATGAGCGTATAATTACATCATTAAACAGGGATATACTTAGAGAAGAAATCCAACTATACGATTCATCCAATGCGATAGAAATAAATAGTAATTCAACTGAGATAATTAGAGATATTTGTGATTGTATTTATTATCCATATTTTATTGTGGAAATTTTTCGAAAGGGGTAAAATATATTGTTTACCATTTTGTATTATATGCTTTGTAAAAGAAATATCCAGAAACCACTAATGTTGAAACTCCAATACTAAATAATGTAATTTTTTTATGCGTAATTTTATTTAATTTGGCACCAAATATTGAGGCAATAAATACGCATGGAATCAAAATTGCTGCTGCTTCCCAATGAATATCCCCTGTTTTATAATATTCATAAACTGCTCCTAATGATACAGGAACAGATGTGTAAAGTAATGCAGTTCCAGCAGCTGTTCTCTGATCACTTACTAATTCCAAAGCCATAAGGCCTGTTAATATATATATAGCTCCAGCTTGGCCTTGCCAACCACTTAAGAGACCTACAATAACTCCTAATACTATTGTCGTTATTATTTCGGTTGTATTCATTATACATTATCTTAACATCTTTTTTTCAAAAATTAAATAACTGAAGCCGTCGGCAGACAGAAAAAAAATTGAAGTGTATTTGGTAAGAAGGTGGTATAGTATAGTAAAAGAGGAATCATAAGAAATGAGTATTGAGATGTATAATGCGTTGTTGGTTGAGGTGGGTCGTGAGGTATGTAGTTCATTATCTTTGGCGGGATTTGGAGATTTAGATAGTATGTTAAAGGCATTGAATATGAGTCGTTCAGATAGGGGGGTGAAGGAGGTGGTTGTGAAGGAGGTGGTTGTGAAGGAGGTGAAGAAGGAGGAGGTGAAGCCGTCATGTGTTCTACCTTGGTGTGGTGAAGTAATTATTGGGAAGTGTTCAGCTTTGAAATTGAATTCGGGACTTCACACTCAATGTATGAAGAATTGTGATTCTGTTTATTGCGATCCTTGTAGAAAATTGGTCGATAAGAATGGAGGAATAGCACCATATGGAACAGTCGACGATAGACTAAAATACGATATTCTAGAATATAAAGATCCGAAAGGAAAACAAACAATTCCATATGCAAATGTAATGAAAAAATTAAATATCGACAAAGAAGAAGCTTTAAAAGAGGCAGAAAAGCTGGGATGGAGTATTCCGGATTGCCACTTTGAACTAAAAAGCAGCAAACGAGGAAGACCAAAGAAGGATACCTCTGCTGAAGATACTGAATCAGAAGCCGGTTCTGAATCAGGAGAAAAAAAGAAGCGTGGCCGTCCTAAGAAAGAAAAGGAAGTCGTAACCGCCAATGTAGGTGAAGATTTAATCGCTAGTCTGATTCAAGAAAGTCAAGAAGAAAAGGCTGAGGAAACAAATGCTGTTTCTGTTCTTGTTACTGAAGTAAAGGATGAAGAACTAAAGCCTTCTGAAATTGACGATGATGATGAAGAAACTTCTGTGGTAAAATTTGAAATTGATGGAACAACTTATTTGAAATCCGATGATAATGTGCTATTTGATATGAATAGCCACGATTGTGTAGGTATTTGGAATGAAGAAAGTAAAACAATTGATGAGATACCTGATGATGAAGATTAAATAAATGTAGATAGATTTTTAAAGTTTTAAATTAATTAAATAAAGTATTTTTTTATTGTTTTTAAAAAGAACTTAGAGAAAATATCGACATCAAGGGGCGTAAGCCCCGATTATAACTGGTTTCCCGTTATGTTACCGATTTCCGGTTAGTGGTTTATGAGTGTATAGTATATAATTTGTCACCGGTTTCCCGTTATGTTACCGATTTCCGGTTAGTGGGTATAATGGATAAATGATATGGTTCTATTTATTCTTATTTTCTCTCTTCGATTCTATAATTATACTCTATCTCAAATATAATTATAGAATACAACTGTATCATTTGATTTCAATCCTAGTTATAGAGTATGTTTGAGGATGAACGAGAGAAAAAGAATTTAATTAATTTAAAATTTATAATATCTATGCTATTAAAATTCCTCTACAAAGAGGACAATCATCTTTCTTTCTTAAATGAGTAATCATACATCCACTATGAAACTGATGGCCACATCTGGTTACCATCAAATCTACTTGAGTTAAATCCTCCATACAAATAGCACAAGTCGTAGTTTCACACGGACATTCAACACAAGTAACTAGTTGTTTTTTTTTGGGAGTATAAATCTCGTCATCATCATCATCAAATAAATGTGCCATCATTGGCGCTATGTTTATGTTCCATTCACCTCCTCTTCTTCCTCTTCTTCCCATTCTTGGAGCATTAGGAGTTGAATAATTAGCAGGAGGAGGAGTTTGTGGTAGCCCAATCGAAGGAGGAGTATCCGGTGGTGTTTGGGGCAATACTTCTGGTATTGTTAAATCAATTGTATTTATATTTTCAGCTCTCTCTTGTTCAATACGAAGCAATGTTTCTTGAGAGAAATGGCGTCCGAATCTGTTGCGCTGATGTGTATCCCTTTCTCTTATAGCTCGAAATATTGGACATGTTGTTCGGTTATGACCAGTTTGGTGACAAAATCCGCAAGGCATTTTTCAAAATTAATGAATAAGTATATGAATAACACTGTAATAGAAAATATACTTCAATTTTTATTTATTTTTATTTATAACATAAAAAAAGGCACTAGGCCCTTTTCTTTTTTTTACTTATTTAGTTAAGGTAATACAAGATACAAGATTAAATTAAGCTACTTCTACACTAAGTCTATTGACGATGGTTTCGACGAGGTCCTCGCGCTCACGAGCTTCTGTGACAGCCTTGGTCTTGGCCTCCTTCTTGAGAGCAGTCTTTTCGAGAGCCTTGGCCTCTTTAGCGGCAGCCTTTTCGATAGCCTTAATTGCCTTGGCGTCAGATTTCTCGATTTCCTTGGCCTGCTTGGCGGCAGCCTTCTCAGCATCCTTGGCCTTCTTGGCGAGAGCCTTCTCAGCATCCTTGGCCTCCTTCTTGAGAGCCTTCTCAGCATCCTTGGTCTCCTTGGCGAGAGCCTTGGCAAGAGCCTTCTCAGCAGCCTTGGCATCCTTCTTGGCAGCCTTTTCAGCCTCCTTGAGCTCCTTGGCGAGAGCCTTGGCGGTTTCCTTGGCATCAATCTTGGCCTGCTTGGCTGCCTCCTTGGCATCGATTTTGGCTTGCTTGGCTGCCTCCTTGGCATCAATCTTGGCTTGCTTATCGCTCTCCTTCTTGGCAATAGTGGCGAGCTTGGCGACCTCTTTGGCAACCTTGGCCTCCTCCTTGGCCTCCTTAGCGCGTAGCTGCTTGATGATCTTAGCACGCTTTGCCTTAAGAGCCTGCTTTTCCTTACTTACCTTAGCACTCACCTTGTATTCCTTGGCTAGGTTACCCATAGCCTTCATGAATGGGGGCATAGTGACAGTTGTTGTTGACATGTTCGAAAGTTTTGAAAGTTTTTGAAAACGCTTATGTTTTGTTGATAAAGTAGAGTATTTGTTAAAATTTACTTCAATTTTTTTTTCCTCTTGATTTTTTGTCAAAAAATTACAAAAAACTTCAACTTTTTTTCAAAATAGTTCAAAATTGATCAATTATGTCAAATTGAAAAAAGGGTTTTAGTTAATTAAGGTTACAAAACAATCTATTTATTTTAATACTCTCCACGAGTCCGGGTCATAAGCTAGCTTCCAGGTTTTACAGCCATATGTCTGCGCATGCTCCTTAAGAATTCCGTTGGAATAATCCGTTAGCCGTTCCACCTCACCAAACATCTCAATAAACTGGTCACAGGTGTCTCCTTTCATTTTCTTGTAGCATAATTGCCCAAGGTCGTTTTCTTTGGGTCCACAACTGCTTTTCAGAAGGTCGGCAATCCGGTAGATAATATCCGTTACACCTTGAACTTGAAGTTGGATGACATCAGATATGTCTTTCTTTTTCTCATATGCTTTGTAAGAGGCATGGACCTTAGAGGCAAACTGCTTGTCAGTGATTTCCTTATTCAAATAACGGATTCTAAGCTCTAAGTTGTCGACCACATTATCAGTTGTAAACCGGTCTCCGTCATGTAATTGAAGATGGATGGTCTTGCGAATAATATGAGGGATTTCCTTAGACATATAATCTATTCTAAGACGGTCCTGAGCACCCAAATTGTCAAGCATACCTGTCCGTTTAAGACAGCCGGAGATGAAACGATTGGCTTGTTGGTCAGCTAGGTCTCGTCCACACTCAAAATCACCCAAGTTTCTAGGAGCGGCACCTCTATTCTGCTGTCTTTGCCACTCATAAAAGTGTGGGTTGTGGATGCGAGTTTCGATCGTGCCCCTACGCCAACTGAAAGCAGTATGACATTGAGTACACCACATCTGATCACATCCTTCGATCTTGTGGATGGGAGTGGAACACTTGGGACACGGCTTTGTATCCTTGGCTAGAAGTTGGGCAGTAGCTCTGACATCAGGATCGCAAGTATGCTCTGCGTCACGACTCATGCCTTTGATGACATGACAGTCAGGACAGGTCCATTTGTCACAGAGTCCACACTTCCATTGGCTTGAGAGGTAGCCGCGACAGTTTTCATCAGGACACTTACGACCAACAGTATTGGTCTTAGTTGTGATGACACTTCCTCCAGCATCGATTTGGTGTTTCAAAGCCCATCGTCGCTGGTTAAGAAGACGAATCTCAAGCTCGATTTGCTTAACTTCCGCTTCCATAGATTTGATCTCCTTTCGGCTTTCGACAACAGACATAGTAGCTGGTAATAAAGCTTTCTCTCGCTCAACTCCAACCCGAGAGTTCATAGCTTTCCACTCTTTATTGACCCAGGTCTTAGGGAAATTATCAGTTACAAATTTTCTAGTCCATACTTTCTGACAGATGTAACTGTCGTCTGGCTTCTTACCTTTATTCATACAAACGGTTTCGTCTTGGTCCAGGATGTAGGTTTGGCAGCAAGAACGACATGCTGCGAACTGGCACCAAGGACACGAGACTTCTTTGTGGTTGGACTGGTTAAAGTCCTCGCAGCATATTAAACAGGACTCCATAGTGTTAGTTTGTGTGTTCGAAAGTTCAAGACACTTTGCTTTTAGTATGTGGGTAACAGATTTGGTAAAACCAACATCAATTTTTTTTTGTGCCAATTTGTTCCAAGTTGAAGTTGAAGTTGAAGTTGAAGTTGAAGTTGAAGTTGAAGTTGAAGTTGAAGTTGAAGTTGAAGTTGAAGGTTCGGGTCATGGAAGGATTTTTAGTTCGGGTCATGGAAGGATTTTTAGTTCGGGTCGTGGGAAGGGTTTTTAGTTCGGGTCGTGGGAAACGGTATAGCCGGATTGATCTTCTCTAGAGGGACATTTTCCAACCACTCAATGGTCTCGTCCCACCACATATCGGCTTCACCTGTCGACCCGTACTCGTCCTCCCAAACCATACTGTACCAGTGGTTCTCAAACGCTTCATAGAGAAGCCTCTTGAGTTGGGGGCGAGCGAACTTCTTTGGTATTGAGCGTGACGGAGGCATTGTGGAGTTCTAGACCCGTGCTTTGATTTTGCCTTCCCTTGAGACGAGAATTCGAGATCAATTTTTTTTGCCTACACCGGTAAATGGTTATGTAACCGATTTCCCGTTATGTAACCGATTTCTGGTTAGTGGGTATAGGGGGATCAAGGGTGAAAGGGGGGAGAGGGGGGACGGGTTTTTTGTAGAACTGGGTGCCGTTGTATAGTACCGTTGGTGCCACAGTATCTCCCTTCAGAGCCTCCTTACATAGGTGTTACTCTACATCATAATACTCAAAATTATATTATATTTAGGTTATATATAATGGGCTACAAATATGGAGTATGGTATACATATTCGGGAGAATTATTTAACCTACATCACCAAGGTCATTTTACTGTGACTTGTTTTATGGAAAAATGTGATGCTATCCGACTATACGAAGAATTAAAAACAAAATTTGGAACAACTAATATGATTTATACAAATTGTAAAGAACCAGTAATATTTAAAGCAAATTTATACGATAATGATACTAATGATATTAATTCGTGGGGATATACAGGAACTGTTTTAAATTGGGATGAAATAAAAAAAGTAACAGACAATTATTCTTGTAATTTCTCTCATCAACCTCATACCTCAATGGTTTATACAAAAGATTCTAAAAACATTTTACCGGTTATTTGTGGTGAGAATAGAATAATAAATGGAACCTTAAATGTAATTGATATATGTAGTGATAACCCAAGTGAATGGGAAATAATTAAATTATAATTTCTCTCAATGAATTATAATTTAAACAGCAAGTATACATCCAACAGTAAGCAATATTGTAGCTGTAAGACCAATAACAGGTTTAATTTTATGACAAGTAGTTTCTTGATTGTTTTCAATATTTGTATTAGTATAGGTATTTCTAACAGGTTCAGGTAGAATACGAATTCTGTTAGAAAAGGAAGTTAATGATCTTCGAATAGCTGCCGGAGTTTTTTTCTCTCTTTCTCTCTGTTCATGAATAGAAGCTAGTATCAGATTATCATCGTGAGAGTCAGAGTCAGTATCACTTGAATTATAATGGTTTATAGATGTAACCAACTCTGATGGCCTGACAGTGTCATTATAGCTAACAATTGGTTCATCTGAATCAGAATTATAATCAGAAAAATAATCATTATAAGAAATAGGAATAATCGGAATAGACATCTAATATAAATAAAGAATTATTTTGAAGTGGTTTTTGTTAATAAATTATGATACTTATAGAAAAAATAAAAAGAGGTAAGCATCAATAATACCGCCAAACTTAAAATAATAAAACTTTCACTAAAGTGCGGATTTACTTTGGCCCCAATCCATGAAAATATAATGTAAAAGAAAGTAATAACTAAAGCTACTGGAATATCAATATTGTCAGATTTCCAATATTCATAAACTGCTCCTGCGGAAATAGGAAACAATACAGCTAACAATGTAGTTCCTGCCGCCTTCTTTTGGCTACCAGCAATACCTGAAAATATTAACAACATTGATATATAAAATCCACCTGCTATGCCTTGAAATCCACCGATAAAACCAACAACGCATCCAATAGCTATCGCAGTTAAATATTTAATTAAAGAATTCATTATATAATAAAAAAATATTATTTTAAGAGTATATAATGAATTGTCCTCGTTGTAAAGATTGTATTTGTCCTCACAAACCATCATCTTCAGACAAGTGGAGATATACCTTAATAACAACTGTAGTATTACTCGTAATTATGAATCCATATAGTTATAACTTAATGGAGGCAATTTTTGGAAAGATATTAGGAAAGTTATCAAATGTAAATGGATGTCCAACTTATAAAGGTATGTTACTAAGTGCGTTTATTTTTACAATAATAGTAAGATATATGATGGGCTATGATATTTAAGAAAAATAGCTCAAATAAAAATTGAAGTTTTTTTATTTGAACATAGTGTATGTATAGATTGAATTTTAAAAACCTTTCGAGTTTAAATAAACCACCAGGAGTAGCAAAATTAGTAATACCAAAAGCAGAACCGAGAAAAGAACCGAAAATAATGACACTGTGTTCATATTGTGATAGTAAAGATCATAATATAAACGGATGCCCAATAGATTGTGATTTAGTATCACTTCTATCAAGTGATGTAGAACCAGATTTTAACAATATGTCTATAAAAATATTAAAAAAGATAGCAACACAAATAGGTGTAAAAACATCTTTAGGTAAGATACATTTGGCCTTAATTATGAAAAAGAATTGGCTACAAAAAAAAAGAGAAAGAGAAGAAGAACTAAAAAAACTTCAACGAGAAATAGCAGCCCTGAAAATAAATATGATGATTGAAGAGTGTCCAGTATGTATGGAGAAGATAGAAGGAAGCAGTTCATCTACTCCATGTGGACACAAATTTTGTACAAGTTGTTTTGTAAAATCAGTATTGAGAAAAAATAGTTGTCCGATGTGTCGAGCAAAAATAGTAGATGATGATGAATATATAGATAATGGAGTAAATAGAATAAGAGTTGAACGATTGGATACCTCGTTTGAACTAGAGATGGAAGAATCCGTTATGGATATAGATATAGCAAACTACTTAGTCCAATTAGGTCATCCATTTGATGATGAACAAATAGTAAATGTTGATAATTTGACATTTTCTAGAAATGTGTTTGATAATGAAGAAAATTAAACTCCTCTATCTTTAATAATCTTGTTAATAATAATTCCAGCAGTATATGTAAGTGCCATAATAAGACATGTAATGGCTACATATAGAGAAACATTTTCAACCATTTTTTTATCTGAAACCTTGTTGAGTTTGGATACATATATACCTGTAATGGCAACAAGAATAATGCCGATAATAGCATTAACAATAACAGCATTTTTAAGTTTCATAGTGAGAAATGGAATAAGGAAAAGAAATGGAAGAATAGATTCAATAATTGCGGTTACAATTGCGGAAATCAAAGCATTTTTGGATTGTCCAGTTGCTGTATCAGACATATACATAGAAAAAGCGTCAGCTAAAGAATTACTAATACTCAATCCTACAACAGAAGAAACAATAGCTCGTAAATGTTCGCCAGAAGACCATACACCTAGACTAATACCTAAGACAGTCATAGCACTACTAACAACACCAAAACTGATTCCTTGTCTAAAGGCCTTTGTTTGAAAAATGTCCACAGGATTAGTATGATGATTCATTTATATATTTATATTTTAAAAAAGTATTATTTTATTTATAAAATTTTAATAAAATAATAAGATTTAATGTCTTCTAGATTTTTTACCCTTTCTATGATGTATCTTCTTTGTTTTTTTACCGCCCATAAGTTTATTGTTTTTAAAGTTTAGACTGGGAGTTTTATTAATAATTTCTTCAATATCAGAAATAGATTTGGCAGCTTTCATTTCAGCAAGAGATTGTTTAAATTTATCAGCTTTTTCATCATATCTGCCTTTATTGCTAGGTTTTTGAAGTTGTCTCATCTTACCTTTGATACTTTGCATAGCATCTCCAACTGAACCTTGAAATCCAGTAACATCAATTTTTTGTTGAGTAAGAGGGATTTCTTTTTCTTCAATTTCTTCTTTTTCCTCCTCCTTTTCTCCTTCATTATCAGAAGGTTCTTCTTCAATAATTTCTTTAGTTTCTTCTACCACATCGTCATCAGACTTTGGTTTTTCCATAGAAGCTTCAATATCTTGTTTTTCTAAACTATTTAATTCAGATTTAACATCAGATAATTGCTTTTCAATTTTCTCAACTTTGGTTTGGAGGTCGATAATTTGAGCGCTATCACCACCCTTTCGTGCGCGTCTTCTAGAATATGAACGAGGCATTATAATATATAAGATGAAATAAAAAATAAATAAATTGTATAATGTATCATAACATTTCAAAAATAATAGGAATGATAGGAGGAGGAATAATAGGAGGAGGAATAAGTTTTTACCTAACTACATCAGTAAATTTATTGAAGAGTAAAAAGGATTATTGGGAAAGAGTATTTAGTAATAGAACATTTATAGTGTCATCATTGGGATTTTTAGGTGGGGTTTACCTATCAGCAGGTATAAAAACGAAATGTATAGTAAGTCATTAAAATTCTTTATCAGATTCAGCAACTGGTTTTTTACCAATAGTTCTAATAGACGATTGTAAGGTGCGAAGACATCCTTTGATAGGATCACAATGTTCATCTTCAATAACAATATGTGGGTGTTCTTCAATTAATTTATTAATGTTTGACAAACTAATTTGTAATCTACCTGCTCGTTTTTTTTCAATATTACCAATTTTGGGAGCAACTTTCATATGTGAACGAGGATATTTGGATCTAATATCCTTAGCCATTTGTTTATATTGAGGATCACCCGTTTTGACCATTCTGTCAAGTTCTTGAATATCCGTCTTCATCTCATCCATATCATCAGTTCCAAAGAGGGCAGATTTAGAATCGGTAAGATCTAAACGAATAACACGAGAGGGTATTTTTTTATCACCATCTTGAGTATACTGAATAACAACAGCCTCTAATGGAGAATGTTTGCTCATATTATCAACAGTTCTAAGGGCATCTCCAAAGTCAACTTTATTAGTCTTGGCAGCTTTAACACTAACATTGCGTCCAGTAAGTTGATTAAATTCTTTTGGAATATCATGAACTGATGTATATGATAGATTATTCATAGAATCCATATCAGAAGGACTAACAAATACGGCAATTAAATCATCTTCCCATTCATGTCCATGTGCTTGAACACCAGTATGTGCTCTTTTTTTTGCGGCATCTTTCTTGTCTACCTTAGGTTTGATTTTTCTAGATGTAGCTTTTTTAGCAGGACTTGTGGCCTTTTTATTGGTACTAGATGTCTTTGTCATTTTATATAAAGTATTAAGATTAAAAATCAAAACAAAGAAAAAATTGAAGTACTTTTTGTGAAATAAGTAGATTCATTCTTAAATTTAAGAAACTTGAAAAGTTTAAAAGTTGAAAATGTCATCGAAAGTAACAAAACAGATTGAAGTGAAGGCAGCTGGAAGTGGTGAGAAAAAGGAACTAAAAAAAGAGCACGACCAAACAGATACTTGTTGTATTTGTATGGACACTCTAAACCCAGGTAAGAATTTTGCGAAAACAAATTGTCAACACGCGTTTTGTCTGACATGTTTGGTAAGAGCTCTGAAGGATAATAATACTTGTCCGATATGTCGAGCAAATATTGAGGAAGAGAAACCGATAAAGACGAAAGCATTGACACTGATACAAGGAGCAGAGATTGCTAGCGAAGAATTGGACATGTTCCCGGTAAGTGACCATTTAGATGCGATAAGATTATTCGATAATCCAGGATCGAGTTTAAAAAGTATGTTGCGTGTATTCAGTTTGGGATTAGTCAAAAGCATTATACGGTATCAAGAAGATGGTAGTGAATGGGAGGTAGATGAGGAGGAATCAGATGATGAGACTGAGGCAGCTTGGTAGAATAAATTGTAGTTAGGAGTTTTTAATATTTAAAATAAAGTAAGAAATTTGATTTTTTTACTTTATCAAAATTTACTAAAAAGTATTGTGAAAAAAAAATTGAAGTAGATTTATATTAATAAGCCAAATGTATTATTAAATCATCAAGTATAGTAAAACTATTTAATATGTCAGTTCGCTCAAACAACTCCACTAAGGCTACCAAGAAGACCGGTAAATTTTGTAAGGTGTGTTTTGATTCAGGTAAGAATGAATCGATTTATACTTCACATTTTGTGAAGAGTGCTCCAGTAAATGGAGTAATTGTGTGTCCAACATTGAAGGCAACTGAATGCCGTTATTGTAGAAAGAGTGGACATACTGTAAAGTTTTGTAAGGCTTTACAAGAGAAAGAGAAGATGAATAAAAAGAGAAAAGAGATGCCAACAGAGTCTCCAGTAAAAAAAGAGAAGGTAGTTGAGAAGGTAAGTAATCCATTCAATGTTTTGATTATGGACAGTGACGACGAAGATGAAGAGCATCTTGTGCCATCCATTGTGACTAGTGCTCCAAAAGTAGCATTGAGTGGCTGGGCAGCAATTGCTGCTATGCCAAAGAAGGAGGAACCTAATAAGGTAACCTTGGTAGTAAAAGAGAAGCCTGTGGAAAAACCTGTGGAAGAATCAGGAAACAGTTACCTGAAAAAGGACTTTTCGAACAGAGTATGGAAGAGTTGGGCAGACTATAGCGACAGTGATGACGACGATGAGGAGGAGTGTGAACCAGTTGGTGTAGGGGCATGGTAGAATAAGTAAGATAGATTGATGTAGATAGGTTTTGTTTAAATTAATTAAGTAAAGTTTTTTTTTGTAGTAATGTAATAAAAATCGAATTAATATATAAATGGGAAAGACAAAAGGTCGAAAACAAAGTAAAAAGAATAACTCAAGAAAAATAAAAGAGTTAAAATTAAACAAAGTTTTAAAATTTAAAATGAATAAGTTAGAATCGGAAGAAAAGCAAAATAATAAGCCATCACTTGAACGGTTGTTTAGAGAAAACAACATAAAAAAGATAAAAGATCTACCACATGATTTGACAAATATGGATGCTTATACGAAGTTAGTAACGAAAGAGTTTAAAGAATTAAAGTCAGGAAAAAAATTTAGACCAAATGAGAATTATTACGATTATGTAAATTACGCGTGGATTGAAAGACAAACAAAAAAATTAGAGAAACTACCAAAATACTATGTAGAGGTAGATGATTTTAGAATAGTTCAAGATAAGGTTTATGATGAAGTATTATCATATACAGACGAATATATAAAAAAAAACAAATCAACAAGAAAAGGAAAGGCTATCAATGCGATAAGACATTGTATCGAAAAGGCTAATAAGAAGAAAGGGTTAGTTCATTGTAAAAGAACATATGATGATATAACACGATATATAGAAGAGGGAAATATGTATGGATTATTAGCATACTCAAATTCAAGTGAGATAGTATCATGGCAATCTCCAATAGTATGGAGCGTAATACCTGATGAAAAGAATGTAAAAAGATATGTGAGTCATTTAAGTCCTCCACAACTAGGAATATATGATTATTTTGTATACATTGATGATCCAAAAGACACACCAAAGGAAAAGAAATTTAAAACAGTTTTTAGAGAGAAATACTTTGATTTTATTAATAAGGTATTTAAATTAGTATTACCTGAGAATAAAGAATTAAATGCTCAAGATGTTTGGGATACGGAGTTAGATTTATTAAATGCGATGGGTTGTAACCAAATAAAAAAGGAAGATCCAGATTATTATAATGTTTTGAGCAAAAAAGAAATTGAAGAAGAATATGGATTTAATTGGACTTATTTTATGAATGAATTTAAAGTAACAGGAAGAGATGTTCCAAATAAAATAATAGTGTCAAGTTTAAACGCATTAAAATGTACAACAGATTTATTAAAGAAGAATTGGACAAGTAAAAAATGGAAAGCATATTGGTTATTCATACAATTTAAACAGATGATAAGATTGGATTATGATTGGTCAAAAGTTTATTATGAATTTTATGGAAAGTTTGTCAAAGGACAACCAGTTCAATTTCCAAAGAAGACCTATTCAATTTTTCCGCTATCATTTGCCTTCAATACTTTTTTAACTGAAGAATATGTGAAACATAAAAATAATCCGACATTAGAACTGTATGTTAAAAATATGGTGGAAGATTTGAAATATATATTTATAAAAAAAATAGAAAGAAATACTTGGTTGTCTCCCAGTACAAAAAAATCAGCATTAGAGAAATTAAAGAAACTAGAAGTTCAAATAGGTTCACCAAAACACATAAGGAATGATGTGATATTAGATTATATAGAGGATGATCCATGGTATAATATGCAAACATTGGCAGAATGGAGATTAAAAGAATTTATAAAATTAGATGGAACTGAGAAGGAAGTAGATATTCCAGAAATAGATTGGAATGCCTTCAAGTTGGTAGGAACACAAGCATATATGGTAAATGCTTACTATAGACCAACAAGTAATTCGATTTATGTTCCACTAGCATATATCCAGAAACCTTTTATTGATATGGATCAAAGAGGAATAGAATACAATTTAGCTTATATGGGATATACTTTAGGTCACGAACTGAGTCATAGTTTAGATGATATGGGAAGTAAATTTGATGCTGATGGTAATATGAATAATTGGTGGACAGAACATGATAGAAAGATATTCAATAATAAGATTAAGGATGTAGTAAAACAATATGAGGATGCGGCTAAAAAGGACAATATAAAATTTGATGCGGAAATAGGTGTAGGTGAGGATTTAGCGGACATATCAGGATTATCATTAGCAGAAGAATATCTGTTTTACTTTCAATTATTACACAAAGATATTCCGTTAATAAAAAATTTATCTTTAGAAGCATTTTATGTATATAGTGCGATACAATCAAGACAAAAGATTTTTGACGCAGCACTTCCAGCACAATTAAAAACAAATCCTCATCCTTTAGAGAAATATAGATGTAATTGTCCTTTAGCAAGATTAAAATTATTTAGAGAAATATATCAAGTAAAAAAAGGGGATGGAATGTATTGGCATAATACTGACACTATATGGTAAATAATAATTATTTAGAAAAGGAGTAAGTTTATATTTTTATGTTTATATTATATATAATGGGTATGACTCGTAGAAGATCAAGATCTGCTTCCAGAGGACGTATGGGTGGTCGCGCTGCTTCTCGCGGTGCTGCTGCCGGTCGCTCTGCTGCTCGCGCTAAATCAATGAAAAAGGCTGCTGCCAAGGGTGCCGCTAAGGCTGCCAAGGCTGCTGCTTCTGCTGCCAAGGCTGCTTCCAAGGCTGCTTCCAGAGCCGCTAAGGCTGCCAAGGGTGCTTCCGCTGCCAAGGCTGCTGGTGCCGCTGCTGGTGCTGCCAAGGCCGCCGGTCGTGCTGCTGCTATGGGCCGTGCTGCTGGTGCCGCTGCTGGTGCCGCCGCCGGTGCTGCCAGAGCCGCCAAGCGTGCTTAAGTGTTTAAAATTAATAATAAAAGATAATTGAATTTATTATTAATATTTGAATAATATTCTTAAAAAAACTAATGTAGCAATGAGTATGATTTTACAAATGAACAAGTTGTCTAGAAAGTTTGTAGAGAGATTGAAATATTCACAATACAAAAAATAAGGTCCATACCATTCTTTGGTATTCCATAATTTTCTCTCAAGTTTGGTTAATATACAACCATGAAAGTAAAAATTAGATATTAATATAAGTGTCCAAACAACAACTATGAAATAGAACATAAAACCGATTGGATGTAGAATTAAAAAATAGAAACTGACCAATTGGATAAGTAAATGAATTAAAAATACAATAAAACCATTAAACTTAGAGTCATTAGATATTAATTTTAATTTAGATTCACAAAAATTTAAAATCTGTTCAAGTTGTAATTTAGAATTTGAAGTCATAATATATTTTTATACTTTATTTTGTTGTTTTTTCTTTAAACATGAGAATAAACAGGTTACTAATCGAGTAACTAATGGTTCTAGTTTATTAATATTAATTTTTCCTCTAGAAGCATCTACAATAACATCAATGACATTGGTGGCATCATCTTTTAAAAATGTAACAAGTTGATTTTTATGAGGAGCATTGAGACCATCAGTTTCCAATAATTTAATAAGAATATCAATGACTAAATCTTTTTGGTCACTACCTTTGAAATCAGTAGTTTCTACAATTTCCATACCTCTAATGATTAATTTCATAAGAAGAGGTTTATCAAGAGTTTGGTCCTTAAATTCTTTTAAAAGTTGGTCTTTGATTTCTAATAAAATAGTATCTCTTGCTAAATCAATAAGAGCGACTTGTTCTGGAGCAATAATGCTAGTATTAATAGGTTCAGTGGTAGCATTTGAGTCTACAGATATGGAGTGGGAATCATTCATTATAATTGATAGATATATATTAAAAAAAAGTTACAAACTAATATAATCAATATATTGTTCAAGATATGTAGAAAATGTTTCTTCGTCATAAATCTTCTTATAAAAACTAAATATAGAGTTTTTAAGAGGTAATGTTAGATGAAATACATATGAGTCATTTGTTTTGTTATCAATAAGAATATTGATTTCTTCAAGTTCTGAATATTTTTTATTGAGAACAATATTATTTTCTTTAGATTCAATAAATTGCCATCCTTTATCAATGAGTTTTTCTTTAAGAAAAGCAGAATATTCATTTTTTTTATTTACAGCAATCATATCGTATTATTATTAATATAATAATAGGTATAACTTTAAATCTGTTAGATTAATTATAAAGCAATAAGCATTATAATTAATTTGGTAACGCACTATTGTAACGCACCCGACGCAGGACTCGAACCTGCAACCCCCAGATTAGAAGTCTGATGCTCTATCCAATTGAGCCAGTCGGGCTTACATATAAACCATATTTTTTATTTTTTATTTTTTATTTTTTAAGAAATGAATATATATTAATAGAATAATTAAGGTTCCTAAAATTATCCCTATAGCATCAATAATAGGACTATCTATAATAGTGTATTTACTGTGAATATGATTTGAAATAAAACTAGCAACAAATATAGATAAGCTAGCAGCAAAACCACCCGTAGCTAATTCAGCCATTGGTAGATCAAAATTGTATTTATTAATTAATATTTTTTGTAAGGTTTCTTCGCCTAATAAAAAAAAAGAAGCATCTATTAATCCAAATATAATAGTTGAAATAATGGACATAATAAATATATTAGGACTAGTCATATAAAATATAAAAGTATTTAAAATATTTCTAATTTATAAAGTTTTTAACCGCTCTCAAAAGGGATCGAACCTTTGACCTCACGATTAACAGTCGTATGCTCTAACCAACTGAGCTATGAGAGCTTTGAATAGTTTAATGACATATTCCGGTCAAATGACATATTCAGGTCATTTATCAGAGAAAGGTTTCGATCCTCCGACCTTCGGATTATGAGCCCGACGCGCTGCCTCTGCGCCACCCTGATTTATTATAAAATTTATTATGTCTTAAGCCCCACACCTCGCTTAAGACTGTGAAACACTACACTTCCGTCATTTAACTCAAAACTTGTACACTGCTCAGAGGTTTAATTTTGTTAAATAATCGGCACCCATCTAGCACTTAACCGGGCTTGGGAATATGTTCCTCCATTTCCACGCAAATTCTACCACCCAGTTCCTATCTACCCAGTTCCTATCTACCCAGTTCCTATCTACCCGTGTCTTAAGCCCCCTTCTCCCCTTTTCCCGCTTAAGACTGTGAGACGCCGTTTGTTTTAGAGGTATCGTCTCCCCATTTCCCAATTGGACTTTTTTCGCTCTAGGCGAAGGGGTCGTCCTACCCCCTTACCCGATGTGGGGCTTGAACCCACGGCCACACGCTTAAAAGGCGTGCGCTCTACCAACTGAGCTAACCGGGTTTATATGAGCTCCTACCGGGATTCGAACCCAGGTTTCAGGATTCAAAGTCCTGAGTGATAACCACTACACTATAAGAGCGAAATGCTTCCTACTGATGCTGACTACGATTCATTTAATTTTAAAATAATTAGGTTTGAATTTGAATTGCTGTATGTAGTCATTTTATGAATAAAATTAATTATTCTCATTATAATTTAAATATTTTGCTGTAAGTAGGAATGAATGTTGTTTTGGTCCGGCACAATCATACAAAGCCAGTTTTATTGCTCAGAGTGGGGTTCGAACCCACGCATCCGAAGATAGCAGATCTTAAGTCTGCCGCCTTAGACCACTCGGCCATCTGAGCATAAGAAGAAGAATTGTTTATGGAACAATAAATAAATCCATTGTTCAGGTGCGGGCTCGAACCGCAGACCTTCGGCTCATAAGACCGATGCTCTAACCAACTGAGCTACAGGAACAAGAGCCTTTACAGGCTCAAAAAGAGAAAAGTTAGTTAGTTAAATAATTAGTTGATTAATAATTAAAGAGGGGATAAAAAATACTTACCTTTATTTTAAATACTCCGGAAACAATGCTATGTGCTTTATTCAATTTAAATATAATTATTGCTGTGAACACATAAAATTGTAACGACGACTACCCCCTCATCGCTACACAATATATACTCAAGATATGGCTTTAAATGATTATTAATAACATTTAAATAAGTTTTTAATCTAGTTAAATAATATAAATGGATGAAAGTTCTCAGAATTCGCTACTGTTTGAGGGATTTTTATATTTTATTCTGATTGTCAAGATATTATTCGTATTCTGTTTATTTATGAAAATTATGGAATCTAGAAAAGGAAATGAGAAGAAAGAAAAGAAATACGCACATTATGAAGAAAGATTACATAATCTATTCACATTTTGTATGGGTATATTATTAATTATATTATTTTCGGGAAGAAATAAAGATCGTGTTTGTGTCGCCGGACATACTAAATTTTTCTTATTTGTATTTGGGGTATTATCATTAACACAATTATTACAAGATTTTGTTCATACATCACATCCATATGGGAAACTACCCGATAAATTTAAAAAAAATATAAAAAAAATATAAAATTGAAATAAATTTAGCTTAAATTGTAAGGTAATAAAGAAAAGGTAACGGTCAATAAAATTGAGTTAATTTAACGGAACTAAAAATATAACGGAACTTTGTGACTCGTAAAAAAGTTGAAGTGTATTTTGTCAAACAAAGGTATTGATATCAAAAGAAATTTAAAATGGAATTCAAAGATTTCGTAAAACATAGCAATCTTGACTATAAGGAGTATCAAGGTAAGGGAGTGGAATGGTGCATAGAGAGAGAGAATAGCAAGGAGTATTGTAGAGGAGGTATTATAGCCGATGAGATGGGATTAGGAAAAACGATTATGATGATAGGCACTATGATGAAGAATTTCAAGATGCCGTCTTTGATTGTTCTTCCAGTATTTCTTGTAGAACAATGGCGAGAACAGATTTTGAAAACAACTGGTCATAGTGTATTGGTTTATCATGGTCAAATAAAAAAAATTTTAACAAAAGAAATGTTGTCTGGTATCCCTGTCGTGTTGACAACTTATGGAACAGTTCTTAGTGATGCTCAGAAATATAATGTTCTGAGCGAGGTGCATTGGTCAAGGGTCATTTGTGATGAAGCACATCACTTAAGAAATCGCAAGGCGAAAGTAACTAAGGCAATAAGCGATCTGAAAACAGAAATTACTTGGTTGATAAGTGGGACTCCAATTCAGAATCACATCAATGATCTATATTCGCTGTTTGAGGTGCTTAAGATATCGAATAAGGTGTTCATGAAAACGGAGAATCTGAAAGATATTATGAAGAAGATAGTTTTAAAAAGAACAAAAAAAGAGGTTGGTTTGAAATTACCAGAGTTGACTATACAACGAATAAACACGCCGTGGAAAAGTGCTTGTGAAAAGAATCTTTCCGAAGAAATTCACGATAAGTTATCATTTAGTTTGCTAAGACAAAAGCCACTCGAAAGAGGAATGATGTTAGCTATGATGACCTATGCTCGTATGGTTTGCGTCTATCCTGGATTAGTAAAAAAGCATATGAACAAGTTAGAGGAAATGGGCTATGTGAGTAGTGATAGTATATCTGGTGTGACTTATAATAGCAAGATGGACAATGTAGTAGATGTTATTGTGAAACGAAAGGAAAACGGTCATCGAAAAATCTTATTCACTAATTTTAAAGGAGAAATCGATTATTTGATTGAGAAATTAACCGCACATGGACTAAGGTCTGACTTTATAGATGGAAGAGTAAGTAAAGGAAAACGAGCTGCTATTCTATCTAAGGAGTTAGATGTTTTGATATTACAAATCAAGACAGGTAATGAAGGACTAAATCTTCAAGAATATAGTGAAGTCTACTTTGTGACCCCAAATTGGAATCCCAAAGTAGAAGAGCAAGCTATAGCCAGATGTCATAGACTAGGACAAAAGAAAAAGGTAAGTGTGTTTAGATTTGTAATGGGGAGCTTTGATGATGAGTTAAGAACGAAGAACATTGAGATGTATTCTGAATTTATTCAACAAGAGAAGAGAGAAATTGAAGATAGATTATTAGTCTAGGTATTTTAAATTAATTAATAAATGAAATATTTTTTCATTAAATAACTTAAACATAAAAATAGAATTAATATAATAGAATTAATAATATTCTATTTTCTCTCGGTTTAGCTCAGGTGGTAGAGCATTTGACTGTAGTAGTTATGTAGTGATCGAAATGTCACCGGTTCAAATCCGGTAACCGAGAAGAATAATATCAAATTATTGTTTGATATTATTTTATACAATAAGTCCATCCAGTCTTTCATCATATTCATCTGCCTTTTCAATTTCTTGTATATTTTTTGAATTGGTCATAGAAAGAACAATTTTACCTAATAAACTATTTTTAGCCTTTTTAAGTTTGGGGACAAATGATGAGATACAAGGAAAGAATGTAAGACATAAAAACCATTTTTTTCTGGTTTCAGCATTTGTCATTTCATCGGCAAAAACTCTATCTACTTCAATATATGCGGTGGATAATGTAATCAATGTTTCATAAATCAATTGAGTTTTTTTAATAGAGCGTTTTTTATATTCAAATAATCTATCAATTTCCTCTTCAATCATTTTATAAGTTTCTCTCGTAATGTTATTCTCTTCTAATATTCTCTTACATTCTTTAATACAACATGTAGAAAAACGAATACCATTTTTAACATTAAACAATTTAATAGTAAGAACTATTTTAAATTCATCTAACATTTTAATAATAGTAAACACATTAGCATTATAACTATATGGATATCGATATCTAATTTCTCTCGGAACCTCAAATTGATTTGTTTCTTTAATTTCTTTTATCTTCTCCTGAACAAAATCAATTTCTTTTGAACATTTATCAAATAATGCACAATAATCTGAACTTTCTGCTTCAGTAAGAGCAAGTTTTAATTCGTCATTTTTTCTAGAAATACTCGTCTGTTGAGAATCTATAATCGCTTTTTTATTGTTTTCATATCTTTTCCTTCGATGGCTAATTCTCTCAACTTTTCTTATATGTATTCTCTCTTTTTCCGCTACAGCATTGTGTTCTAATTCCTCTATAGATACTGGAGGTTCGGTATTAATATCATCATATTGTTTGATATAACTTTGTTTATTCTGAATAAGCTTATCTTCAACATCCTTTTGAAGTTTTGCGGATTCATCTTTAATAAGTTGTTTATCACTTTTAAATTTTTCAGTAGCTTTAACATTGGCCTTATCTAAGTCGGCAAGAACTTGTGTTTGTGCTTCCAATTGTTTTTTTTGAAGCCTGTCATTTCGTGTATGATAATTAAAACTAGATTTACTGAATAATAATGTTTTGCCAGAATAAAACATAATATGATTTTGTAATTTATCATATTGATGAGCAGATATTCTATGTGCTTCAGAAGCAGCATCTAACTTCAAATAATTAATAATAGCTAATAAAAAAGCACTAAAAGCTGTAATAGACGATATAATAAGAGATGAGTTTGGAATCATATCATCTGTCCCGCTAATAACTGAAGCTCCAGCAGAAATAATAATAGTTGGAATCATTAACATATTTAACCATTTGGATGTATAATGACTTGATTCTAGATATATCAATTTTTGACTATTTAAATAACTTCCAATAATATCTAGATGTGTTGATGATAATGATACCATATTAGTAGTAAAATTATTATCAACAAACAATTTAATATCCTCGAGAGTATGTTTTTTCCATGTAAGTTCAGATAATATGGCTTTTAATCTAGATAATGTAATATTAACAGGTTCATTCTGATTATGGTGATTATGTCTAGAAATAGTTTTTAATAAAGGAACATTCTTATATTGTTCATTTCCTGAATCAGATTCAGATTCAACATATCTGTTATATTTACCGCTATTATGAAATTCATTATAATTATTATATGTAGCTCTATTTACTCTATTTTCTCTATTTTCTCTCTTTGTTTCTTCCAAATCTGAACCATCACATTCTGTATCAAAAAAATCTTGTGTTAAATTAACTAATTTTCCTTTTGTATTAAATGTTCGGTATGCCTGTGTCTCTAACCTTAATCTATCCATCGTTCCTTGACAAGAATCAATTTCAGAGCCAGAATCACTACTATTTCTATCATATGATTGTTGTTTATTAACAAGTTTAACAGGTCGTATAGCATTTGAACCTGTAGACATATCATCGTCCAAACTATTAGAACTGTCATCATCAAGATTACCTGATTCTATATCACCAATAATGTCTTTTTCTTCTCCTTTGTTAAAAAAACTTGATATAATATTCATTATAATTATAGGTACTATATTAATTAGTCAATTTAACGTCTCCACTAAATTAATTTAAAGATATATAAAACTATTTATAAGAAAATATTTTTATATAGTATAAGATGAAGTTAGTAAAATTATTGATATCATTATTACATTCTATATTACCATTATTATTTGCTATTGTAGTATTATTTTCGTATAATATTTTTGCCTTAGCAATAATCGGAATAATGTTATTTATGATAATAATTAGTAATTATATTTTAGGTGATTGTGCGATAACATTAATTGAAGATAAATATAGCAATAATGAAAGTAATGATAGTATGATAGATCTAATGGCCAATAATACAATAAATTTATTCGGTAATAAATATTCAAAAGATAATAGAGCATTAATAACATTAGAAATGTTATGGATATGTTTATTGTTAGTAATGTTAAAAATATTGGTAATATATTTATTAATTGCTTTACGAAGAAATAGTGCGGTTAAAAAGTTTATTTGTGTTAAAAATTAATTTGATAATATTTTTATAAAATCATATTTAGAATGGATAAATGGAATAATACATAAACACCACAAAATCATAATAATAGATATTGTATTTTCATCTTCTATTATCTCTCCATCATTTTTTGATCTCATAACAACATCCCAAATATCTGGACCAAGATTATGTAAATTATTTTTATGATGAAGATTGTGTATATTATCTGATTTAGTTTGATGATAGTATAATTCATGAACTATAGGAACAGATAAAGTCCACCAAAAAATGATATATGGGTTAAGAATATAATAACCAAATTCTCTGTGAAACCACATAATGAATAACAGTAATAATCCTCCTCCAAAAAAGAATGTTTCAATAATGGAATATTCTAAAAACTTCCCCAAAAAAGTTTTTCCAAAAGGAGAATGATGTGTCCAAGAATGTATTTTACTTATGGGATTATTCGGATATTTATGAAGTGATAAATGACCATGCCAAGTTACAAAGGATACAACGATGAGAGAAATTACACTTTTAATGTAATCTTTGTCTGAAAAATAAGATATTATTATTGCTGACAATAATAATACTAATGTTCCGCCCATATTTTGATCATAATAATTAATAATATTATTCATTGACTTATCAATATCAAATGTTGTTTTCATTATATAATAATTATATATTATCATATAATGCTAAATATTTATTCGGCATCAAGAGCTTGGTTAAGAGGAGTATTAGGATTCATAGTAGAACGTCCATTGTAATGGGTGGTTCCACCTCTCATTCCCTTTTTATGGTTTCTGCTTTTACGGCAGAAAGTTCTTTTTTTACCCTTGGTGTATTTACAACCAGCACGTCCGCGGCAAGCAGCAGGACCCTTACCACGGCAAGGAGATTTTCTTACGCGACGAGCATAAGATCTTCTTTTAGAAAGACTTCTTTTACGCATACTTCTTGTATAGGCCATTATATAGTATAGAGAGAAATTACTAAAATAAAAAAATTTTTAAATTATTTATAAATCAATTATTTAACGACCAGTTGAACCAAAACCACCTTCATCTCTTGATGTGGAACCAAGATCATCCTTATTATCTACTAAAACAACCTTAAATGGATTATATGAAGGATGAACAATTTGGAAATATCTCTCCAATGAATTTAATTGTAATCTAGATTCTGAATTATATTTAAGATTATCAACAACTGCTGTTACTTGACCGCGATAACCTCTATCAATTACCCCGACTGAATTGGATAGTCTAAGAGGGGTCTTAACAATACTAGACCGAGGCAATAGGGAAAATCCTTGTGGAGTTCCATCTTCCTTATACATTGAACAATGTACTGCTAAAGGGACCTTAAATCCAATTGGTTTATCTACAAGAAAATCTTGGGGGAGTCCTAAATCAAAACCAGAATCAGCATACTTATCATTAAAAACCTTTTGGTTATGCTCATCAATTCGGTGTCTATAAAAGTTCCTTAGACTTTCATTGTCTTGGGAAACATAAATACGAAGTGTTACGAAATCGCTGGTAGGAATCATTATAATAGTAATAATAATAATAATCTTTTAAATAGATTCAATTTTATTTTATTAAAAATAAAATTGATTTGCACCACTTTGAGGAACCGATTAACAAATACTAAAATGACGAGATATAACTGTAATAACCGTGACGAGAAGTTTGCCCAAATCGCTTTGAGGGAAGCCGATAAATCAACTATGCAGCAAAATCATGGTTGTGTAGCTGTAATGGGAGGAAGAGTTGTAGCCAAAGGATTTAATTCTGATAGATGTTATTCTAGCGATGGATTTCTATTTAATACTTGTTCGTGTCATGCTGAAATAGATGTAATGAGGCGATTGGACAGGATATTGAGGAAGAAGAGTTTGTCGTCGGCACGAAATAAGCGGCCGTGCTTTTTACGAGAAGGTCAGCTTGTATGTTGTAAGAAAAAACAAGGGACATCAACAAAAGGGGGAGGGTGAGTATAAAGATTCAGCACCCTGTGTTCGATGTGCTGATTTTATGAAAAAATTAAATATAAAATATATCATTTATAGTAATAATATTGGATCTCTAACTAAATGTAAAGTTAGAGATTATACTACAAATCATATTAGTCAAGGAAATCGTTTTATCAATCGAGGAATGAAACCTAGAGAATTAATTAGCGAATAGGAAAAATAACAGTATATGGACCATTTGCCTTTTGTTTCGATTGTGCTGTTCTAGAGCGACCAGCACTAAATTGATTCGTTTGGAATTTAAAATTAGGTCTAGCTAAACCACTAGAAATTTTTTGGTTGACTCCTAATAATCGTTTATTTTTTTCATTTTTTGGATATGGAAATATAATGTCAGTAGATATTTCAAGTATTTCACCTGCTGGAAGTGACATAACAACAGTGGCACCATAAAAGGATACTTGTTTTCCAGGCTGAACCTTTACCCCTAACCCATTATTTTTAGATATTGTTACAAACTGTAATCCACTACTTGAAAAAGCGTTCGGCGCAATAGATTTCAAAGAATTAGGCACTGACATACTTTTAAGTGAAGGAGTGTTAGCAAATGCGGAATCTTCAATTGTTGTTGTATAACTAGGAGAGTCAAATCCAAGCGATACAGGAGGATAAGAAGAAAGCATTTTACCATTATAAGAATTCGCAGAAACCTTACCAGCAGCAGTATTACTAACCATAAGTGAACTTTCGCCATTATAATCCGATGAGTCAGTCACCCCATCAATATGGAAAAATATATCAGGATAATTGACTGTGATTACCTCGTTTGCCCCATAGAAAGTTGTACTGTTTGACGGAACAGGAATATTGATATTACTAGCAGTAGCGTTATATATATGTACAGTCATCTTATCTGGAACACCAGAAAAAGCAGTAGGATTAATACTCGTTGAAGTATTCAACGATGAAAGATTTCCACTTGGTTCGATGGTTAAAGTTTTAAGTCCTGTACCTCCGAAAGCACTTTGTCCAATAGTTTGTAAACTCTTTGGAAGTTTGATGGATTTTAAATTAGATTGATATTGGAATGCAGAAGAAAAAATATCAGTCAATGATGAATTAGCTATATCGGTAAAGATTACACTAGTTAAACCTCCTGAGAAATTTGGAATAGGGTTAAAGGAAGTTTGAAAGACATCATAAGCAATTTTGGTTAAACTAGTAGGGAAAGTAACACTTGTAAGTCCAGGACAATTAAAAAAGGTCTTGTTGTAAATCTCTGTTATAGTGCTAACTGACTCAAATTCAAGCGATACAGGAGCATAGGAAGCAATAATTTTATCTTGAAAACTGCCATTGATTTGATTTGGGCCCACACCGTAGACAGAACCCATTACCGGGTTGCCACTATTTTTAACTAATATTGTATTTTCGCCATTATAATCAGTTGATGGATCAGTGGTCCCAGAAGTATATTCATATGTATTAGGATAATTGACTGTTGTTACACCGTTTGCCCCAAAGAAAGATGTGGTTTTAGACGGAAGAGTGATGTCAAGTGTGTTAGCTGTAGCTTTATTTATATTAACAGTCATCTCATTAATATTCGAAAAAGCATCAGTGTAAATATCTGCTTTTACCAATGATGAACCAGATCCACTTGGTTCGATGGTTAAAGTTTTAAGACCAGTGCTGTCAAAAGCAGTTTGTTTAATAGCTTTTAGACTCTTTGGAAGTGTGATGGATGTTAAATTAGATTGATATTGGAAGGCAGCATTAGCAATACTAAGTAATCCTGAATTAGATATATTTGTAAAGATTACACTAGTTAAACCTCCTCCTCCTATAGGGAGGAAAGATTGGGAGAAGGTGAAAGCATTATTACCAATACCAGTTAAACTAATAGGGAAAGTAACACTTGTAAGTGAAGGACAGTTATTAAATGCTTTGTCATTAATTAATACAGTATTGCTAGCAGGCTGTGAAGCATTCTCAAATACAAGTGATACACTGCCTACAGGTGGATGAGGACCCGAAGGACTTATCAATCCTTCAAATGCGTTAGCAGGAATAGCAACATCCCCAGATGAATTAGTCCAATTTACAATTAATATTGTATTTTCACCATTATAATCAGATGATGGAGTAGCATTACCTCCACCGGCTTTATAATTAAATGTATTAGGATAATTGACTGTTATTACATTTTCTGCTCCAAAGAAAGATGTGCTTTGTGATGGATGAGTAGCACCAATTGTAGTAGCAGTAACTCTATTTATATTTACTGTCATTCCATTATTATCTTGAAAAGCTTGAGGTTCAATACCAACTAATGATGAACCAGTAGTGTCACTTGGTTCGATTGTTAAAGTTTGAAGACCGCACTTAAAAAAAGCTTGATTTACAATATTGGTTAGACTCTTTGGAAGTGTTATGGATGTTAAATGAGATTGAAGATAGAATGCTCCAGCCCTAATGATAAGTAATCCAGAATTAGCTATATCGGTAAAGGTTACACTAGATAAACCTTGGCCTGTTGTTGGTGCGGCATCTAAACGAAAAGCTTGCGCATTAATATCTTGTAAACTAGGAGGGAAAGTAACACTTGTAAGTCCAGGACAATTCTTAAATGCGTTGTTATTGATGTACTTACAGATGCTACCTGACTCAAATTCAAGCGATACACTGCCTGTAGTAATCAATCCTTCAAAAGCATTCGGACCAATAGCGTCAAAGTTTGGGTTTGGGTTGCTATTGTTTTTAACTAAGATTGTAGTTTCACCATTATAAGTAGAAGCATCAGTATGGGCTAATATATATTCAAATGTAGACATTATACAATATAGAAATAAAAAATATATATTTAAAATAATTATATATTTATTGAGATTTATGTATTGGGAATTACTTGTGGATAACCAGAAGGAGGATTAACACGATAATTGGAACTTCTTTGTACTAAATTATCGTAATTAGGATAATTAACAGTTGTTCCTTCAGCAGGATTACCAGGATACCATGTTTGAGGAAGAAATCCCCACTGTTGAGCTTCTTGCCAAGTAAGAGGATTAATATTACATCCTGCGCCTGCCTTTCCAGTCGATATTATATTATTTCCCAGCGAGGATGAAGAATTATTAACTCTTACTGGGAAAGCTTTACTAGAAGAAGGTGTAGGTAAACAGTTTTTCTTTGCTACACCACCACTACTAATATATTGACCATAACTAACAGCAGGTTGATTTAAATTTTTAGCATAAGGCATTTTAATATATTTTTTAGTTCCAATATAATAAGAACAAGCATTTCTATTACCATTACAGTTATAAACATAGCCAGAATTTGCTGAATCTACAGTACTTCCACATTGGCCATTATTTTGAACATTTTGAAAAACACACGAACCGAAAGCATGTGTTAAATTCTTAATATAAGTTGCCTGGTCACCACTAATTTGGTAACTATTATCATCGGGTTGGACCCAATAGTTAGGATATGTTCCTTTGGTCCACTTATATTTTGTATCAATCATACCAGCCGTATTCATAGATGCCTTTTTGATAATAGTATTATCATTTGTACAACAACTACCGGAGTTTAAACCACCTCCTTGAGTTTTAGTTTTATAATATTTACCATTATTACCACCGTTTCCAACAGCTTCTGTTCCTTTATAAGGTGTTCTGGTAGTATTAGATATCATTCTAAATTGACCAATACCTCCATGATTTCTAGTTCCTCCTACTAGTGAGAAACCATTCTCTCCTCTACCAGAAATGGGAGCAAATCTTCTATTATTACGGGATTTTTTTTTAAGAGTAGCAATTGACATATAAATTAACATTAGAAATTAAAAAATGATAAATTTCCTTTTAGATGGATTAATATTCAAACATTGAGAAATTGTAAAATAAAAGTTATATTCTTTGTAGTAGTCTAATATTTCTTCAAAGGAATAAAGTCTCTTATCTTTTTGTTGTAAACAATGGAGAACCATAATACCTAAACTATAATAAAATGATGAATAATCTATAGAGAATGGTATAGTATCATTGGTAATAAATTCAGGAGGTAAAAATATATTTGATTTATCATATATTTGTGTAATTAGAATTTTTCCATTTTTAATCTCTAACAATTTGTCTGTATTACAGAAAAGAAATTTGTCATTATTAAGTACCATAATATCAGAAACATCCATAAAAGATATACTATAATTTCTCTCTCTAAAGAAATCTAGTTGTTGGTATAGTGATCTTAATAAGTTGTTAGTAGTTACATTATTAAAGATGGTTTGGTTCATATGTTCTTTTAAAGATGATAGAGAGAAAATTGTTGAAAAATCATTTCCATCTAATTGAAAGGAATCAATTAACATTAAAAAAATATCGTCTTGATTTACATTATCAATGTAGTATTTATTATTTTTTTGATATATATCTAAAGACCCAATAAGCATAATTAATATATAATGAAATATTTATATTAAAAAAAATTTTTAATATAAACATTTTTTTTAATTTGTTCTACTTAGAGAACATTTCCAAAACCATGGATTATCATACACAACTTTAATAACATCTCCGTTTAAGAATTTATTTTTAATTTGTGATATTTTTTCATCATTATACCAGAAATCAAAATGAATAAATATTTTTTTAAATTTACCATCTCCTCCACAAGGAATGGAATCTATTTTTTTAATAAGGCCAATTTTTATTTTTTTTTGAAAGATATCAGAAATGGTTTGTGTAGATATATGTGCGAATACCCGAGGAATACAAATAGATGGAGAAATAATTTCAACATCATCTATTATACATTGTGAACTTGTAGTGTTAATTGACATTAATATTTGTTTTAATTAAAAAACAATATAACAAGTCAATTCTTTTTTATATTAATATAATTATAAAGTTGCTGTTTCCTGTAATATATATATATTATTTACTAATTAAAAATATAATAGAAATCGATAAATAGCTGTTAGGAAACATGTGTATACCACCCATACACATATTAATATAATAGGTATTATTTAAATGATATTTTTAATACTTAATATATTATAAACTAAACAATATGAACACAAAATACGATTTGAATATATAGTTCTAGTAACAAAGAGAAAACAACACATACAATGAGTAGATTTGATAGTTTAAAAGGGAATACATTTACATCATCAAATAGTAGAAGAGATGATAGACGAAGAGATGATAGATCAAGAAACGATAGAAGAAGAGATGATAGACGAAGAGATGATAGACGAAGAGATGATAGACCAAGAGATGATAGACCAAGAGATGATAGAAATTTGTTCAAAGAAAAAAAAGAAAAGGAATTTAACACAACCGAAGAAGATTTTCCAGATTTATTAAAACCAACTGAATGTGCCAAGGAAGATGAAGGAAAACAAAAAAAAGAGTCAAAATGGTTAAAGGCAATTGAAAAACAGAATGAATCAGAAGTAGATAGTAGATTTATTATTAATCCAAATGATCCAGACTATTGGAGAGGTGCTCAATGGACTGGACCTATTATGATGAGACAAAAAAAACCAAATAAAAAATGGGATAGTTATTTTAATATGATTTCACAGAAAAAAGTATCAACAATAGTAATTCCACATTCTGGAACAGAATATAGTAGGGATGGAACTAATTGGTATAAAAGTTGGAATGATACATTTACACAACAGCAATTAAAGGCAATGGATGATGAAGAAAATGAAAAAATGTTTCAAAGATGGTGTCAGTGTATAGAAGAAAATTACGAGAAGCGAAGATTAGAATCAGAACAATATTATTATGAAACGGGAGAATTAGATGGATTTGCCAAAGCGGAATTAGATAGATTAGAGTATGAAGAATACGCAAAACAATTTGAAATGGACGAAGAAGAAGAAGAAGAAGAAGAAAGTGATGAATATTTAGAAGATGATTAGTTAAATTTAAAAGGTAATAATATTTAAATTTAATAATGGAAGAAATAGATTTATTAGATACTAGTTGGATAGAATCTTACGAAGACGAAGAAAAATACTATACAATGTTTTATCCAGAAAGTAATAAAAGTATCAAGACAAATATACTGTATATCAATAAGGAAAAGGAACTAGAAAAAATAAAAGAAAGGAAAGTAGAATTATTTGAAGATAATATGTTAAAAAAAGAGGACTTTTTAAGATTAATTAAAGAATCTCAAAAGAATGATAACAAGAAATACACATTAATGAGCATTCTTGTATATAATTTAACTATTGAAAATAAAGAATTGAAAAATTTCTTATATAATTCAGATAATTATGATTTTATGACAAAATTAAAATACTTAGATGACTATGAGTTATCATCGACTGTAAATTGTCTACAAGATGTGAATAATTTGTATATAATTTTAATGGAAGAAGAAAAAAAAAGCAATAATAACAATACAAAAAGGGTAAGATTTAATGTATTACAGTCAAAAACGAAAAGACGAAAAGCTAAATAATCATATAAGGAATGTATTTAAAGATATGTTCAAAATATATATTACCATGGCAGCACTAGTATCAGCATTAGACACGCAAACGAATATTCAATATGGAGAGAATAATCATATTGAATATAACTGGAGTAATATCCAACAAGAAGAGATACTGCAAATATCATTTCAATTAGTAAGGAGTTCAGACGAGAATAGAAAAAATGAACTAGCTAATAAATTTATGGAATGTTTTAAAAGAGGAGATGTAGAAGATAAAAGAATGTTATTAAAATTGTTAGCACATACAAGAGATATTGAAAATGGTAAAGGAGAATATAATATCCCACACATCATCTTAAGAGAGTTATATAAATATGACAAGACATTAGCAGTAAATGTATTGAAAATCTTTGTTGGTTTAGAGAGTAACGAAAAACCACTTGGGTCATGGAAAGATGTAAAATATTTTTTAAATGAATTATCGGAAACAGAAGTAGCACCAGTCCAAATAATGAAATTAGTTAATAGTCAGTTACGACTTGACAATGCTAATATGATATTAAAAAAAGAATGTTCATTGGTAGCTAAATGGATTCCTCGTGAAAAGAGTTCCAAATTTGGATGGATTAATAAAGAACTGGCAAAGGATTATTTTGAGGAGTATGGTTCAAGTGAACATGGATGGTGTGATAGTGCTGTGAGAAAGGCTAAAACACATTATAGAAAATTGGTAAGCTCAATAAATAAATACATTGATACTACACAAATTAAACAATGTAGCTCCTCTTGGAAAAGTATTAATTTTGATAAGGTTACGAGTATTACGATGATGAAACAAAAAGGAGCCTTTTTAAATAATAAAAATAAGGAATCTTTTGATAGAATTAATTGTAAAGAAAATATGTTAAAATATATTCAAGATGTAAAGGATGGAAAAAGCGAAGTAAAAGGGAGAAAAACTAGTATGATTGATTTTATTAAACAGGCTCTTAGTGTAGAGAATCCTGATGAAAGATTTATTATTAATGAAGCTTGGAAAAATAACGGCAAAGATACAAAGAGTCTAGATAATATGATTGCTATGGTAGATACATCAGGGTCAATGGAATGTGAGAATGGAAATCCTCTTTACAGTGCGATGGGTCTAGGAATTCGTATAAGCGAAAAATCAAAACTAGGCAAGAGAGTAATGACATTTAATTCTAAACCAGAATGGGTAAACTTGGAAGAATGTAAAGATTTTGTAGATGAAGTTGTAAAAGTAAGAGATGCTGGGTGGGGAATGAACACTAACTTTCACAAAGCTATGGATATGATTCTTGATGTGATTATAAAAAATAAAATTCCTGCTGAAGATGTTGAGAATATCGTTTTAACTGTATTGTCTGATATGCAGTTTGATTCAGCACATACAAAATCTTCTCCGTTTAATTCTTCAGTAAGACAGATTCTATCAGATAAATTTCATGAAGCAGGTGTGAGAGTATGTGGAAAAGGTTATAAAGTTCCGCATATTTTATTTTGGAATCTTAGAAGCACCGATGGATTTCCTGAATTGTCTTATCAAGACAATGTAACAATGTTATCAGGTTATAGCCCAATGTTGTTAAATTCATTTGTAGAAGCGGGAATGACAGCATTAAAGGAGTTGACTCCATGGAATATGTTAGTAAAAATGTTAGAAAAAGAAAGATATAACGAGATTGGAGAGTTAATTTAAAAAAATGATTTAAAAAATAATAAACGATTTATATAATGGAAAATTTAAATATTTTAAACACATTATTTGATATGAGTTTAAATGATATTAATAATAATAATCCTACAAGATATGCCGCAGCATTGAGAGATTTGGAATTATCACAACAAAGACATTTATTCGGAAACTTTTTATTAAATAATCAAGATAATAATGATATTTTAAATACTTCTTTACATGAAGAAAACGCATATAAAAATGTGATTTCTGATGAAGGGAAAAAAGAATTAAAAAAAATCCAATATGATAGTGATATATGTGTAAATGATAAATGTCCAATAACACAAGACGAATTTAAAGAAGGTGATGAGATAACACTATTACCATGTAAGCATGGGTATGTTTCCAACGCAATAGAAATATGGTTAGAAACACAATGTCCAGAATGTCCAATATGTCGTTTTAAATTAGATTCAAAAGAAATAAAAAATGATAACTCAGATGATGTGGAAAATATTCCTATACATACATCAAGAGTTCATTTTTTAGAATCATTAAATGCTTTAAATAATTTAATTCATCCTTTCGGAAGACAACAACTTTTTAATACAATACCACATTCATATATAGATAATATTTATAGAAGTCCCGAATATGAATTGGATCGAGCAATTAGAAATAGTCTGCGAGATATTTCTGGGAATTAAATATCATCAAAGTCTACTTCCTCGCCTTCATCATCCATAATAACAGGACCAGATATAGTTGTGGGTGTGGTAGTTTCGTTAACTTCTTCAAGTAAATCTTGAAACCTATCTGTATCATCATGTTCAAATGAAATTCCACCCTCTTCTTCAACAGTATCTCCTTTATCATATTCACTTTTTAATTTTGAAAATATTGGATTGCCTGAAGTCTTTAATTTTTGTTTTTCTGAGTCCGTATATACCTCAAGTAAGTCATGTTTGGGTTTGGCGCAAGATTCAAATTCTCTAACACCTACCAATACCCATCCTCCTGGACTAACAGTATTATCACGCTTACCTCTACCCTTAAATTTTTGTCTCATAATACATAATAGTTCACGACCATCTATATCATTAGCATAAAACATACCATTACCTAGATTTTTGGTAACAACAGCATATATTTCTCCTTCTTCTTGTGCTAATCGAATTTTTTTATTAATTGGAGCTGTAAGGAACTTGCGTCCCATTTTCTTAGATTTGTTACCACCTTTTGCGTTCTTGACCATTGTTCTTATAATATGTAATAAAAATATATTATAAGTTATCTTCAATTTTTTTAATAATTAAATTTAAAATCATCTTTAAATTCGTAAATAGGATCATCTGGAAATATTTCTTGAATCCATTTTTTCCAATTATTATCAGGTAACAATCCAAATAATTTATTTTGTATTTCACATGATTGTTCATCTGGTTCGTAACCATATTGTTCATAAAATTCCTCTATTTCGTCATCGTCATTAAATACTATTTTTTTATTTTCATCATCAACTACAACATCATACTTATCAAATCGATTTTTCCATATAGGAGAGTTATAAGCATAATATTCCCAATGATACCAGTAACACTTGCTAATACTATCTTCTTCGTCTCTCATTAAATTAAATGAAGAAGACAATGGAGTAATAGAATATAAACATTTATGTATTAGAGTTTTTCTAGCTTGTATTTCTCCATGTTTATTTAATGGGATAGGTTCATTATGAATTTTTAAAACATTTTGATAATCATCATCACTCAATCCAAGAAACATTTTCTTTTTGGAATCTGTATATTTTGGATTAAATATTAACAAACAAATAATAGACCATAATTTATGTATGTCGTTATTGTAGCTATTATTGAATTTTGTTTTAATATCATTAAGTTGTTCTTCTCCTAAGTTAAAATATATCCGAAGGGAATCAAACAATTCCGAATCTATTGTGTCGGGTAAGGATACAACAGCAAAATGATATAATTTTTTATCAATATATCGAAATAAAGCATGATATTTTGTAGGTATAGAATTAACTAACCACGCAGGTTTTTTACCTCTAAACATAGATGTTATTTCTTTAATATTCATATTATATTGTCTTGTAACAAATACTTGTGATGATGTTGGAAACTTGAATAAATTTTTAATTACAGTCATTAAATCTTTAAGATTTCCTTCCCCGTTATTATGTTTTTTAAGAATAAAGGGAATAAATTGAGGATTATTAATATAATAAAAGTCATAATAAATAAACCAAATTAATTCCCAGCTTTCTTTTTCATATCCAGACAAGAACAATTCAGATATCCAAAAATAACACTCATTTATAGATTGTTTTTTAAGTAATGCTGTGATAAAGGAGAATCCAACTTCATCATAAATATAGAGATAGCGCGTTAAAGCAAGTTTAGACATTATTGATTAATATTAATAATGATAATATAATAATTTCAATTTTTTATAATATAGAATGAATATATAATGGCAAACGCATGGAGAGAACACGTTAAAAAGACTATGGTCAAAATGAAGGCTGAGGCAAAAGGAAAAACTGTTATGTTAAAGGATGTTTTAAAGGCGGCAGGAAAAACATATAAAAAGAGTGGTGATGTTGCTGTTAAACATAGCAAGACTACCAAGAAAAAGACTGCTAAGAGAAAGAGCAGCAAGAAAAAGAGCAGCAAGAAAAAGACTGCCAAGAGAAAGTCTGCCAAGAGAAAGTCTCACAAGAAAAAACATTAAATAAATAATTATATATTTTATTACTTATTTAATATCGAATAATTGATTATGAATATCATTAATTAAATGATTATTTCTCTCTTTGAAGTCAGAATTAATATAAATATAGAATGGAACCAACAATGTATTGCGTGATAATAAATCTGAATGATTACAAATGAAATAATAACAAAACGAATAATAACTCCATGATAATTTAAACTGAAATAAATATTTGATAATCTGTTTAGGTTCATAATTAATGAAATATTTAATTATAGACAACAATCTTTCTTTCTTTAATTTCTCTCTACAAGACGAATATAATTCTATTATAGCTTCAGCACAATCATTATTAAATGTTTTGATTGAGTTGTTTATTAAATATGTTATTATAAAAACATCAAAAGGAATATACTTATTGTTAAGAAGAGAAGGAGAGAAAAACATTTTAATATTGTTGAAATTAATCGAAGATAAATTAAAAGAATATGAAAAATCCATTAATAATGGTAGGTTATTCTGAGAATAAACAAACGGATTATCATGAAGCATAAAAGAAATATTATTATTGTGAAGAATGTTTAAAGAAAAACATAAATGGTAGAGAGATTTTAAAAAATTATTCTGATTGAAATAGAATGTGTTACAATTATTATTAATATGAGTAACAATTTTATACTTAATTTCTCTCTGTATGACATTACTTTTTGATTCTGGTAGTATTTTATAATTCTTATTTAAATTTTTATAACTATTAACTGAGTTAAAATAAATAAAAAAATAAGGAATATTTTTAATCTTATTTGAAATAGAAATATGATTATTGAGAGAAAAAGAATTTTCTACAAAATCTGTCATTAATATATTCTAATTAATATTTTTAAGCTTTTGTTAGTAGGAAGTATCTATTTTTGAATGTTTTTTTAAATTTATCTTTAATTGTATCTCTAGTCAAACCTTCATCTAATAATCTAGTCATTTCTTCATCTAATTGAGTAGAATAAGACTCAGAGAAATGTCCATAAGAAACAGACGGTTTAGTGTCAAGATTACTATTAATATGAGTATCCATAATCTCAATAACTTCATGCTCTATCGAAACATATTGTCTTCTCTTTCTTGGTTGTTGTTCCTTTTTATTACGAAAATAATATCTACCACTCTTATACATTTTATCTGTAATATTACCATTATAACCGAGTTCTATTAATCGATTTGTTTCGTTTAAAATAATTTCATCATTATTTTCTACCCATCTTTTCCATTCTTCTTTATATGTATTTCTATCAGAGTGTTGATGTAATTTGGCAAACGGAGTAAGTTGTCCAATAAACTCGTCAGAGAATTTAAATCGGAATATTTGACTTTCAGTTGACATAATAAGTATTGTATTATTAATCAATTAATTTAAATTAAAAACTTCAATTTTTTTGCTAATGATATATTAAATGATTTTATATTCTTTAAAAAGTATACCATATTACGACTCTATAGTTCAAGAATATACAAATATTTTAATACTTAATCAATCAGCAACTGGACCTTTACAGCAAATAACAAAAAGAGTAACTCTTAATAAATTATCCCCATTTGAAGCGAATACAAATATATGTCGAAAACCAAATTGTGTGATAGGGGTTACACAGTTAAACGATACAAATCAATTAATGTGTATAGATCAATTACCGGAATTATTTGAATTTTTAGTGAATAACGGATACACTATAGATACAAGTGTAACAAAAATACTTCAGAAAACAAATGTAAAAATGAGTGGTAATTTAATATGTATGATACAATACTAAAAAAATTGAATTAATTTAAACATAACATAATTAATTCAATATAATATAAGATGGACTCAAAAGTAACACTATCAGAAGAGGAAAAGGAATATCTTAATTCTTTAACAGATGAAGAATCAAAGACATTAGAAATAGCGCGTGATCATTTAGAATCGTCATTTAATTTGAGAAAAAGCATAGGATTTATCAAGTGGAAAGAAAACAAAACAAAATCTACTGAATAAAAGGAACTAAAAAAAAGGCACTATTATAATCTGCGACTTTTATGTTTTCGTTTATTTCTACGACTTTTATCGTTTTTATGTATTCTATTTTTATGACTATATCTTACTCTAGGAACTGTATCCTGAAATAATTTCATTGTTCTTTTTAGTCTTTTTCCACCTTTTAATATTTTATTTTTTAGTTTCTTGTCAGGACTAAACATACCTCCTTTCATCGGAGTTTTATTATTTTCAATACTATCCACCTTACTAACCTCACCTCCTATATTTTTCTCCACATCTTTTGCTTCTTTTAAAGTATCCGCTGCTTTATCATAAGCAGTCGTAATTCGATCTTTTCCTTTCTCTATTGTATCTTCTGTTTTAACATATCCTTTTGCTGTATCTACCATCATAGGCGATGACTTAGTAACAAACACTTTATATGTTTCCATTACAGCATTAAACCCTTTACCAATGGCTATTATAAAATCTACAATGCCTCCCCAAAATGGAACTTCAGCTACAAACGCTTGAATTACAGATAAACCTGTTTTAGCTGCTCCTCTAATTGCTTTCTCACTTACATCATCCAACATAACTAATGCCTGATCAGTAACCTTGTCTAATTCTGGTCTAATTTCTTTCATAATTTCTATCATAGTAACAGCTATTGCTTGCGCAATCTCTTTTACTGCTTCACGCGTGGCAGGATTTTCAGATAATTCTTTTAATAGTCCTGCTATTAAAACTAATTTCTTATTTAACTGAGGACTTAATTCTTGCCAAGGAGTATCCCCTATTTTAGATTCTCCTGTCATTTCTAATGATAAATCTATCATCATATTAATAAACTCTTCAGTCCATTTCAATCCAGTCTTAAATGCTGTTTTTCCTAACCTTTGAGCTTCAGTATAACTTTTATTTAATGTGTCGTTAGCATCTACCCCTAAAGATTGATAATTTGCTTTGTTTTTTGCCTTATCAATTACCTGGGATAATTTATTTGTATTATTTTTTACATTTTCCTTTGATATTTCTTTTTTATCACCTGTTGTAGATTGTCCACCGGTCTGTTTATCTATACCTTCTTTCATCAACTCTACCCCTTTCCCAAAACCATATAAAACATCTCCTATGATAGTGATAATTGCTGTTCCAACATACTTAACATTAAATTCAGGATCTTGTTTTAATGGAACAAATATATTACCATCAGCATCTTGTTTTTTAATACTATCTATTTGTGAATTTATTTTTTTAATCCTATTTTCTCTATTTTTTATTGCTTGTTTTAACACTTCTTTTATTTTTTCATCAGGATTAGGAACATCTAATAATTCATTCATATATATTCTATCTTTAGTTTTTTTTATAAGTTATTTTTTTTATCCATTAATTTCTTAAATGTTTTATAATCCATCTTCTCTTGAGGTTTTTCAACCTTATAATCATCCTTTTTCAGAAATTTATATTCACTTACTTTACCACAATAAGAATATCTATTTGCGAACTCACAAACAATATATTTCTTTTTTGGATTCTTACTACCTCCAGTTCCCTTTCGATTGTAAGATTTAAAGGATGCAAATATACCAGTATCTTTCTTAACCACATCTTTATCCTTTACTTCAGAGTCTTTCAATTTATTTGTAGCATTTTCTATCTCCTTTTGAATATTCACCACTAATTTCTTACAATTAAAATTAATAGCATATTTTCTAACTACTGTTTCCAAATATAAATACGATATATCTTTCACATCACAATAATAATTAAACGATTCTTTATCGTAATCATAATACATTATAACATTTCCTTTTGGTGTAGCTTCAAATAAAACATTATTTAAAAGCGATTTTATGCGTTCTTTACTTAACTCAATAACTGGAAATTTCTCAAATTCTTCATAATATTTATAAGTATATGGTATTTCTTTAATTTCATCATCTTCGTTGGTAATCTTTTTTTTTGTATATTCTAAATATATTTTACTTGTTAAGCTATATAGAAAAAAAGATGCTAATCCATAACCAAATATCTTAACACCTTTTACAAATTGTGGACTTTTGAAAAACATATTATATGATTATCAGGAATTATTTTTAAGCATTGTTCGCAATTTGTTTTTTTCTTAAATTAAATAGGTCTTTCACTTCTTCTTGTAAATCTGATACCTTTATTCGTTGATAATTTTTATTCTTGTTATCTGGATGTAAACATACTAAATATAAGTCTTTCACTTTCTCACCATACTTTTCCTCTAATATTGCCTTGTATGTATTTAATTGTAAGCAATAATGCCAGTAGTTTGTATCTGGTAGATGTTCTATACATTCTTTGTTTCCCCATTTACCAAAAGCATTTGTTTTCACTATTTCTTTACATCGTTTCCAATCATAGATTAATAAATTTCCATCGTCATCCTTAAAAACCATATCAATAGAACCGGCCAATTTAAGCTCTTCGTGAAATACAGTCCATTCTGTTCTATAAGGCTTTAATTCTGGATAAGCCGCCAAGAAATTATTGAAATATTGATATTCAATAGAATCATTATCATTTGGACATTCATTGTAATAGCATTCAATATCGTAGTGCATTTTGGTTCCCGCTTCCGCTGCTTCATTACAATTTTTATCCCATCCAGCCTTAATTTCGTCAGCTGTTTGTCCATAATATTTGCTCTGAGGCCATTTCTTAGATTTCATCATATTCACAATAATCGCGTCACTGTCGAATTTCTCAAAGTGAGCGTGATTAAAAGTCGTTACAGACATATAGCCATCAGAAGAACCATCAATGTAGTAAATATGAGGACCCTCGTCAAAGACAATACGACTGTCTCTTTCATGAGGATTTAGTTTTGCTAAGTAGGTTGGAGGTTCCATTTAATATTTAAATAAGTGTTAACTAAATATTAAACTTCAACTTTATTATTATTTAAATAAAATTTATCTTATAGAATTATGGAATTACAAGTATGGAATACAAACAATACACCAGAATATAATAATTTAATCAAAGAAAAAATAAATAATTTGATTATAGAAAAAAATTTTACAGGAACCAGATTATTAAATACTAAAAAAACAAATTTCGATATATTAGAAAAATATGTATATGATTTATCTAAAATTCATACAAAAAACTTAAATTTAACTGACAACAATTATTTTGTAGAATTCTGGTTTAAAAATAAATTTGAAACACCCTGTTTACATGTAGATTGTGATGAACATGAAAAAATAGAAAAATCTATTTATAATTACCCATTGTTATCATGTGTTTCTTACTTTAATAAAACAAACACTCCAACAGTAGTGAGTAATATTGATATGGATAAATTTATTTACAAAGAATTTCATACTGACAATAATTTTTCTTTTTCCTTTCCTAATATTAATAAACATATAACATTTAATCCTTCTTTTTTTCACGGAACTGCTATTTTAACTGATAATTACGACTTAACTGAAGAACGAATAATTATTGCCTTTAATATTTGGAAAACCCAACCTATTAATATACAATATTATGATAATTATAATTATCAATCTGATTATAAAGAAAATAATATTTTTTTAATTAATAAAAATACCGATGATATAAAGAATATTCCAATTTCAGAACAAGAATTAAATTTTGATACTATGGAAGATATTTTATATAATAATAATCCCAATGCTTTTAAAAAATTTAATAAATGGATTGATAATTCTCTCACATGTCATATTATCGCAGATAAAAATATTGATTTAAATATTAAAAATGATAAATTAATTAATAAATATGGAACTATAATTAACGATATAAATTATATAAAAGAAAATACTATAAAATATAATCGTTTTTTCCAAAGATTTACTTATAATAGATTTTATAATTCAGATATATGTAATTGGATTATTTATGAATCCGAAAAATATGCTTCTAACAACGGTGGTTGGACTACAAAAAGACATATAAATTATCCAACTACAGATATCCCTGTTAATTTAATAAATTCAATTTCTACATTTATTTTTCAATCTAGTATTAATATTTGTAATTTTATTAAAGAGTCATACCAAATCCCGAATGAGATGGGATTAGATATTCAAGATTTATTTATTGTTAAGTATGAACATAACAAACAAAATTTTTTAGAACCCCATAAAGATGGTTCTTTTATAAGCTTTAATATTTTATTAACTAATCCTAACGACTTTGAAGGTGGTGGAACTGAATTTGAAGATGGAATAATAACTAAAAATATGCAAGGAGATTTATTTATACATTCTAGTTTAATTACTCATTCTGGTATTCCTATTACAAAAGGAAAGAGATATTTATTAGTTGGATTTATTAACCTTAAATTAATCATATAACCATACTATTTGAACAAAACCATCGCTTTGGGCTGGAGCTATATCTGGATATGAATTCCCGACAGAAGCTCCTGTGCTTGTGTAATTTGGTTGCGTACCTGTGTTTCCTTGAGTACTATTAACCTTACCATTTAATCCATTTGTTTTTGCTGTAGCTTCATTCCCACCAGCTCCCCCTTTTCCACCATCCACGCTAGCATTGGTCTGTGTTGTACCGTTAGAATCAGCAAATACAATAACAGTTGAATTACCAATACCACCAGTACCACCCACACCACTAGTAGTTGTACCGTTCGCATTTTGACTATTACTTTGGCCTGTAGCTCCTGTATTACCTATTTTTCCAATTGTTACGGTATATTTAGATCCTGTATCTATGGCTAATGGGGTTAGAGATGTAGTACCCCAACCTCCAGCCCCTCCCGATCCTCCATTTCCAGTAGCACTAACACCGCCACCAAAGCTTTGGTTTGCTTTTGCTTTTGCATTTCCTGCCTGTCCTCCTTTTCCTCCTTGCCCACCCCTCATTAGTAGTCTCACAGATTTAGCATATACAGGTGCTGCTGCATTAGTAACATCGGTCGTGATGGTGGATTGGACAGCCGTACAATCATTGTGTAAACTAATACCTTGTTGTGATAAATTAAAATCTAACGGTTTTTGATAATCATAGCTTGTAGGTGTATATTGTAAATTATAATCACTAAATGTGGTAGAGTTAGCAGGATCATTAGAAGTTACAACATTTCCTATATCAACACCTTTATATGAAAAACCAGAACCAGACATTTCTTATAATATAAAAATAAAAATAATAATAATATTTAAATATTTAGTTATTATTTAAAATATGGAAGATTATATCTATATAAATAATAATTCATTATCACCACTTTTATGTAAAAATATTATTCAATATTTTGAAGAAGATAAAAATACACATCAAGGTCAAACATTTGGAGGGGTTGATACAGAAGTAAAAGATACTTTAGATCTAATGATCCCAAATGAAAATAATAAAGAAAATAAATGGTTTAAAATTGTTAAATGTTTAAACTATGAAATATTACATAATATTAAAAAATATGTAAAAAAAATTAACGAGCCAATTAGTAATAGTCAAGGTACTAACGATTATACCTTATTTTCAGACAAACCAGTAAGTTATTCTGTATTTCAAATTCAAAGATACATTAAAAATACTGGTAAATATATATACCATGATGACGCCCATATTAAATGGGAAAATAAAAGTCAACGAGTTTTTACTTATTTATGGTATCTAAATAATGTAGACGAGGGAGGAGAAACTGAATTTTGGGGTAATCGTCAAATTAAACCTGAATGTGGAAAATTACTAATTTTTCCAGCATCTTGGACTTTTCCTCATAGAGGAAAGGTACCAGTATCCAATGATAAATATATTTTAACAGGATGGGTGTATTATTAAAAATAATTATTTTTAAATAAACTTAAAATAATTATTTATTTAGACTTTAATTCGTCAATTTCTCTCTTTAATTCTTTTACCGACTCAATTAAATGAGCAATGATGGAATTATAATTAACACTTAATTTTTCACTATCATTATCATTCACAGCTTCAGGAATTTGTTCTAATACTTCTTGAGCAATGACACCAGCCGTTTTCGTTTTTGTTTCATCATTTTTCCAATTATAATTTACACCACGAATATTACATATTTTATCCAAACTATTATCTAAATTAGTAATATTTTCTTTTAATCTAACATCTGAAGTTGAGTTGAAAGAAGTAGATTCAGTGATACCGGTTACTACGAGTGATGTCTCTCCACCTTGAAAACCGGTTCCTATAATAACCTTATAAGCACCACTTATGGCTGTTATCTCATTTGGACCCGTGCTAACATTCCATCCACCTCCACCTCCACTTGTATGACTATTTACCCAATCTATAGTAGCTAAGTTAGAAGTAGGAGCACCAGCACCAGGAGTAGCAGCAGAAACCACTCCAGTAAAACTACCTGTATCACCTGTTATATTTCCTGTAATTGTTGGTGATGTTAAAGTTTTATTAGTTAATGTTTGTATCTCAGTTAATTGAACAATGTCACTATTAGCAATAGTGCTAATCTTTGTAGCAGTATCAGCATTACCTGTTATATTTCCTGTTATATTTCCTATGAAACTAGTTGCTGATATATCACCAACAACCTCCAAAGTAGTAGCAGGACTATCTGTTCCAATACCGACATTTCCAGAAGTAGTGATGGTCATGCGTTGTTTTGCATCAGCAAATTGTTGAGGTGTACCTGACGGAGCCGTCGGAGTATTCTCCGCTGTCCAAAAAGATAAATTGGCTGCATAACTGTCTGAATCTGTCGCACGAATTTGTACTGCTGGACCGGATCTAGTCGGTGCGGTGAACGTATCTAAACCGTACATAACATATGAACCCCCTCCTCCAGGTCCTATAACATCTATCAATGCACTATTACCGGTAGGATTATTTACAGTTAGATTACCTGTGAAATTACCTGTACCAACAACATCTAAATTAGAAGTAGGACTAGTTGTCCCAATACCGAGACTCGATCCCACTGAATTAATTGCTGGTTGGTTTGAATTTGTAACTGTGTCGGCACTACCTGTAGTATTTTGATTGCCAGCAGTATTTACACCAGGAAGATCAATATTTGCTGTTCCATCAAAAGAAACACCACCAATTGTTCTGGCTGTTTGAAGAGCGGTTGCTGTAGCAGCATTACCTGATGTATTTTGATTGCCAGCAGTATTTACACCAGGAAGATCAATATTTGCTGTTCCGTTAAAAGAAACACCACCAATTGTTCTGGCTGTTTCAATAGCGGTTGCTGTAGCAGCATTACCTATTGTATTTTGATTGCCAGCAATATTTACACCAGGAAGATCAATATTTGCTGTTCCGTTAAAAGAAACACCACCAATTGTTCTGGCTGTTTCAAGAGCGGTTGCTGTAGCAGCATTACCTATTGTATTTTGATTGCCAGCAATATTTACACCAGGAAGATCAATATTTGCTGTTCCGTCAAAAGAAACACCACCAATTGTTCTGGCTGTTTTAAGAGCGGTTGCTGTAGCAGCATTACCATTTACATTTCCTATGAAACTATTTGCTGATATATCACCAATAACCTCCAAAGTAGTAATAGGAGTAAGTGTTCCAATCCCGACGTTTCCATTATTCAAATTTAAAGTATTATTTGGAGAAGATCCTCCACTATCTGTTTGAAGTGTCAATCTATTACTAGTGCAAGCCAAGTAACCAATTGCCAATGATGATGCCGGATGAAGTATAAGTGTTGGTTGTTGGGCAGCATCCGAGCCGGTATTATAAATTGTGATGTTAGCTGATGATATATCACCAACAACATCTAATTGACCAGGAATTTTGACTGTTTCAGTCGCAGTTCCCAATACAATTTGATTACTAGCTGTAGTCGTAGCTTCTTTCCCAAGAGCAACACTATAATCATGTGCACATACTGTATTATAACCTATAGCAACACTCTCAGATCCTTGACCAGCATTACAAGCACTTTGACCTATAGCAACACTACCGCTTCCTTGACCTTGTTCACACGCACCATTACCCATAGCAACACCATTAGATAGTTGACCTGTAAAACCAGCATTTCGACCTATAGCAATAGTTTCGTTTCCTTGATTTTGATTACCCGCATTATTACCAATAGCAACACTATAATTTCCTTGATTTTGATTACCCGCAGCATTACCGATTCTTATAGGACCTGTTGTAGTATCTTGACTAATTCCAATATATCCATTAGTAAAATTAATACCAGAAACATCTAATTTATCAAATACATTTATAATATTAGAATTAATGACAGTTGTATTAATGCCACCGTTAGCTTCTATGGGACCTGTAACATTTAAAACACCATTATTAATGAGACTTAAACTTCCATCCATAACAGAGTCACCAAATACATTAAAACTAGAATCTCCAAAACCATGACCAACAGAAATATTCTCTCCACTAATAGAGAATTGTAATTTATCAGTATAGTTTGGAAGATCAGATTTTAGAACATTACTAATGTCTGTAACATAATTATATACTAACATAGATGCCATAAAATCATTACCACCTGTTTCACTACTATTGTTAATTATTAGAGAAGAATTTTTTTGTGTCGTTACTGGAGTGCTAGAGTCTATAAAAACATTTCCAGTTTCGTTAGTAACTACGACACTGCTAGACCCATCAGTAATGAAACCGTCGGCAAAATATACTTTAGTATAAAAATTATTTTTTCCATAAAAATTATTACTTCCATAAGATTGTAAATCGCCACCTAGATTTAAAGCCGATCTAAAAAGAGTAGGTGTTGAGAAAGAACATAAATCTTTTGATAATAAATAATACAATAATCCTTCTTTATTGGGTTCTTCATCAACTGTATATTGATGACCATACTGTCCTGGATTAGCAGCAGCAGAAGCTAACTCTTCATCAACTGCCCAGTTGGCTAATTTACAATCTGATAATTGTGGTGTAGCTGTATTTGTAGAACCAGAATTAACCGCATCACCAGTATCATAATCATAATAATAAGGACCAAGATTTATATTAAATGGTTGGTCAGGAACAGAACTAGCACCTTGAATTTCACTACCTGAAGAAGTAATAACCACTATACCATCTACAATTACATATATAGATATTCCTGCTAGAACCAATATTACTTGTGTCCATTTATCAGTTGGTATTTGATTGGGTGATTCTTTGTTAATGTATGACCAGGATTGTGCCGCATTTTGACTTTTATATCCATATAATAATTGTGCCTTTCCATTTTTATTAGGATACCATAAATAAAGTAAATTCTTTGTGCCAGTTACCGTGCTTCCACTTGAACTAAAATTTTGTAAAGCGGTTTGATTTAAATCATCCATAGCAAATAAACAGAAATGTTTACTTTGACCAGCTGTAGTAGAAATATCAGAATTTTTGATATTAACAAAACAACTAATTGTAAAAGCAGTAGTAATATCTGTAGTAGAAGTAGAATTGAAGGCATTATCTTTATTAATAGGGAAAGTAGTAGCCAATACTTTACTATCAGTTGTGGGAAATTGAAGAACATTTTGTTTAATTGAATCATTATAAGTATAATTTATTGAGGTTAATGTCAATGTAGATGGAACAACGGCGTTTAAAGTAAATGGTTTTGGTGTTTGTAAATTGTTAGCTAAAGATTGATTGTTAATGCTATTAATTTCAGTTGTGTTATTAAATGGATAATAACAAATAACATTATTAAAATTAATTTCATTATCATCAAAATTATATATGGCTGATGTTTCATCAGCTCTAACATCAGATTCTGTAACCATAGTAGTATATTTTTGCCCTAGACTTTGAGCATTTAAAACAGTTCCGAATGTATTAGAGCTTCTAACAACATTAGCAACAGGACGTCTATTTATTCCTCCTTGTGATTTCCACTGAAAACTTTGTGACATATAAATTATCTCTTTATAATATTTATGAAAAAACAACAATAATATTTATGTAGATAGAGAATAGTGAAATATTTGTCTCTACATAATGTAGGGGGATAATAAAAAATAAAATGTTTAGGTAGTGTATAATGGGTTATGAAATAGAGATGTCTTTTGATTTAAGAAAGCAAAAAAACATAACAAACTTACTGAATGGCACGATAGAACTGGCGGATAATAATTTTTGTGAGAGACATTTTCAATTTACAGAATGTGAAGGAAATGTAAGAAATTTAAAGCGTCAATCGTATGTATTAGTATTTTGTTTTAATGAAGATAGATTTACAGAAATGACAAATTTTTTGAAAGAAGTAATAGAAAGATACAAGAAAAAGATATACATTGAGTCTATTTATGAGGTAGATAAGCATAATTTGATATATGCTTCTCCTTATTATATTAATTTAATGGAAAAAGATCAAAAAGACGATTATAAACATAGGAGAGAGACAAGGTCATTTTCAGAAACGGATTATTTTATTTTAAGAGAGATTCTCAAAAAAAAATATTAATAAATTGTTTTTAAATAATCTGGCGTAATTTTCTTAGATTCTTTTTTTTCTCTAGAACTTCGTTTTTTAGAAGGTTTACTAGATTTTGTCTTGTTTTTTTTGTGTTTTTTATGATGTTTTTTCCTACTATATTTAGGTTTACTAGTATTATCAACAATAACTTCTTCAATAATAATAGGTTGTATTTGTAAATCTTCTTTTTTGTTATGTAAATCTAGTTCTAATCTTTCATGAATAGTTTTTTTATTGGCGGGAACTTCTAATAGTTTCATAATTTCATCGTTATTTAAATTCATATAAATAGCTTCATCATTATGCCTTGCTTCTAAATCTAAAACATCTCCATCATATACCATATTCCATTTAGTTTCATCAATAATATTACCATCAACAATAGTATTATATTGTCCATAATTTTGAATATAAGATTCCATATAAACTATTAAAATATTTTATTTAATATTTTAGAATAAAATATTTATTTTTTTATATATGCGAGGAACAAATGTTAATAAGTTTGGAAAAAAAGAGAAGAACCAAAAAGTAAAAGAAGGAGAGTGTATATTTCCTTTTAAATTTCAGTGGAAAGATAATAATGAATGTTTAGAGACTGATAAGGGAAATATATGTGCTACTTCAGTAACAGATAGAGGGACATTAAAGACATATGGGTATTGTGAGACAAGTAGTAGGTCTAGAAGTAAATCGAAAAGTAAATCAAAAGTTAGCTTAAAAAAGATCACTAAAAAAAGGGCACTAAAGATGTCAAAAAAATTAAAATTGGTAGATAAATTTCCTTCAAGATCAAAGAGTATTTCTAAATCAAAATCAAAGAGTAAGTCAAAAACAGTTTCAAAATCAAAGAGTAAGTCGAAATCACCTATTAATTTTGTATCAAAGTCCAAAAGTAAGTCGAAATCACCTATTAACCTTGTATCAAAGTCCAAAAGTAAGTCCAAAAGTAGGTCTAAATCACCTATTAAAATAGAAGAAACAATTGATATGGATATAAAGCCATCTCCAAAAGGTAAATCAATGAACAAAGAATTAATTGATATTATGGAAGAATTGGCTGATATTATGATGAGACAAGGTGAACCATTTAAGTCACGAGCATATAAAAAAGCTTCAGAAACTATTATGGGATATCCTGATGAAATTACAAATGTAAGTGAATTAAAAGGTAAACCTGCTATTGGCAAAACTATTATGGAAAAATTGGAAGAATTTCAAAAAACAGGAACATTACGAGTTCTTGAAAGAGAAAGAAAAAATCCAATGAATTTATTTACGCAAATTTACGGAATTGGTCCAAAAAAAGCAAAACAATTAATTGAAGGTGGTATTACAACAATAGCAGAGTTGAGAGAAAATGAAAATAAATTAAATGATACACAGAAAATTGGATTAAAATATTTCGAACCTTTACAAAAAAGAATTCCTAGAGATGAAATCGAGGATTTTAATAAAGAATTTGATAAAATATTCAAAGAAGTCGCATCCGAAGGTAGTAAATATCAAATTGTAGGTAGTTACAGAAGAGGAGCAAAAACATCAGGAGATATTGATGTTATTATAACCAATGATCAAAATAATGTCAGTGTTTTTAATGATTTTTTGGATAAACTTATCAAAGAAAAGGTTGTAACAGAAGTATTAACTAGGGGTAAAACTAAAAGTTTAACTATTGGAGAGATACCTGGTTCTATTCCTAGACGATTAGATTTTCTATATACAGCACCAAAAGAATATTCATTTGCTACATTATATTTCACCGGTTCAAAAGCATTTAATATTGTTATGAGACAAAGAGCATTAGATGTGGGATTAACATTAAATGAACATGGATTATTTAAAATGACGGCAGGAAAAAAAGGTGAAGCCGTTGATATAGATTTTCCTACAGAAGAATCAATTTTTGAATTCTTAGGAATGAAATATAAAGAACCAAAACAGAGAGAAGGATATAAATCTGTTGAATTATTAGAAACTAAAGATGGAGAAAAAATAGAGGAGGAAAAAAATGACAAATCTGAAGAAGAAGTTAAAAAAACAAGTAAAAATAAAACTATGAAAGTTAAAAAGGATAAAAAAGGTTATAAAGAACATATAGATGAATTTAAAAAAGATGGTATTGATGCTTTGAAAATGTTATCAGAAAAACAATTGTCTACTATGTTGGATGAATCAAATAAAGCCTATTATAATGATTCAGAAAATGTTTTAATGACCGATAATGAGTATGATATTATTAAAGAGTATATGGAAAAAAAATATCCCAAAAATAAGGTATTAGAACAAATAGGGGCTCCTATTCAAGATAAGAATAAAGTGAAACTTCCATATAATATGCCTTCAATGGATAAAATTAAACCAGATACTAATGCCTTGACAAAATGGAAGGATAAATATAGTGGTCCATATGTGCTATCTGCGAAATTAGATGGAATAAGTGGACTATATTCTACTGAAAACGGTGAATCTAAATTATATACTAGAGGAAATGGAAAGGTTGGTCAAGATATATCACATCTAATACCTTATTTAAAATTACCTTCCACAAAAGATATTACTATTCGAGGAGAGATTATTATGAAAAAAACTGTCTTTTTAGAAAAATATAAAGATGATTTTTCCAACTCGCGTAATCTAGTGGCAGGATTAGTAAATCAAAAGAAAATCGATCCAGAAAGGTTTAAAGATGTTGATTTTGTTGCTTATGAAGTAATTAAACCATCATTAACTCCTAGTGCTCAAATGGAATTCTTAGAAAATGAAGATGTAATAACCGTTATTAATGAAGTAAAAAATAGTATTGACAATAGTGAATTGTCTGAAATACTAGTTGACTGGAGAGAGAATTACGAATATACAATTGATGGTGTTATTGTAACTAATGACAAAATTTATAAACGCACTGATAAAAATCCAGAACATGGATTTGCGTTTAAAATGGTATTATCTGATCAAGTAGCCGAAGCAAAGGTATTAAATGTATTATGGTCACCAAGTAAAGATGGATATTTAAAACCTAGAATTCAAATAGAGCCTGTAGTATTAGGAGGAGCAAAAATCGAATATGCTACAGCTTTTAACGCTGCGTTTGTTGAAGATAATAAATTAGGAATTGGAGCATTGATTAAATTAGTAAGAAGTGGAGATGTTATTCCCCATATTATGGATGTTATTGAACCTGCTGACAAAGCAAAAATGCCTGATGTTCCATATAAGTGGAACGATACTCATGTTGATATTATACTAGAGGATGCTGAACAAGATGAAACAGTAAGAGAGAAAAACATAGTTGGATTCTTTAAAGGATTAGAAGTGGATGGACTAGGTCCAGGAAATGTGAAAAAAATTATTAAAGCAGGTTATGAAAGTGTGCCACAAATCATTGCTATGTCTGAAGAAGATTTCTTAAAGGTTGAAGGATTTAAAAAGAAAATGGCTGAAAAGGTTTATAATTCAATTCATGAAAAAATCAATAAGGTTAATCTATCCAAGTTAATGGCTGTCTCCAATATTTTTGGAAGAGGATTTGGAGAAAGACGAATTGATCCTATATTGGTTAAATATCCTGATATATTAACATCTTCAGAAAGTGACGAAGATAAGATAAAACTGGTTAAATCTATCAAGGGAATGGAGAAGAAAACATCTGAACGATTTGTTACCAATATACCGAAGTTTATGGCTTTTATTGAAAAGGCAAAATTAGAGGACAAATTAAATGACATACCAGTTGTAGAAGCAAAGGATGAATCAAATCCGTTATTTGACAAATCTATTATAATTACTGGATTTCGTAATAAAGAATTAAGCGAAGAGCTAAAAGAAATTGGAGCTAATGAATCCAGTGCTGTTAGTAAAAATACATTTGCTGTTGTTATTAAAAACAATGACGAAGAAACTGGAAAATCTGAAGCAGCGAAAGAAAAAAATATTCCTATCTACACAGCAGAAGAATTTAAAGAAAAATTCAATCTTAAGTTCTCCATTTAAGTAGTATGGTGTTAACTACATAATTTTTAATTTAAATATTATGTAGTAAATAGAAATGGTTTAAAAAGAATATATCAACATAATGTATAATATGCTTTTTTATAGTATTGTAACTTTTTTCGGTATTTCCGCTGCGACCGCTGTCGCTTCTTTTAATGAAACCGATACTCATCACTGGACCGTTTTTCAGAATTTTATTCATAGATTTGACAAATCATATTCTACTCTCGTAGAGTTAGAAAAACGATTCGATATTTTCCGTGATAATCTTCATTATATTCATGAACAAAATCAATTGGACCATAGTTTTGAATTAGGTGTTACACCTTTTGCTGATATGACTCAAGATGAATTTTCTCGATTTAATGGTATGAAGGGAGGTCCATTTTCTTCTGCTTGTAAGAAATTTACCTCCTCATCTGACGATGTAGCTGTATCATATGATTGGAGAGATCATAAGGCCGTTACTCCTGTAAAGGATCAAGGGCAATGTGGTTCATGTTGGTCATTTAGCGCAACTGGAGCAATGGAGGGAGCATGGGCTATTGCTAAGGGAGAACTTGTAAGTTTATCTGAGCAACAACTCGTTGATTGCTCTAAATCTTATGGTAATCACGGATGTTATGGAGGCCTTATGGATGATGCTTTTGAATACGCAATGGATACAGGTATGTGTGCTGAAAGCGCATATCCATACACTGCCAAAGGCGGTGATTGTCAAAAGTGTGATTCTATTGTTGAAATCTCTGGATGTGTTGATGTTACCAAAAATAATCAAGTCGACTTAAAGGAAGCCGTTTCTAGAGGACCTGTGTCTATTGCTATTGAGGCTGATACTAAGACTTTCCAATTATACAAGAGTGGTGTTCTTACTGGCGATGATTGTGGAACTAATCTAGACCATGGTGTTCTTATTGTTGGATACGGAGAAGAGAAAGGAACTGAGTTCTGGCTCGTTAAGAATAGTTGGGGTCCTTCATGGGGCGATGATGGATATATTAAACTTGGACGCAGTGATAGCACTAATGATCCAGGTGTATGTGGAGTTGCTATGCAAGCATCTTATCCTGTAGTTTAATTATTAGAAAATATATAATCTTATTATTTACATATTTTCTACAATAAAAAAAGGGTTTTCCCTAATTTTTATTTTTACTTTTTTAATTACTTAAGAAACAAACCTATCTACTAAAACTTACCTTCCTTAGTTAAAACCCTTCGTCATCATCTTCTCCCTCTTCAAGATCTTCGCGTTGCTTAACTGACTCTTCCTTCTTAGGCGGAGCTGCTGCTCCTAGACGCGGTTGGGGTTGGTCGGGAACCTTGATGCGGCGCTTAGGATGTTGACGCTGATTGGCATTGCGATTACCATAGAGAACCTGTGGAGGAACCATTGTGGGCGTAGACAATGCTGGAGCAGACAACATAGGGGCAACTGGATAACCCATATGGTTCATCTGTGGTTGCCAACACCATTGCCATCCAGCTTCAGCCGTCATCATCCACATACCCTGAGGCATATGCTGTGGAACGAATGACTGAGCATTCAAGGAAAGAGTGTTATTCAGTGTCTGAATAGGCTTCTCCTTCTCTTCAAATGGCAAGACCAACCAAAACCAAGGGTCATCGTAGACAATCTTGGCCTTCTTTTCAGTATCTTCCACATCTCTCTTGAAGGCTTCCGCACTAGGAGAGTCGTAAAGATGATTGAAATGAACAAAGGCCATGTTGTAATTATCACCATTCTTGCCTGTCTTGCGAATCAAATCAACACGATTAACATCTCCAATGGAAAGATGGTTAAAGATTGAGCTAATACGCTCCTCACCAATATTGGTGAACACACGGGGAATGAAAACTGAGTAAGATGACATTGTTGTAGAACTTTAGTTGCTTAGAACTTTTAATGATATCTTTTACTTATTCTAAGAAATGAACTTCAATTTTTTTTTAAAACTTATTTTTTGACAATTTACCTGAACGAGGCTACTATTTTCTCATATAAACTATGACTTGGTGATTTGTATTGACAATTTGTTTTGCCTGTAAAAAATATTGAATATTTGAATTTGTTTCCATATTCTAATTTCTTCTCACCCATATAAATTATAAATCCTATAATTGTAAGTATAGTTATTAGGGTAATAACTAGTGTTTGAATTTTATTTATCTGTTCAATGTTTATTTTATTAAAAATCGTAACTTCATTACTTGTATGCATTTTTTTTGTTCCATCTTTAATTTTATTGTAATCTTGTTTAATTAAATGAAGAAAATACATAATAGCATATAACACAAATAATACAATCCAAATTTTATAATCTACATTAGCTGTAATTACGAAAATAAAATACAATAGAAAAGAATTAATAATTCCACCAATATTAGCCAAATCGGGTATCGTTAATACGCCAAAGAAAAATAATGTTAAAAATCCCACCAAATGTTTTACATATATATTTTCTTTTAACATTTTTTGTATTCTACAAGGAAATAACTCAGCTAAAAAATTTCCTGAAATAATTAACATAAATATAAATATAGCTGTAGCTTTCTCAAAAATATAATGATTTGTCCAATGCTGAAAGTCCATAACTATTTATAATAATTATATATTTTAAATTTCTAATTCAATTATTGATTTAAAATTCTCTTTTAATTCATCGAATATCTTATTTTTAATACGAACACTTTGTGATTCAAATGGGGTCTGAACACAGAGAATTTTCACAAAATTGTTATTAAATTCTATTTGAAATTCATCATCATTCATTTTGTTTTCATTCAAATTTTTATATTCTTCAAACGAACTTAGAATTTTTTGATAGATAGCTTTGTAACTATTTTCAAAATCCCCTTTATTTAAAATTTCCCATGAACCATTGAATACATAAAATACATTTTTCTTCTGTTCATAACATCTTATAACATCATTTGAGTTAAATGATTGAATATATTTAATCATAATGTCAACTACACCTTCAATTAAACCTTTTTGGAAAATTAAGTCTAAATCGCATATTTTCATTTCAAAATTTTCAATAATTTCTTTCCAGGTATTATTCGGTTTTTCTTGTTTATTTAACCATTCTAATACATCTATTTTCTTATTTTGTATCCCCATTTTATTCTTCAAATATTCCATTTCAGATTGAACTGTGTTATATTTTTCCGTTAAATGAGTTATCATATCCCACAATTCCTTATTATTAGGTATTTTTTCTTCATTTCGTCGCTGACATTGAAATATATGTTTTTCGTAACATCCAGCTCTTTTAAAGCTTTTAAAACATGATGGACAGTTTATTATATGTTTAGAAGTCATTGATTAAGTTATCTTTAATTTTATTAGAATTTATTAATCAATTTTATTATAAATATAATATATATTATGGCGTCACCAACTTATATTATAGATTGTAGTTGTACTGGAGATATTGTATATGGAGTAGTTCAGTGTAAAGGCTGTAGTAATACTTATTGTCAAACATGTGATCCTAGTGGCTCATATCTTGATATTACACAAAAAAGAATATGGAATACTGTTCGTGTTCCCGCATCAGAATATGTAATGAATCTTGCTAGTTTATCCGTTTACCAAGCACCATCTACTGACCCGAAATACAGTAATGTAAATTGGAATCAAATGAGTGATCGTGCGTTACCTGCTAATTTAAATATATCTAAAATAACAGTTGTTCCTTCACACGGTAATTCTACGCGGTCATCTATTACTCGTGACAGACCAGGTTCAATGCGTCCAGGTGGAAATGGTGTAGATATTAAACATGGAAGTTATGCTAGATATTTAGCTAGATTAAAAGGTAAAGGACCTTTAAGAACACAACAGGTAACTACAATTGGAACAAGTATTAAAAATGCTTCAAATCAACAACAAGCTCAAGCAATAGCTATAGCTAATAATGTTTATGGTAACAAAACCAGGTCATTTGGTATAGTAAAATCTGGTCCTTATACAGGACCAGGAAAAGCAGGAGCTTGTTTGTGTTTGTTTCCAAAGAGGAATTAATTTCTAATTGTTTATTATAAATGTTTTCTATGAATTTTAGAGGAAGAAACCGTCAAGGAAATTCTGTTCCAAGACAACAGCAGCAAAGACAACCATTACAAAGACCTGTTCCATCAATTCAACAACCTCAAAATATACAGCCTCCTAATCCTCCAACACCTTTAGAAAAAGTCGAATTAATAATTGGCGATAATAATGAAGAACAACAAAGAATTGAACAACAAAGACAACAAGAGGAACAACGAAAACAAGAGGAAGAAAAAAGAATTGAACAACAAAGACAACAAGAGGAACAACAAAGACAACAAGAGGAACAACAAAGACAACAAGAGGAACAACAAAGAATTGAAGAACAACAAAGACAACAAGAGGAACAACAAAGAATTGAAGAACAACAAAGACAACAAGAGGAACAACAAAGAATTGAAGAACAACAAAGACAACAAAGAATTGAAGAACAACAAAGAATTGAAGAACAACAAAGACAACAAGAGGAACAACAAAAAATAGAGGAACAACAAAGACAACAAGAGGAACAACAAAGACAACAAGAGGAACAACAAAGACAACAAGAGGAACAACAAAGAATTGAAGAACAACAAAAATTAGAGGAAGAACAAAGAATTGAAGAACAACAAAGAATTGAAGAACAACAAAGAATTGAAGAACAACAAAGAATTGAAGAACAACAAAGAATTGAAGAACAAAGACAACAAGAGGAAGAACAAAAATTAGAGGAAGAACAAAAAATAGAGGAACAACAAAAAATAGAAGAACAAAGAAAACAAAAGGAACAAAAAAGACAACAAGAGGAACAACAAAAAATAGAAGAACAAAGAAAACAAAGGGAACAAAAAAGACAAGAAGAGGAAGAAAGACAACTAGAGGAAGATAGGCAATTAGAAGAACAAAGAAAACAAAAGAAACAAGAAAGAAAACAAGAGGAAGAAAAAAGACAATTAGAGGAAGAAAAAAGAGAACAAGAGGAAGAAAGACAATTAGAGGAAGAAAGAAAACAAAGGGAACAAAAAAGACAAGAAGAGGAAAAAAGACAATTAGAAGAACAACAAAAACAAATTGAGGAACAAAGGCAAGAAAAAATTAAAGAACAACAAAAAATAGAGGATAAGTCGATAGAGATCACACCAGTAGTCGAAGATATATATCCTGAATCTGAACCATCACCTAGAGAAAATACTTTAAAATCTAATAAAAATAAGAATAAAAATAAGAATAAAAATAAGTAATAAACTATTATGAAATTTCTTGATGTATTATATAATGCCTCAAAAAATTAGCATGAACTTAACAAGAGGAACCTCTTACAAGAACCCTTCAATGCGTCTATTAACTACAACTCAACAAACTACACTTAATCCTACTATGCGTCAAGGGAGTAATTTCAATATGGCGGGGATTTATGGTGCTCGTGGACCATCTTGCGGATGAGGTGGAGCTAGACGATAATTTTTGATATTTTTATATTAGATTAATGGAACTATAATGTTCGGAATGACAGTTTTAAGATGAATACATATAATTTTGAAACTCGACAAAATTAATATAAATAAAAATAAATGAAATATATATAAATGGGACAATTTACAATTAGAAGTTTCGGAAAAAGTTATCAAACTAAAGGGTCTAGTTCATCATTAGGTCAACCAATTTTTTTACCAAGTATTAGAATGACTTTTATTAAAGGTAATAATTTTTATTATACTCCTCATACAGCAAATGGTCGCGTAGGAGCATCATGTCAAGCAGGAAATCTTGGTGCTGTTAGACGAAGAACATAAAAAAATATTTAAATACATATTAATTTATTTAAATATTATGGCTAATCGAATAGAGCAAATGGAAATGGTCCAAAATGAGGGTTTAGAGTTATTTAAGAAAAAAAATAAAGATTATGGAGATGCGTTTGCGGAATATGGGGTAATCGGTGTATTAGTAAGAATGGGAGATAAAATAAAAAGACTACAGAATATTGAAAAGAATCAAATTACTTTAGTAAATGATGAAAAAATGAAAGATACCTTAATTGATTTACATAATTATGCTGCTATGGCTATAATGTTATTAGATGAAGACGATAAATAATAGAATATAAATATAAGGATATATGTATCATATGACAAATGAATATGATTTTAAGTTAAAATTAATATTAGTAGGAGATACAAATGTTGGCAAATCATCATTTTTTAACATTTTAAGAAACGATGATCCGATGATTACATCATCAACAGTGGGTGTTGATTTTACCAGCAAACTATATAATATAAATAATAAAAAAATAAAAATAACAATGTGGGATACAGGAGGTCAAGAAAAATTTGAATGTATAGTAAGGTCATATTTTAGACAATTATCCGGTGTGGTATTAATGTTTGACCTAACATTAAAAAGTTCATTTGATAATTTAGAGAAATGGTTAGAATTAATTGATTTTGAAAACTATTGTGATCATAAACATAGTATATTATTATTAGGAAACAAAAAAGATATAAATAACAGAATCATATTTAACAGCGAGATTAATAAATTTATAGAATCAAGGGATATTATGTACAAAGAGGTTTCATGTAAAACTGATAGTGATTTAGAGAATATATTCGAGTTATTTATAGAAAAACTACTTTCTAATGAATACATTAATAACTGTAAAGGTGTTCAAATAACAGATGGGAACATTTCCTTGTTGGATAAAAAAATCAATAAAAAAAAACTAAAAAAATGTTGTTATATATTTTAGTTTTTTACTATATAAAAAAAAACTAATCAAACTATATATGGAATCATTAAATCTTAATATAGATGAGTATACAAATAAAGAATTAGAGGACATTCTATCTCTTGACTATCCTTACAATCAACAAGATATAATGGATAAACAAAAAAATTTATATGAGAAATTAATAGCTGATAATTCAGTTGAAGTTGAAACAAAAGGCGGAATAAAGAATTTTTTAAATCAAGTTAGTCATCGCTTAGAGAGTATTATATCAAGAGGAATTCAATTATCTGATAAACCTAGAGATCATTTTAATGAACTCAGAAATAGTGTGGATCAAGTGAATAGTCATTTTTTAATTACTAAAGAAGCTGAAAGAAAAGAAGCATACTCTTTACCTCCTAGTGCTGGATTAAATATTGGACAAAATGGTGGAGCACCTCCGGGTGTTTTAAATCCAATTAAATACCGAACCATTAAAAGAGCAGTAAATATTGATTCTAAATTCAGACCTAATTATTATCAAACATCAGCTTCTGATCAACATTTAACACTGCCTTATCGTTTTGAAAATGTTATTAATATGAGACTAGCATCTATTGAATTACCATTAACATTTTATTCCATTAGTGAAGCTCAAGGAAATAATTGTTTTAGAGTTGATTGGGATTTAAGTGGTAATGACAGTGTAACTGGAACCTCTTATGTAGATATAAATTGGCCTGTAAGACCATTTAAAAATAGTGTATTATGTAAAATACCTGATGGTAATTATCAAACCTATGTTTCCGCTCCTACAGTAGGGACAGGGGGCGCGTTAATTGAAACTGCCATGAATGCTGCTTTAAATGCTTCACAAACAATTTCTCGAGTTCCTAATAATCCGATTGATCCCAGTGTTCATAATACAGCTATTCAAGATGACCCATACTTTAATTTAAGATATACAGTAGATTCTCAAAGTGGTAGAAGTGTATTCGCTTTGGATATATCGGGTGTGGTATTTGGCAGTGATGCTTCAGGAACTAGTCTGAATAAAATAATATCTAACAATAGGTTAGCATATCAAATAACATTTGGTGTTGATGAAACAGGAAATAATATAAATACAGAACCTTTACCTTTCTTTTTGGGATGGCAATTAGGTTATAGAATAGTCAAGTATTATGCTGGACCAGGAAGTGTAGTAGGCACCAATATAATACTACCAGCAGCAATAGTATCAGAAGGAATATGTTATCCGAAAGGCCCATCGTATCTATTTGTAGCGATAGATGACTATAATAATAATGTTAATAATTATTATGTCTCGGCATATAGTGATTCTATTAATAATAGAAATATTTTAGCTAGAATTAATTTATCATCGATTGTTCAAAAGAATGGAGTGTATCAAACTGGCGAGGATGATGGATTTTCTACTCAAGTAAATAGAAGCAGACAATACTTTGGTCCTGTTAATATTGAAAAAATGAGAATAACATTATATGATGAATATGGTCGTCAAATAATTTTAAACAATATGGATTGGTCATGTGCTCTAATGTTTGAATGTATTTATTCCTAATTTTATTTTAAACAACCTTACCTTATATGTGAATAACTTATTGGTATTATAAATATTACAAACCTATTTAAAAAGATATAACTAAATAATATTATAATGACTGGTCTTAATATTCAATCCGATAGAACACAACGCCTTGAGCAGAGAAATCAAAAGAAAAATGTTTCTCAACAAAAAAACGATAGAGCTTCTCGTCTAGTTCGTAGAAATGATATGAAGAATGAAATTTCTCAAGAAGTTTCATCCGAAATTTCATCTGTTACTCAGAAAAAAGTAGTATCTAGTGGCAATTCTAGATATCCTACTAGAAGCACTAGGAATTCTGTTTTTTTTTCTTAATTACTAGATTAATAATCGGATTTATTTTCTATTTTTTTTTATCCTTTTGTTTTTTTTCTTTTTTATTTTGTAGATTTTGTAGATTTTTAAGATGATTCTCTTGACATTGTTCTTGAATTCTTATGTGTTTAGAACTATGTTTACCATTTAGTTCCCTATTTCTCTTTTCTTTATCCTTTCCTGTCTTGCGTTTTTTAAAATCTCTATCCATAATTAATTGTTAGTTTATTAATTTTGTTTTTTAATAAACTTAAATCAATTTTTTTTTAATTACTTAAAAAATTGAAGTTCAATTACTTAAGTAATGTAAATCAATTTAACATATCAAAAGCCATTTAAAATGTTCTCCGTTTGTATTCCTCGCATCTTTAATAACATTCCTACCTCTAAAATAGTTAATACTTTTGAAAGTCTTAACTTAGGAGAAGTAGAGAGTGTTGATATTATAATGAGAACAGGTAAGAACAATGAACCAATTAAAATGGCTTTTGTTCACTTTCATCAATGGTATGATAACTCAGGAGCCAATAATCTAAGAAAAAAAATAGAAGACCCAAATTGCGAAGCAAAGTTAGTATATGATGATCCTTGGTATTGGATAGTTCTTCCTAATACATCTGAGCATAAAGACAATATAAATATCGATATTAATATTACTAAAAAGTTACAAGAGTTAGAAAATGAAGTAAGTTGTATTTATGAAGAGTTGTTTCAAAGGGAATATATGCCATCAGTAAAGCCTTTGTGGGATATGGATACTTATGGAAATCAAACTCCAATGAGTATATCAGAACTGGATACACCATTACATCTTCCCCCCAAGCATGCTAAGATATATCCAGAGGAGGATACATTCTATGATATTGAACTGAATCTAGGTAGTGATTCTGAGGATGATGAAGTTACTATAGTGGACGAGTTCTCTGAAATAACACATTATGATTCTTCACAAATAACTTACCAAGATAAGTTATGGATGACACAAAATGTATGTAATAATGCCTAATAAATTTAGTAGATATAAAAATATAACAATAATATAATGGGAGGTGGTTTATTACCAATAGCTATAAAAAATAACAAACTTTTTTTTTTATTCGGAAAAGAAAACGAATTAGATGATACTCCAGGATGGGCAGATTTTGGTGGAGGGGCAGAAGATGGTGAATCACATTTCGATACAGCTCTTCGTGAAGGGTCAGAAGAAATAAATGGTTTTCTAGGTTCCGCGGAACAATTAAGAAAACGAGTCAAGAAAAATAAAGTAATAAATATAAAATTCAAAGAATATTCAACTTATATATTTAAAATGGATTATGATGAGAATCTCCCTTTTTACTATAAAAATAATTACGAGTTTTTCTCAAGATATTTGCCTCATGTCAAACATAAGAAAGATAATGGACTGCTAGAAAAGGCCAAAATTAAATGGTTTTCTTATGATGAATTGAAAAAACAGAAGGGGGATTTTCGTAGTTTTTATCAAAATATTGTTGATTTAATAATTAAAGAAGAAAGTTTTATTACCAATAAGATGAGAAAATCGTGTAAAACAAAAAAATGTAGAGAGATTCTTAAAAAAAAATTAAAAACTACTCTTAAAAATAAGAAATAATTATACTCTGGGATCATATTTTAAAGCACAATCTATGGTATTATAGAAATTATAAACAATTACTCTTTTTGTTCCTAATACTTTAATTTGTCCTTCTGATGGGATTCCTGTTCTAATAAAATCATTACATACCTGTCTAAATGTAACAAATTCTGTATATCCAGTTATACCTAGGTTTAATTCCCTTAATTTAACAAATATTTTCATAATTTCTGATGTTCTTTCTTGAATATTCATAATAATATATATTAATGGAGAGAGATTCTTAATAAATTAAAAACTACAATGAAAATAATAAATAATAGTTGTATTTAATATATGAACAAATATATTTTAACTGTTATTTTATCTGTATTTGTTGGATTATTAGGTGGAATTCAAGGAAATACAGGAGCAATATATATATTAACTGGACTACTAATGCTTGGTATTGTAAAAAATCAAGCAGTAGCAGCAGGAACAACATTAGTATATACTTCTTTTCCAATAACGATGGCTGCGGCTTACCAATATTATAAACGAAATGAAGTAGACTGGAGAATAAGTCTTATATTAATACCAACAGTTATTTCTTTTTCAGTAATAGGTTCAAAACTAAATCCATATATTCCTGAAAAATATACTTTATATAGTATATCTGCTACTACTCTTATAACTTCACTTTATTTTCTACACAAAGGATACAATACAAAATTAAAATAATCAAGAGTTAATCTTTATGTTTGATTATCTTATTTTAAAAATAAATTAATATTAATGTCAGTGGTTAATATTAATGAAAATACTATTTTAGAAGATAATTTCTCTCAACACTTAGATTATAATTTTGAATTGAAAGAATTATATGGAGAGATTAATACTCCATTTTATTTCATTAACAAAATGTTGTCTATTATTCCAAAAGAATATTTTGAAAATAAAACATTAAAGTGGTTAGACCCAGGATCAGGTCATGGAAACTATAGTTTATGTTTATTTTTTATTTTATTTAAATCTCTCATTAAATCATTTCCAAATCCCGATGAAAGAAAGAAACATATAATAGAAAATATGATTTATATGATTGAACTGAATAAAGATAATATACCTTTCCTTAGAGAGAAATTCGGAGAAAAAGGAAACATTATAGAAGAAAATTATTTAGAATGGAAAACAGATTTAAAATTTGATTTTATTATCGGTAATCCACCCTATAATTTTAATGGTGTTAAAAAGGTGCCAACCAAAAATAATATAAATAAAAAGGAAGATGGTAAAACAATATGGTGCGAATTCGTTAAAAAGAATATTTCTCTCTTAAAAGAAAATGGAATAATGAATATATTAATTCCTTCTATATGGATGAAACCAGATAAGGCGGGTATGTATGATTTATTTTCAAAATATGATATTCAAAAACTACATACATTAAGTTCGAGTCAAACAAATAAAACTTTTGGATTTCATGTTCAAACACCTACTTGTTATTTTTTATTGACAAAGAGAGAAAATGAAGGAAAAATAGAATTATATGATTCATTACCCAATAAATATATAACATTTAAATTACATAAGAACATACCTATACCATTAGATTTTAGTTCAATTATTAATAAGTTTTTAAAACTAACAAATAAATATGGTAGATTAGATGTTATCAAAACCAATTTACCAAAAAAAGGAGTAAAAATAATTGAACATCCTAATGTAAAGTTCCCATTTAAGAATGTTAAAACAACTACCCTTAATAAAAATAAAGCTCCCGAATTACAAATAAGATATAGTAATGAGGAATTACCATTCAATAACCAACCTAAAATAATTATGGGTCACAAAATGTATGGCTTTCCATATATTGATAAGGAAGGATCCTATGGAATATGTTCAAGAGATAATTATGTAATAATTAATAAAGAATTAAAAGAGATGGAATTAATTAAAGAATTTCTCTCTACTGAAGTAATATTATTTGTTTTTGAGACAACAAGATATAGAATGCGTTATTTGGAAAAATATGTTTTTGAGTTTATTCCAGATTTCAGTAAAATAGATGACTGTTGGAATATGTTTGATAATAATAATGTAGACATCTATAAGCTATTTGGTATAACAAAAGAAGAAAAAGAATTTATTAAAAACTATTATAAAATTAAATATAAATATTTTTAATTAAATATAAATATTTTTAATTAAATATAATATCATAATAAGAATAATGGAACAAATAACATTATTATTTATGGCAGCAGGACTATCTTCTAGATTCGGAGGAAGTCCGAAAATGTTAAGTAAGATAGGACCAAATAATGAATCTTTATTTGAAATGTCTATAAGACAACTCAAGGATAGGATTAAAGTATGTCATATTCATCTTGTGGTAAATTCATTTAACCAAAAAGATATTATAAATGAAGTAATATCTGTCTCTAAAAAATATAATATTTGTGAAAAAATTACTCATAATATACAAATAATTCCTGCGTTCAGAGAAAAGCCCTTTGGAACAGCAGACGCATTAGCATCAGCATATACATATATAAAAACACCTTTTCTATTGATGAATAGTGATGATTTGTATGATTTTAAAACATTTGATTTAATATCAAATGAATGTATTATAACAAAAAATTATTTGATAGGATTTAAATTAGGCTCTACATTATTAGGTAATAAAAAAGCAAATAGAGGATTTATAAACAATGATAAATCAGGAAATATTTTATCACTCCAAGAAAAACTAAATATTGAAAGAGCTTATTATTCACAATTAGAGTTAGATAATACATATGTAAGTGTAAATTTATTATTACTCCAACCAAAAATATTGAAAGATTTAACTTTAATGATATCAGATTTTAAAGAAGAGTGTGAGGACAGATATGATAGAACAAGTGAAGCATTATTACCTGATTTTTTAAATAAATTAATAAAAGATGATTTGTTAACTTTGGAAATATTAAAATCTCCAGGAGATTGGAATGGTATAACTTATCAGGATGATGTTAATTCAATTAGAAAATCAATTAGAAAATCAATAAAAAATTAGTATAATATATACTAATGAGTTGGCGTAATAGAAATAACAAGAATAAGAATATGAATTTAATAGAAATGTTTAATAAACAAATATTACTAGATAAAACACCATTATGGAAAGACCATTTGATACCTTTCTATCCAATTGATAAAAATTATTTTAAAATTAACAATAATAAATATGACATTGATTCATTAAAAAATGATTTATTAAAATTAGAAACAAATAGTTGGATAAATAAAGACGGAAAGACAGATGAATGGACATCTATTACCTTAAAGAGCTACGACGGATGTGATCAATCATTTATTAAAAATACCGAATTTGGTAGAGGGAACAATAATAAATACCAATATACACCCTATATAGAAAACTGTAATTATTTCAAGAAAGTATTAGATGAAATACCATCAGATGTTTATCTAGTTCGAATATTAAAATTAAAAAAAAATGGTAGAATAAAATTTCATACAGATGAAGATGTTTTTAAAGATAGAAAAATAATTCGAATACATTTACCGATTATTACCAATCCAAATGTAAAATTTCAAATAGGTTATCCAATTCAAAAACCGGCTCCTGGATACAATATTTGGAATGCTCAAATATTACATGAAAAATATTTGGAACCAGGATATTTATGGTTTACTAATGTGAATACTTTACATGGAGTGGAAAATAAAGGAACTACAGATAGATATCATATGGTTATAGACATAAGAAATCCATTTTTGAAATAACTATATAAAGATATAATTTATTAATTAGTAATGAACTTTGTAAGTTTAATGTTAACTGTGTTTGCTATGATCTCTGTATCTTCTGGTCTTCCTCAAATTACACCACAGAATAATTGTGTATCATTTAGTGTCGGACCTGGAACTGGATGTTCATGGATGTGTTCTTATTGTGCTGATCAATTAGGAACAAATAATTATTATTTTACAGATGGTGTATGTAGTTATCAACAAGGTGGTTGTTCTGGAAATCCTATTGCTGGACATACATACACTTGTTGTTCAGCATCTGATAGTTACACAACTTGTCAATAAAAAAGGAATTGTGATATATTAATAATAAATAAATTTATTATTAATTTAAAATACATATCAGTATCTAAGTGTGTTACCATACATAATTATTTATTCCATGATGACCTAAATTTCCTACATCAGATGCACAATAATGATTCCCACCCGAACATTGCCATATTGTTATTGCCCCTTTGACGCGTGTCTGCTTATTTGTTGCATTTGTCGCATATAATATCCACGGGTTATTTGCGACACACCTACCACCACAGAATCGATCGATTTGATGTGGATCTGTTAAGTTTGCTGCACTAGCTCTTTGTGATTGGTCCCATTTAGCCTGTGCTTGAGCCGCAGCTTCAGCTTGTTGAGTAGCCAACGCATTCATAGCAGCAGAACTAGCAATAGCACCATTTCTAATAGCCGCAGCTACATCTGCAAAACCTTGATCCATTTTTGCGCTTTGTTCTGCTTGTTGTTGTAGATACTGTGCTGCTGTGTTAGCTTGTTCTCGCGCTATATCATTTTGTTGTTTTATCATATCTTGAGAAATTTGTGCTGCTTGTGCTCGTGCTAGGTTTTGTTGATCCATTAAGTCTGAATGTTGTCGTTGTCCTTGTATCATTGACTCTCTATGTTGTTGTTGTCCTTGTATCATTGACTCTCGTTGTTGTTGTTGTTGCTCTCTATGTTGTTGTTGTTGTTGCTCTAGTTGTTGTTGTTGTTTCATCATTGACTCTCTATGTTGTTGTTGTTGTTGCTCTAGTTGTTGTATTTGAATATTAATTTCTTTTTCTTTAGATATCTGTGTATCTATCCTATATGTGGCTGTATCTCGATCTCGTTCAAGAGCTAAATAATTTTCCACTCTCTTTTGGTTTGAAACCATTTGTTGCTCCATTGCTTTTGACTCGAGTTTATATACATATTTTTTATGTTCTAGCATCTCTTTATCTAATTTCAGAATATCTTCTTTTATTTTTCCTATTTTGTCTTGGCGTTTTTCTATACCTTCCTTGAGTTGTCGTCTTGTTTCTAATTTATCATTTATGTTTTGATAGCTAGAATTCCTTTGACTCGTAATTCTTTGTCTATCTCTTTTAAACTCGGCCTTTTTTTTGTTTAGTTCTTTAAATTTTTTAATATATTCAGGGGTTGCTAGCTTTTCTGCTTCAGCTTTTGCTTTCTCCCTCAACTCAGCAACTGTAAACTGACTATCAAATGTCCCGTTTTCATTTTCATGAAAAAACATTTGTGCGTCTTCATTCCATACCATCTTCTTCTTCATATAGTCCAAACCTTTTTTATAAAGTAGATCTTTAACTTCCTGATCAGAATATTCTTTATCTTGTGAAGAGTCTACAGTAGTCTTGCTGTCTATTAAGTTTTTTCGAGCATCGGTACTGGCACTAGTCGTTCTTTTTTTTGTTTGTTTTTGTTGTTGTTCTCGTGGCATAAATATAATATAATAATATATTATATTTATGTCACAGGGACCAGAAGATGCTTTAGTGAAATTATATAAGGAAAATGAAATAGAAGAATCACAATTTAATGACACATGGTTACAAAATAAAAATGATATAGAAAATTTTATATATAAAAAAGAATTAGATATAAACACTTTAAATAATTATTCACAAAATTTAATTACTTACTATAAAAATAAGATTAAACAGGTTAACGATTTAAAATCAACTCGTTCGAATGACACTGAAAAAAATTTAGAAGGTGATGCTACTATACAGATACTTCAAGAGGAAAATATTCCTAAAATAATAGAAAAATACGGGGAAAAATATGATTCGTCTTCTGCTGCTGAAGTATTAATTCCACAGTATAAAGATTTAATAGGAAAAGATACAACAAAAGATGTTATTCAAGCAGATTATGATGAAAGATTTAAAGTTATTCGGTATGATTTATTAATAAAAGAATATGAAAAAAATATTAGTGACATAGAAATTGATTTGAAAACAGTGATAGAATTCGATAAATTAATGAAAGATAAATTAATGAAAGAAAAAGCAGCAATTATTATTCAAAGGCCTTGGAAAAAAAGACAACAATGGTTGTATGATAACCAATTAATTCCATATGTAGGTAGTGAAGTTGTTGAACCATCAGAATCACGATATATAATACCTGGTTGTAAAGACACAGTTGTAGATATTCCAGCTGATTGTGATGGCGCTATATTAAAAAAAGAAATAGCAAATAAAATGCGTGCTGATAATCCTGAAGAACTATGTTTAACCGAAATAAATAATAAAATAGAAAAAATAAATGATAAATGTTCAGAAGGAGCAATAGAAAGTGTTACAAAGGGTATGGAATCGATGACAATTGAGGGGGGAGGTAAAAATTCTAAGGGGGGAACAAATCTGGGACAAACAAGAAAAGGTGGAAAAAGAACAAAAAAGAACGGAAAAAAAACAAAAAAGAAAGGTAATACAGTAAAAAATAAACAAATTATTATTGGTGGAACAATTGAAAAGATGATAGATTATGTAGAATTATTTGATGTATATAAGGACACATTATCATATGGATTATTACAGGATAAATTATACATAAATCTATCTGTCCTAACAAGTAAATTAATTAATTCATTAGATAATCCATCATCACTATATACTGGCTATTTTGATAATGAAATATATAATATAAAATCGAACATAACTGATATCAGATCATTAATTAATAGTGAGTCTAGTGTAATGGTGGGGGGCGGTCAAGGTTTTAGTACGTTAGGAGACCCAGAACGCGACTACAATGAGTCAGATTCGGACGGTGAGTCAGATTCGGACGATGAGGCTCAGGTCAAGGAGACTGGGGATGCTCTCAACGAGGATGTCAAGGAGGATGTGAGTGCTGTCGACCAGGATGCCAAGAAGGTTGTGGGCGCTGTCGCCCAGGAGGCCAAGGATTCTGAGAAGGCTCTCGTCAAGGATGCTAAGATGGCTCTCGCCCAGGATGCCAAGGATGCTAAGGAATTCATACCAGATGTTCCTGGTAATGATTTTGAGGCTGCCTCCGCCGTACCCACACCCGGAAATCAAGGTGCTAACCCAGAGTCAGCTGTTGTCAATCAGAGATTAACTGATTTGGAAAATAGAACTAATGAGATAAAAGATATCTTCGAGAGATATCTATTGAACCTCCAGGCCGAAAAACAACGCGAAAAAAAAGGTGCTGTCCAAGATGCTGTCTCAGATGCTGTCCAAGATGCTGTCTCAGATGCTGTCCAAGATGCCTCTACAGAGTCCTCTGCCCAAGGTAAACAAGAAAAGGAGGAAATTACACAAGAAACAAAAAGTCGTATTGACAGTGCCGTGAAGCAAAACGAAGAAGAAGTAAAAAAAATAACAGAGTCATTAACTAAAATGGTAGATGAAATAAAACAGCTAACTGATGCCATTGTAGAACAACAAACACAATTAGATAAAGATCTTAAGACGGAAGAAACGGAATTAACAGATGATATGAATAAAGTATTTGCCATTAATGAAGAAATCCAAGAAGAAAATAAAAAAATAGAGGAATATAATGAGGAAGAAGAAAAAATTAACGAAGGTGAGAGAGAAATAGAAAAAGAAAAAGAAGGATATAGAAAAATAGAAGAAGAAAATTGGAATAAAGCTATGATAGGAGGGCCAGCCATAACAGAATCTAATTTAAAATTAGCAAACAATAACAAATATGCCAGTCGTTCAATGTTAACACAAAATTTAATGAACTTTTTAAAAGATTGTGATATTTTAAATTCTGTTCCGGAATGGAGAGCTGAAATTTCAACAGCTGTGTTAGCATTTGTTACAGGCAGCGCAGAAAATCCTAATAATTTACAACGAATAGTGTTAGATTTATCTTACAAGTATTTTAACTTAATTTTATTAGGAACCCCAGGTGTCGGTAAAACATATACAGCAGGAATAATAGGCAAAGCTTTACATAATTGTGGATTTTTGACGGTTGGTAAAAAAATAGATATTAAAAAACCAGACTTAATCGGTGAATATACAGGTCAAACTGCCCCCAAAGTATATAAAGAATTGACACGCGGATTAGGAAATGTAATATTTATAGATGAGGCGTATTCTATTGCAGGAGCAAAAGATGAAAATACGAATAAGTATGATTCATATGGACAAGAAGCATTAGATGCCCTTACAGATTACACATCTGAACATATTGGATTATTGTCTGTAATTGCTGCCGGATACGAATATGAAATGAATAAACAATTTTTAGATGTAAATACTGGTTTAAGACGACGATTTCCAACACGATTAACCCTACCTCGTTACGAGTTAAAAAGTTTCTGGAAAATATTAGAACTTTACTTGAAAAAATTTGTTGAACAAGGAGACACGATGAATAAACATAAAGCCTGTTTTGAATTACAAAATTTAATGTTTAATTATCAATGTAATCCTAACCCAACAATTAAATTATCAAAAGACTGGAAAGACTTATCACCAGATATGGATATGAATTCATTAACCAAAATT